CGAAGAGAAGAGACCATGACACCTACTGAAAAGAGCATTATAAAGCTGCTGAAAGACAAAGTGAGCCAATCGGCTATCGCTAAGCAGCTGGGCGTTCCACGTTCAACGGTTCAACGCATTTCTGACATGGAGCTGGGTGTAGACCCGGCTTCACTGAAGAGCCTGACCAACGAGCAGATCACGGAAATCCATAAGCACTTTGCTGACGGCATTTCCAAGCAGGCTATCGCTGACCGCTACAACGTGAGCGCCAAAATCGTCGCCCGCGCACTGATGGTAAAAATCACGGAGCATGCCAACCAAGTGACGGTGATCTCCCTGAGCGAAAACCTGGCGGATGACGGCTCGTTCGACGATACCTATGAAGTCGCGCCGGGCGGCGTGGCCACAGTGACCAAGCGCCGTATGGCAATCGACGAAGGCACTCAGGTCTACGTCGGCGCATGGCTGGAAGATTCCAGCCGTTATCTGGTATTTGCCCAGATCAAGAAACATGTTGCGGGGCAATACCGGGCGATGCTGGCGCAAAAGGACGATCTGGAACCGTTAATTTCTGACCATTCTGATGCTGGCCAGTTCAGCGCATCGGAAGGTGATGCTCTGGCTCACCTGTCAAACAGCCTGACCAATACCGGCCTGGGTGAAATCCCTGGGTATGCGTTCACTGTGGTATATGAAGGCAGTGAGTACCCACTTCGCGGTAAACTCAATGCCAAAGGCCAGGTGGGCTTCTTTGACCATCTGATCAACCGTACCGTGCGCCTGGCGTTCTCTTCCATCCAGTCCATCAATTTCACTGAGGTGGACATTGATGAATCAGCGGAAGTCAGAGACGTCAACACCAAGGACACGCTGGTCAACAAAGATTTGGATGTGTTCCTGTCCAAGCACCAGATCCTGATCCTGCCGAAGCAGATCGTGATCGTCAAAAACGGTAAGCCGTTGACCATCGACACGTCTCACCCGTCGTACGACGCTATCGCCAAGGCTATCCAGGACCAGGATATCGATGCGGCGTACACGTTGATGGAGCCTCGCAAGGCTATTGCGAAGTTCTCTGAAGGGCACGTAACGCTTGATGGCAAAAAGGTATACTGGGACGGCAATGATATCACCCAGCACTCCATTGCAAGCCGCTTGCTGAAGTTGGCGATCTCTGGTGATATCGAAAAAGTTGAGCGCATGGCGAAGTTCATGGACAAAGTGTACCAGAACCCGTCAGCAGCGCTGGTGCAAAGCGGCCGTATCTTCGAATTCATGGCGTACTCCGACATCGAAATCGACGAAGACGGCGATATCCTGGTGTACAAATCTGTCCGTGGCAACTACATGGACAAGCACTCCGGTACTATTAGCAACAAACCGGGTACGTTGGTGCGTATGTCTCGCTCCTTCGTGAACGACAACAACAGCCAGCTGTGTTCCTACGGCCTGCATGTCTGCTCCCTGGCATACCTGCGCCAGTGCTTCGGCAACCTGGGCCAGCGTGTTGTTCGTTGTAAGCTGAACCCGAAGGACATCGTGTCTATCACCAACGACTATGGCTCCAGCAAGATCCGTTGCTGTGAATACCTGGTCTTGGACGACTACACGTCCGAGTACAACCGCCAGTACAAGTCGATTGACATGACCGGCTTCTACAAGTAATCCAGTCACAACAAAATCAAGGGGGGCTTCGGCTCCCCTTTGTCGTATAAATACCTGTAACTGTAACCAGAGGACATCACCATGTCAGAAGAAATCAAGAACGAACAAATTGAAGCCATCCCACAGCTAACCCTGGAGTTGCTGAATCCTCCAGTTGGTGGCGACAACGGCGATGTGTTCGCGACCGACTTGGGCTGGGAATGTAAATACCCGGACGGCTACCAGGAGATCCTGGTTGAGTGCAAAGGTCTGCTGAAGGAATTCACCCGCCTCGGCCTGGATGCGAAGGGTAAGCCTGTAGAAGCCCCTCAGCCGGAATATAAGACTGGCGACATTGTAAGCCATACCGTTACACTGGAGCTGTTGGAATCGCTCAAGGATTTGGCGGAGCTGCGTAAAATCGGCAACCCGATTGGCGTGAAGGGTGTCTCCATCGACAAACTGCGTAACGATATTGCCGTGAAACTCGGCCTTAAATAATCACATCCTATGCTTATGTGAAAAACGGCGATGGCATTCAAAGACTGCAATGACATAATGGAATACGCGCTGAGACATTATCTGCTGGATAGCGTCTCAAAAGAAGAGTTGATAGTGGACATTCAACGAATTTCGCTAATTAACTTATCATTGAAGCGTTTCGTGCCAGGTAAAAGCCCCAGGAACCTGGTGAACCAGTTGATTACGGTCTTCAACACGTTTGAGACAGAGGCCGCGATCACGATGATGGTATCAAAGACGGATAAGTCAATGCTGCCCCGGCTCAAGGCGGCTCTTCTGACCCTGGAGGTCTGGAGGGATGAATTGGGTGGACACAACATAGAACCTGATCATGAACTCATGATGGCTCTAAACAACGATTTGGATGACTGGAGAAGACTACCATGCCAAAGATAAAGATCCTTGTGACGCCTTATGTCGTCAAAAACAAGCCTGAGACCGAGCGTAACCACGTCGTGACAGGCGTTGCTGATGGTTGGGAAAAGACCAGCCTGAATGCAGACCCCAACGAAATCCTGACCGAGTCCAAAGGGCTGGATACTCTGTTGACCGACTGCAACCTGAAGCCTGACGGTGTTACTAAGATCGACCCAAGCAAGCCGATCGGTAAAGAAGTCGAGATCGAGATCTACGATCCAGACGCCATCCCGGTTCAGACCGTAACCGTGACCCCTGATACTGCAACCGGCACCGTCGGCCAACAGCTGACCTTCACCGCTGATATCCTGCCTGCCGACGCCACCTACAAAGATGTTGAGTGGTCTAGCTCTGACGAAGCGAAAGCCAAGTCACTGGGCAACGGCGTGTTCGATCTGAAAGCTGTTGGCACTGGCATCATCGTGTCTGCGACTTCCATTGACGGCGGCGTAATCGGTGAAGCCGAGCTGACCATCACTGCAGCTGTGGTTGCCGTGACTGGTGTGACTCTGTCTCCTAAGACGAAGACCATCGCGGTGGGTGAGAAGTTCACTCTGGCTGCAACCGTGGCTCCAGCGAACGCCACCAACAAAACTGTTACCTACACCAGCGCCGATCCGGCGACTGCTACTGTCAACGCCACCACTGGTGAAGTTGAAGGTAAAGCGTCGGGCACTGCTGCCATCACCGGTAAAACCGCTGACGGTAACAAAACTGACGTCTGTACTGTAACGGTGTCGTGATGAAAACCTTCAAGGACTTTCTCGAATCTGAGGTTCCGGCGACTACCACCCCCGTCATGGGTAAGCCCGATGGCGGGATGGTAAAGAAAGGAAAGGAGCCTCCTGTTGAAAAACGGAAGGATCTTGAAGAAGATGAATAACAAAGGGGCGAAAGCCCCTTTTTCATTGTGTGCCGTAGGGTTATTATTGCTGGGTTCCCCATGAGAGGAACCTAACCGAGGTCGATACAATGAACACAATGCTCAAGAAAGAAATCAATCTTTCCATCAACGCGCACGTTGAACTGGTCACCAGGATGGTTCTCGACGCTTATGAAATCAATAAACATCGCGCAGAGAAAAGTCGAGACCGATCAGCCATTTTATACCCTGGCAACATGGTATACCACCGGATTTTACGCCAGACAGGGCATACAGCTGCCTTGAAGCGGTTACTGTCTGGCAAATTTCAGGCTGAACATGGCGTCCGCACCCTGGGGATATTCCATACCACTCAGGAAATGAAAGCGAACCTGATGGCATCTCGAAATATTCATACTGGTGAAACGTATGAAGTCCCGGAAATCCCAGTAAGTTCCCGAGCGACCATCCGAGTGAACTTGGACGGCGAGATTGGACTACAGGACACCAACATCCTCATTTTCAGCGATACCCTACACGACGATCGCCGATTGAAGGACGCCCACCGATTTGTTTCGGAAACCCTCCCACAGTTCCCAAACCTGATGCTTGTTGTATTCCTGGGTTAATAATTAACCTGGGTGGCTTTGATTTCCACCTGAGGAGTATGCTTATGAGAAGTACACAAAAAGAGAGACGTTTCCTTGACGTCAGCTTGGGTGTGCTTTCCGGCGTCTTCGGTACTCTTGCCGTCGATAATCTGGTGAGTATGTTCACTGATGAGGGTACGGGGAACATGCGTTTCTTGCTGTTCATCATCTTGTGTGTGGCTTCTGTGGCGGCTTACCTCAAAGCAATCCGGAAGTTCTGATCACCAGGCCAGGTCACCATGACTGGCCTTTTTACTGGTGCCTTTATGAAGAATGTAGACTACAGCCGCTTCAGCCCCGAAACCGACGGGAAGAACCACATCAACATCTACAGCCGGGGGCGGACCGAGTTAGGCCGCTGGCTCAGCCACTTCCAGCATCACCCGATAGAAACCGAGGACGGGGTGTTCAACAGCCTTGAGGGATACTGGTATTGGCTGGACTCATACCATGATGACCTCAGGATGGTGTCTGGAATCGAGGCTAAGACCTTGGGGCAACGTCTCCGGCCGTCTTACGCTGTTGGGGATATCAATCCTCCCAACGACGCTGAGAAGGAAGAACGCATCATCCGGGCAACCAAGGTGAAGCTAGACACGATGCCCTCTGATATCCGGCATCAGTTCTTTGCCAACAACCTGCCGTTCATCCATGCATACCTACACAACGGCAAGTACACCATTCAATATTCCATGGACGGTATAATAACCTTTATCTCGCAGTACCGTCTCATCAACAAATTGTGGAGAAAGAAATGAAATCAGATCTGTTTGACATAATCTTCAACACTGCTCTGGAAGCCCCGGACCGAACTGTAGCCTTTGTATGGGGCAAGGTGGGTGAAGAGCTGGGTGAGATCAACATGGCGACGCTGGGGCTGTCCGATGAACCAGTTCATGCCGAAATAGCTGACTACATCATCGCCCTGACGGACTTGTTCTATTTGACCACGAGCAAAATCCATAACCAGGTCTTATTCCATTATCCAGCGCACCTGAAGCAATTCGTACAGTTCAACACTGGGCTGGGGAGTGAGGGTGATAACGTTTCAGATATCTTGACCAAGCACGGTTTCACTAAGAAAGAGATCCCACCACAAATTCTGTTGCGTATCATGGCGGCAGATTATGGCATGCTTTGCCGTGCTCTCAACCAGCCTGACCGCTGCGAATCCTGCACGGAAGATTATATCGTGAAGTGCATGGTATCGGCATGTGATTTGTTGGTTTCTGAAATGAAGGAAACTGACTTCGTTTTCAAAGATGTGGTCAGCGCCAAAGTTAGCAAATGGCGTCGCAAAGTCGGGCTGGTTAATTAATCTAAATCCATTACCAAGGCGATTCAGATGACTGATATCAATGTAGGGCGCAAGTATAAGCGTCTAGACCACATCCAACATATCCTCCTGCGTCCGGAGCGGCATCTCGGATCCATTCGTTCGGCCAAGCTGGATACTTGGGTGTATGACCCACTAAAAGACCAGGTCGTCCTGAAGAAGGACTTTGAGTATAGCCCGGCGCTGGTCAAGCAGTTTGATGAGATCATCACCAACTGTGTTGACCACTCCAAAACTCCTGAGGGTAAACACCTGACGGATATCACGGTCACGATCACGCCGATGAACGGCCAGATCATCGTTGCTGACAACGGCGGCATTCCTGTCGTGCGTCACCCTGACAATGGGGAATGGATCCCGGAGATGCTCTTCGGTTCCCTTTACTCTGGCTCTAACTTCAACGACGATGATCCTGAGTTCAACAACAAGAACGGGGGCGGCCAGAACGGTGAAGGGGCATCCCTTGTCAACGTGTTTAGCAAATGGTTCCGTGTGGTGACCAACGACGGCAAGAAGACCTTCTCCCAGACCTTCACCGACAACATGAGCGGGCGTGAACCCCCGACCATCTCATCCATTTCTTCACGAGGGACATCAATTGCATGGATGCCGGATTACAAGCGCCTTGGCCTTGAGCGTCTGGACCAGAACAATATCATGATGCTCTATCGCCGGGCGTTTGAGGTTGCTGCATGTAACCCTAAACTGAAGGTGGTGCTCAATGGAAAGCCAATACGGATTGACAGATTTGGTCACTTTGTTGATTATTTTTGTTCTCCCGCTACTGTTGACGAGAATCCAGAGTGGATGGTTGGTATCACCCCCTCCTCTGGAACGTTTGCTCACTACTCATATGTCAATAGCGTTCCAACTCTTGTGGGTGGTCCTCATGTCGACTATGTGGCAGATCAAATCGTCGCTGCTATCCGCCCTGGGCTTGAGAAAAAGCTGAAGGCAGAGCTGAAGCCCGCGATGATCAAGAACCACATGTGTCTGTACATCTCGGCCACGATCAACAACCCGCGCTTTGACAGCCAGACCAAGGAGCGCATGACCACCCCGGTGAGTCAGTTCGGTACAACGTACAAGCCGTCTCAACGCCTGATCAATAAGGCTGCTGCAATCGTGTTCGATGCTCTGAAGCTGGAGCTGAGCGCGCTGCGTAATGAGGCCATCGAAGCCGAGTTGGAAAAAACCATCAAGGATGTCAACAAGCTGGATACCCGTGAGATTAAGAAATATTATCCAGCGACGGTTCGTGACCGCAGCCAGGCAGTTCTTGTCCTGACTGAGGGTGACTCAGCATCGACCCCAGTCTTGGCCGCGCGCTCCAAGAACGTTGGGTTGTTCCCGCTGCGTGGTAAGTTCATCAACGTGCTGAACAACAGCCGCTCCAAGCTGTTTGCCAACGAGGAATTCAAGAACCTGTGCGCGATCTTGGGTATCACTCCAGGGCAGAAGCCTAACCTGGACAAACTGAATTACCGGTTTGTGTGTGTTAGCACCGATGCTGATGACGACGGTAAGCACATCCGCGGTCTGATCATCCTGCTGTTTTGTACCTACTGGCCGGAGTTTGTTGAGGCAGGCCGTCTGGTCATCCTCAGAACCCCGTACATGCGCTGCTGGGTGGGTAAGGCTATGCATGAGTTCATGACTCAGGCGGACTATGATGAATTCTATGCTGAGAACCATCACAAGATCACGAAGAAGAAATATCTGAAAGGTCTTGGGGGTAACAGCACGGAGGACTTCCGCCGTTTCCTGGACAACCTGAGCATCTACACCGATGTCATCACTCTGGACGATGACTTCAAGGCCGCGTTGGGCACAGGGTTCGACACCGACAAGAGTGATGAGCGCAAGGCTTGGTTTTCAGACGTGTGCTTGTACACGACTTCTGATGACTAATATTTCTTCAACAAACACAACCGGGGCTAATATGGCTCCGGTGGGAGGCCGTTGGTCTCCCTTTTTGTATAGGACATAACATGACCAACAAAAACACCCTCTCAGTAACTGACTTTGTGAACCATGAGCACAAAGAGTTTTCTGTCGTGAACAGCATACGACAGATTCCGTCCATCATTGACGGTCTGAAACCCTCTCAGCGGAAAGTTCTTTTCAGTGCCATTGAGTACGGCAAGGAAGAATTGGTCGACCGCCTTGCCATGTTCAGCGCCGCGCGTACCGCCTACAAATCTGGCGGTGATAACCTGTCTGGGGTTGTCGTCAACATGGCGCGGGGGTTCCAGGGAACCAACAACATCCCGTACTTTGATCGTGACGGTCAGTTCGGTTCCATCGTATCTAAGGAAGCGGCGTCGGTGCGTTACATCTCAGTATCGGTGAGCAAGGTGATTTCGGCCATCTTCAAGAAGGAAGACAACGACATCCTGGAGCATTATTATCTGGGCGATGAGAAGATGGATCCAAAGTTCTTCCTGCCTGTGTTGCCTATGATCCTGATCAACGGGGTGTCTGCTATCGGCTCAGGGTATGCATCGGACATTCCAAACCATTCTGTCAAGTCCGTCATAAATGCCCTGAAATGCCTCCTAGACGGTCGAGAGCACACACCTCTAATACCGCATTACGAAGGCTTTACAGGCGTGTCTCAGTACGATTCGGAAGGCAGAGTGTACGTTGAGGGTGTGTACCAGCTTATCAACGCAACTACCCTGAAGATCACCGACGTCCCACCAGGCAAATTCTCAAAGACCTATGAGATGAAATATCTGTTGCCGCTGGTCAAGGACGGTACGGTCATTGAGTACATCAACGACACGAACGAACTCAACGGCTGGGATATCACGGTTCAGTTCAAGCGCGGGGTGTTGTCAAGTATGTCTCCTGATGAAATCAGGGAGATGCTCGGCCTGGTCACCCGCACGTCATCTACTCTGGTCGCCTGGGATGAAAACGGATACATCCGCCCGTATGCGTCTGTTGATGAAATCCTCATCGACTTCTTCAACTACCGCCTGTCCCGGTACGAAGACCGTCGCCAGCATATGATGGCCTCTATCCGGAGCAAGATGGCCGAGCTGGATAAGATGCGCATGTTCATCGGGTTCATCACCAACACCGACCTCAACAAAGATATCTCTGAGCTGAAGTCATATTTCTTGGATAATTACAATCTGTATCATATCCGGGACACCATCAGCCTACATTGCGATTCGATGTCTATGACTGAGGCTGATGTTGACCGTATGTTCAAAATTTCGCTGTCGTCCATTTCTCTGGATGCTCGCGAACGCCTGAGCGCGCGGCTGCAAGAGATGCTGAAGCAGCTGCAAACGCTCGAGAACCAAACTGACGTCGACCTGTATAAGGAAGACATCAAAATCGTTGAGAAGGAGTTGGGGCTATGAACAAGTTCTTGGACTTCATCATCCCTCGGTTCGTTACCGAGGAAGTTGTTTTTGAATACGACGAGAAGTGCGACGGGTATATCCCGATGTATCCAGTTGACCAACTCCTCCCAGGGGAATACCCTGAATATGTTGGCACCCTTCGCTGCTTCAACCTGTTTGGCATCGGTCTCTTCACCAAGATGGTGGGTGACCTTCGAAAATACAAACCCTGAGAGGGAATATGAGCACAGAAAAATATCGTTTCGCGTTAGAGCAATGGCGACTGGCCTGGGTTGACTTTTCTTCTCCAGATCGTGAAGCCATCCTGGCCGCGCGAGAGCAAGACATCATTGACTCGCTGAAGCCTGAACCACAGACGGGATACGTGTTCCGCCAGGTGATCGTAGCTGCAGCCTGCAAATATGGTGACGTGATCATTACCGGCGCGCGCCACTATGACCGTGTCATGCACGGCCAGCTGAAGGCATTCTCAGAGGACAGCGAGCTGCGTATGATGAACCGGGGTGAAGTTGTACAGGGCTTCATCGACAACCAAGGCAACTTCCACAACCGTGAAGAAGCCCTGGTCATTGCCCGTGCGGCTGGCCAGATCCGCTTCAAGCACCCGCCTGAGCACGAGCTGTTTAGCGAAGACCTTTATTGATGATCTATGGGGTATAATCTACCCCATAACCTCAATATGCTGAGAGCAATAAGATGACCCACCACCATTTTCAAGATGTCCTTCGTTCCAAGGGATTTGAACCCTTCTTCGACCCTGCAGCCACTCAGCGTGTTCTCAACGAGAGTGCAGTCAAGATCGTTGAGAAGCTGCGGGCGCGCGGCCATGAAGTAGCAACAAAAATTTTGTCTGACGGTGAGCACCTGATCTATATCCAAGGCATTCACCACGGTGAGGCCGATGGCGCCTTTGTTCTCAGTGCTCCTAACCTTGAAACCATAGCCTGGAGACGTATCCGGTGAAAGTGAATATCATCAAGAACTCGGACCTCATCAAAGTTGCCCTGGAGGGTCGGGTATCTGCCTGGGGGCACGGCTCTAACTGTATGGGTGTCATGGGCGCAGGATTCTCTGGCCTGGTGGTCAAGCATTTCCCTGAGCTGTATGATGCTGACCGTTACAACCATGAGCCTAAACAGAGCCGCCTGGGTAAGTTCAGTGCTGTGCGTAACTTTGTCAACGGGACTGTGGGGGCTAACCTATACACTCAATATGCCCCTGGCCCAGACGCCCGGCTGGCACCCATCAAGAATTCCATCTGGGAGTTCTGTCATTTCTTCAGCAGCGGGGACACCACCAAGCATTACACCTTGGGGATACCTGCGTTGGGTTGTGGCATTGGTGGTCTGAACCTGCCGTCCCTCATACTCACATTATTGGAAATTGAAGAACAAGAGGCCGATATCGATCTGTTGTTGTTCATTCGTCCTGGTGAGTACGTTGAACATGTCACCGATATCAGCGTATGCGCAGACCGGGGGACTCTGAAAGGTATGGTGACTGTATTCGAAAACTTTGAATCCTATGAGGAGCAATTATGTACGCGTCTGAAATCCTCGCAGTAGCTGACTCAGAGACGCTCGGTCGTTGGGATGATGCTGTCGTCCTTTCGTTCGCGGTCACTGCTGCTAACCTGACCAAGAAGTACTCATTCCAGGAGCTGCTGGAAGACCACACCTTCTTCATCAAACTGGATGTGAAGGAACAGATTCAGCTGGGACGCAAGGTCGATAAAGACACCCGTGAGTGGTGGTATGGAACCGAAAAGCGTAACCCAGTAGAGGCGGCGCGTGAAGTCAGTCTGTACCCCAAACCTGATGACGTGTCCATCTTCAACCTGGCTGATGAGATCGTCAAGGGCTGTCACCGCATCGGTGTTGAACCCAAGACTGTTGACTGGTGTGACCGAAATATGTTCGACCTGCGCAAGGCTCAGCATATCATTGAGGTCACCTGTAAGCAGCCGGGGCGTGAACCATGGCACTATCACAACACATTTGACATCGTCAGCTGGTTGAAGGGTATGGGCCAGACCGACCGCTATGCTGGCGTCAAGGCATGGGAGCTGGAAGGCATGTTATACCATGACCCACGCCATGACGCTGCCCTGGACTTCCTTCGCGTCCAGAAAACTCTGGTAGACCTTCACGGCCTGGAGCTGAAATGATGAGCAAAGAAGAAATCGGGAAACCGGTTGGCTTTGCCGACCTGGAAGAGATCCATCTGATGCAAAGTGGCCGTATGCGCTATGGGATGATGACGATTCGTAAGGATGGGGAGCACGGCCTGTACTCACAGGAATACGTGTTCTCACTCCTGCAGCGTATCTCCCAACTTCAGTCTGAGGTACGAGGGAGTCATCAGGGCGCAGCTGACTTGGATACTATCGCCCTTGGCACGGCTCACAAGATCTTCCGTGACATCAAAGGCCGCTCCGGGCTTATTGGCGGGGATGTTCAACTTCTGGCCAAGATCCAGTGCCATGTTGAAGAAGCCTGTCGGATTTACCAGGCCAGCCAAGGTAAAAGCTGATGGCGATACCAAGAACCAAAACCGTCGAATTTGAAGTGGGTGGGGTGAAGCTGTACCACCACTTCGCCCAGGATTCCCATGGTAGCGTGTCCAACACGTACATGGCGGACGGCCACGTTGTGTCTCATAGCGAATTCAACAAGATCATCAAAGACTCGTTGAACGACGCATCGGCATACATCGCGGTTGCTCTCGGTATGGTCAAAACAGGGGTGAAATGATGATATTCAACAATCTGCAACGCCAATTAAAGGCCGAGATTAAGAAGCAGCGGCGCGTCTTGAAATCGAAGGAGACCATCATCAATGGGGATATCAAATATGCCTGGCTCCCAGTTGCGATGAGTTCTGGTAAGTGGGTGTGGTTGAGCAAGTACCGGGAACACCCAGCGGGCTATTACCTCAACAGCCGTGGGGCTATCTCCAGGATGGTCACCCCATTCTGTTTTGTCGTTGAGGCATACCCGACGTACAAGACAGTCGACCTTGGCCCAGTCAATTTCCATGATCTCACGTGCATTTGTGACTTCCGGGTTCCAGCGGGTGATGTTGTCAAGACCATCAACGCCATCCGGCGGTCTATTCACAAAACGAGAAACAACATACAAGACATGGAAGATCATCTGTACCGTCTGAAGCCTGTCTGGTAATTCAATAAACCCCACACGCGTATAATGGGTCTCATAATCCACCATGAGGCTCATTATCATGACAATCATCAAAATGACGTTCAGCCCGGTCAAGGGCGGTGGTCTGCGGACTCACAAATCTCTGGCCTACTCTGAAACTCCCAAGACCTACCAAGACATCGTATTTGACAACGATCGCAGCTTGTCTGTCCTCCACAAAAGCAACCTCATGAAGCCTGACAGCATCATGCGTGAAGCCGGTTGGGGTACGATCTATTGCCTGGAGCAGGATATTGAGGCAGCGCGCCAGCTTCTCCTTGACTACATCCGAACTTCCATCCAGCGTGAAGTGGCGGCGGTGGCAAACCGTGCGTTCAACGCCCAGAAGGCATTCGATGAGATGGACGAGAACCTGCCTATCAAGTTCGCCAACTCCACCTGGAACAACCACAGCACTGTCCATCTGTCGGGGAGATCGTAATGAGCGGGCGCGTTTATTTCCTGGGCGACAATCATTTCAAACACGAAAAGATCTGGCGTGGGCGCGGGTTCAACAGCATGGAAGAGCATGACGTTGCAGTGGCTCTCAGCATCTTTGAAACCTGTGGTCGGGATGACTCCCTGTATCTGTTGGGTGACATCAGCTTCGGTGGCGCCGTTGCCTTCCACCAGGCTATGATGACGGCATGGCGTTTGCATCGCAGCAAGGTTGGTGGTCCAGCCCCTGCTGAAGTAGACCGACCGAAGTTCTCCATCAACGTTGTTCAGGGGAACCATGACAAGAGCAACATGCTGCGTGACCTGGTCAGCTGCGGCTGGATCACCAATTTTCACTCCCTTCGCGAATTCCGTGTAGGTGGTCAGAAGGTGGTGGCCACTCATGTGCCAATCCATCCTGACTGCCTTGACCGCTGGGGTATCAACGTTCACGGCCACCTACATGCTCATTCTATCAATGACCACCGCTACAAATGTGTGAGCTGGGAACATCACAAGAAACCGGTCTGGATTGAAGACCTGATCAAACCGAGGGATATTGTATGACCGAACGTCAGACCTTCACCTGCGAATGCGGGTTCAGCTGGCTCCAGGGATTGAGTGGTTCTCATTCCTGCACACCAGGGTATCAAAAGCAAATCAAGGAGCTCAAAGAGCGCGTTGAAAGTTATGGCGGGGTTGTACCACGCGGCTATGCGTTAGTGCCTATCCAGCCCACTGAGGAGCAACTCCGTCGTATGTTGGCGGTGCATTGGCCAGCGACATATCGCGAATATCTCCGCCACCCGATGAATGGTCCTGAGAACAAGAAGGAGAACGAGAAGCAGATCTCTCAGGCCGAGCGCCAGTATGCTGCCATTCTCATGGACTTCTTGCCGGTGGTTCAAAACCCTGTGGGGTACGAATGCCGCTTCTATGACACCATGAACGAGCGCTGGGGAGATTGGGAACCAGTGCGGGCGCGCGGCATCCTCCATACTGTCATGGACAGGGTGAAGGAGATCCAGTATTACATCGAGCAGGGTTATCGCTATGAACTGCGCGCCCTGTATGCCGAACGTATCTGCGGGTGGGTGAATCCAAATGATGAAGCTGTCGACAAAGAAGGGGCGTGACCATAGGGACGTGTGGGTGTTCTTTGTGACCTATGAGCTCCTGGAAGAAATCCCAGGGATGGCCACAAATGACCTGACTGCGGTTACTGTCAAGTCTAACCGCACCGCGTTCATCCCAGCCCTGGACGCCAATCATGCTCGTTCCATGGTGAGGAATGCTCACCATGGCACACGGGTTGCTTTCAGCAAAGTTGAGAAGGTTGGTGGATGGAACGCTCACTGGGTTAACTGAACCTTAAACATCTTTCAATAACCACCTGAGGCCGTACAATATCTTCATTATGTACGGCCTTTTCAATTAGAGGGAATCATGAGCAAGCGTCTTCACGTCAAATATTACATATTGTCTCCTGTGACGCCATACAAGCGTAACACAGAAAAAGTTTTTGTCTCCCCGCCGTATGAGAATATCGACGAAATCCGTGGGTTCATAGCAGATGCCGCTCAGTACATTGACCAGGACTTGCGTGACGGGCGTTGTGGTGTTTACAGGATCGGCCACGTTCGGGTATTCTCTGCAGTACAGAGCATCATTTATCAAGAACACCGGTTCCTCAAAGGTTCAGCCATATGCCAGTCTGACTGCGATGAGTCGCTGAATTGCGGGGTTGAGATATGGGTTGAGAAAGTTCCTGGCCCGATCAAGAAATTCTTCATCAACATGTTTAGGAAATTGAACTCATGAAACAGATCACATGTCGAGACGTGGATGCTCTGAAGCGCTTGGTGCACGGAGACCATCCCCTGGAACTTCCTCCCCACAACGGGAAGACCGTCATCGTTTTCTGGACGGGCGGCGTTGATAGCACGTTCCTGGTGTTCTATTACCTGATGCAGGGCTACACTGTGATGACACAGTGGGTTGACATCATCAACAATTCCGGTAAGACCGAGGCTGAAAAGGCCGCACGCAAGGCGGTTATCAACGAGCTGAAATCGATCTTCGAACCTACCAAACTATTTGCTCGGCTTCATGTGATGGGTTTGCCCCTCATGAGAATCGACTTCAGAGGAAAAAGCCGGGCGGATTTACCACAGGCGTTGATCTGGGTGTTGGCCACGTCTTTCTTTACTGTGGACCACGACATCGTGATGGGGTATTGCAACGGGGACGACGCCCTTGCTTTCCTCCCACAGATCAAAAAGTTCATCAAGAGCATGAACGTGAACATGCTGCACACGCCGGTGAACGCCTATTTCCCTCTGATCGGCATGAAGAAGGAATGGTTTGCGGCTGCTATGCCCCAGGCGGTGCTCAAGGCTACACATTCGTGTGAGTATGTCGGTGAGCCGGATTATGAAAAAGAAACCTGCCAGTGTGCGCCTTGCCGTCGCCGCCGGTTCGAAATAGGACAGTAATCATGGGATTCTTGTCTAACAGCATCACCAAATTGAAGCTAATGGAAGTCCAAGCCAGACATAAATCTGTTGAATTCATGGTAGATGATCCGGAAGTTATATCATTGCTGGAACGGGTGCAAGTCCGTGTCAACCGTTTGTTAGAGATTTATGCAGACGTCCTCCAGAAATTCAATGATGAAGAAACGCCCAAGCTATGGGACAATTACAAGCTGTGTCCTATTGATGTACCTACGATTCACAGAATAAAACGCGACATCATAACTGTCGTAACAGGATATCTGTCGGTCGGTCTGATTTACACTCAGGAGGATATGGAAGATTTATTTTATATCATCGTTTCCAATATCACCATAAACGGGAAAAATATCGATGTTTAAGCGCAGAATGGTTCATGCTCATATGCGGTCAGCCCTGGCCTATGGGAAAGCAAGTTACGCCCGGCGGCTCCAGGTCGGTGCTGTCATTGTAGATCAGACAACTGACCAGCCTGTGGCTATTGGCTGGAACGGGACAGCACCCGGCGCGCCGAATGTATGCGATGTAGACGATGGCAACGGTGGTCTGGTATCTGTTGAAGGTGTCATCCATGCTGAGATCAATGCCATGAACCGTCTGCGCACTCAGAACAGTCGCCAGGCTCTGAGCATGTTTGTGTCAGACAGCCCGTGTCCAGCATGTGCCGCCCAGATTGTGAAGTCTGGCATCAAGCAGGTATTTTTCTGTCGACGCTACCGCCTTGACGAAGGCATCAAGATCTTGTTGAAGGGTGGGATCGAATTGTTCCAGGTGGAGCATGACACCGTCAGCAAGATCACCATGTGCCTCGATGACGTGGCTGTTGTACCCGCCCAATTCGATGACAAAGATATCCTGGTGACCAATGAGCGGGCGCGCATCACGAACCGGGTTGTCTACGGTCTGAAGAATTACCGTGAGCCATGGCTGGTCAAAGAAGTTCAGACTGCCGTCTCCATGCTCACCAACGGTGCCAGTGCATATGAAATCGCTGCAGCCCTTGACCGGTCTATTGGCTCCATCATCGGATACCTGAACCGTGAGGGAATTGTGTCGTTCTACAACGGGGTGGGTGTCATGCGCTCAACCGAAGAAGGCCGGGTGCTGTGGTGTACCATGTCTGAATCTCGTGAGAACACCGTCGCCATCGAATCTCTGTTTGAGTCCATGGTGCCGGAGGTTCATGAGTACATGGATACCGTCAGCAGTGAACTTGAGGATGTTGTGGCTGCGTTCCGTGATCGTATGGCTCCATATTTCATCAAGGTCGCATACAACAGAAAGAAATAAGTTTTTCAATAACCGGTTGGCAGTAAACTCAATATCAAATTACACAACTTTTTGAAGGAAATACATTATGTCTCGCTATGTTGATAACAACCTGATCTCCAACGAATCTGTAGTCTATCGCGGTCGCACCACCTGGTGGTCTGCTTTCTGGCCAATCGTGTTCGCGCTGATGTTCCTGCCGTTCACCTTCGGCTTCAGCCTGCTTCTGGCAGTACCGTCGATCATTCGCATCCTGACCACTGAGATTGCGATCACCAACAAACGCATCATCGTGAAGAGCGGTCTCATTAGCCGTGACGTGGTGGAGCTGAGCGTCGCCAAGGTGGAATCCCTGAACGTGAAGCAGAGTGTTTGGGCGCGTATTCTTCGCTTCGGCACCATTGTCGTGTACGGCGCGGGCAACCAACAGGGTAAGGCCGTGGGCATCGCGAATGCTCTGGAGTTCCGCCGTCGCTTCTACGATGCCCAGGAAGGTCAGGAAAAGACCGCCAAGCTGGTGTTAGGGTAACAGTGATTGAGGGGCGTCTGGTTCATTCTTCCGGCGCTCCTCAACTTCTTTCTTCATCTGGTCTGTCATCTGTTTGATCCTTGCCTTCCTTGCCCTGTCTTCAGCTTCATTCTCACGACGCTTCTTCGACTTCAGCTGGAACCTTGCCCTGACCTCTGGGTCTTGCCCTGGAACCAGATGATCTTCAGTCCAGATCACAAACGTCCATCCCTTCGACTTACAGAGCTCACGGGCGGCATTCCACTTGGCCTGGTTGACTAGCCATGTCATCATCTCGTTCCTGAACGTGGATTCCTTCTTACTGCCCCGGCGCGGCTCCTTAATCTGGTCACGTGGCTTGATCTCAACCAGCGTGGTCTGAGGCTGGCCGGTCTCAGCGTTTCTGGTCTGGATGGCCAGATCCATGAAGTAACGGTGCATCCTGTTGTCAACCGGGCTGCGGTATGGAATCACAGTCTCTTCAGATGCCCAAGACAACACAGATGGGTTCATGTCACAGAACTTGAAGGCAACCAGTTCCAGGCTGGAACGGAAGACGATCTTGTTGACGTCACCATGGTATTTGCGTGGGTTTACTGGCCTGTAGCGGCCTTGTAGATACATCGTCATTTCAATCACCATTAAATAATAACAGCACTCCTTCTATTTAGGACACAGATCATGGGAATCGAAACCACCACCAAGAAAGCGTATGAGATTCTGAAAGCCAAGGGCAAGAATACAGCGCGTCAGTTGGCCTACCCGCTGGACATACTCAGCAGCCACACTCTTGGCCATTATGTCATGTTCAACATCAACCGGATCTCCGGGTCTTCCTACGGGAACACCTCGACTCAGACGATCAGTAACCCAATCAGCAACCCGTTGGGCAACTCCCCACAGGTCTACTCGTCCAAGTCAGGCTCCATCAGCAAGTATGCCTGGGCTAAGCACGTGCGCTCGAACGAGTCCATCGTGTTGTGTATGCCTGAGTCCATCACAACCAACTACGGTGTCGGCTGGAACGCAAGCGAGCTGGGGCTGGCTGGTATGGGTGCGCAGTTCCTGGCACGAGCATCTCAGGACATGACTCAGTTTAAATTGGGTGACGCCCTCAACACGGGTAAGGAGCTGGGGCGGTTCGCGGCAACGAAGGCAATCCAGAGCGCTTCTCAGGCCATACCGTTCATGCCGTCGATCAACGCCCATGACACCCTGGAGATGTTCACCGGTACGATGACCAACCCCTATGTTGAGATGATCTTCCAGGGCGTCCGTAACCGTGAGATCCCATTCACGTTCAAATTCACGCCTCGGAACCAGGAAGAGGCCAAGATGGTTCGTGAGATCCTGCGGTTGTTCAAGATGCACATGTATCCTGAGTACAAGTACAACAAGAACAGCTCGGCGTTCTACCTGCACCCGTCGACCTTTGACATCACCTTCATGGTCCAGGGTGACCGCAACAAGTGGATGCACCGGATTTCTACCTGCGTGCTGTCCAACATGTTCGTCAATGAAACTCCGGACTCCACCTACAACGTACACAAAGATGACTCGCCTGTGTCTACTCAGGTGGACATGACCTTTATCGAACTGGAGCCGCTGCACAAAGGCCGATTCGATAAAGAAGGCGACAGCTTCTAAGGGGTGATGCCATGAACTATTTTGAGAACTTCCCGCTCATCTGGCACACCCTGGTCGGTGACGGTGATATGGTGCTGTTGGCCAATATCACCCGGCGTGTTATGGTGTCCGACAATATTCGCAACGTCGAAGGCATTCTCATGACGTATCAGATCAGCGACGGGGAAACCCCTCGCCAATTTGCCCAACGCGTCTATGGCTCCTTCGAGTTGTTCTGGATCCCCCTGGTCATCAACAACATCTTTGATGTCACCAAGGAGTGGCCGCGCCCGATAGACCGCATTGGTGACGAGCTGGTCGAGGTCTATGGCTATGACGGTATGTGGGACACCAAACATTATGTCAATGAGTTCGGTGTTGAGACAGATCCGCGCGCGCTGCGTTATGCATTCAACCTGGGCGATATGCCTGAGTCGAACATCATTGCTAATTACGGCCTGACGCCGGTATCATACCACGATTACTACATGGGTCTGAACGAGGCCAAACAGAACATCAAGGTGCTGAACCCGGATTATGTCACTGTGTTTGTCAACCAACTGGAACAGGAATTGAAAAATGGCTGATCAGGATACCAAGGCACAAGACGGAGTCCTCACACCGTCCACGACGTATGACCTCAAGTATCTTGCGATCCTCCCTCATTCTCCCGAGGGGGCAACCAAGACTCCCTATGATATATCGGCCTTGTTCCAGGAGATAAACATCTTCCAGGATCTTGGGGCGGACTTCAAGGGTGGGTCTCCATCGATGACGGCCAACATACTCATCAACGAGGGCTGGGACATCCTTGACACGATGCCGATCCTGGGTGGTGAAGAAGTTGTCATCTCATTCCGTACCCCGGCCGCTGCTGACTACACTGTGCTGAGTTTCCGAGTGGCGCGGGTCGGTCTTGTTGCTGATGAGACCAACAGTTCTTCTAAGAAGGCATTCTGGCTGCACCTGGTGACATCTGACGCCTACCGCGACAGCATGATCCGCAAGAGCATTGGCCTGAACGGCAGTTATGCTGAGATGGCGGCTGCTCTCTGGCCTAACCTGGAGTCCACTCGCCAGTTCGTTGACATTGACGTGAGCTATGGCATCCAGGAGCGATTTGCTGTGCCTCTGTGGCCTGTATTGAAGTCTATCGCATACATGGCCAAGCGTGCATTCGATGAGGACTTCATGCCGTTCGTGTTCTATGAAGACTTTGAAGGGTATCACTTCAAGTCCATCGGTGTCTTGTTCAACCAAGGCCGGGAAGAGCTGACAGATGCTCAAAAGGTTGAAAACACCAAGGACAAAAAATTCTTCAGAGATCCTCATGACGCCCCTCTGCTGCAGGATGGTATGTTCAACTCTGAGCGCTTCATGCGAAACATCATCAAGGCCGAGAAAAAGCTGGCGCGTGACCAGTACTCCGCGAACTATTATGATGTCCTGGCTGTCAACGAGCTGATCTACAACTATGAGACGAAGGAGCTGGTGCCCACCCAGCGCGTCTATGGTGACTGGTTCGCCGAGACCCCTCACATGGATCAGTTCCCTCTGTACAGTGACCAATATGACCGTACCAACACCCGGTTCATCGAGGTGCAGAAGGACAACAGTGAGCAGGTAGATTACGCCCGGCGCGTCATTGGGTTCGGGTTGTCTTCGACTGTCATGCGTCTGCTGTTGGTTGGTGACAACCGGCTGAACGTCGGCCAGGTATACTACATTGAAGACCTCAGCAACCGGCCAAAGCAGAACGACAACATCGCTGAGCTAAGTAAGCTGACTACAGGCCACTATATCATCACCAAGGTCAGGCACCAGATCTCTAAGCTGAACCAGCGTTACCAGTGCATAGCAGAGGTCTGTAAGGACAGCATGGTTGAGCAGGTGCTCCCACCTCAGGTCGGCCAGACAGTCCCATCTCAACCAAGTCCGACTGTGATCGATAAAGGCCAGTCTCAGAAAACATGAGGGCACATAAATGTCTGAGAAAGACGAAAAGGCGGTCAAGGACGTCTTGAGTGATATCAAGGCTGAGATGATGAAGCGGAAGCAGTTGCGTGCCCAGAACCAGACCAACAAGGAACTGGAGCGCCTCAGTGCTCAGCTGGAGTCTCAGAAAGGTAACTCTCAGACGGCCAAGATCCCGACGGTTCAAGAAATCGTCAAATCCCTATCCCAGATCAGTCCCATCTTCACCAGGGACTTTTCTGCATGGATGAAGAACACGCTCTCTGCTGCTGAGTACAGCAACACAGAGCTGAGCAACATCAACAAGAATCTCCTGCGCCCGGTTGATGATGGCAAGGACGACACTTCTGTCGAGTACCTTGACCTCATCTCAGATCACCTGAAGATCATCGGTGGGGAAACCCATGATGGCTTTGGGGCGACCGTGGGTAAGCTGGAGTTGATACGTGTTGGGCTGGGTGGCGTCGCTGGAAGTATCGAAGACTCACAGAAGAACAGCCTGGTCGCGGCTAACCGTGATAGTCGTCAACAAACATTGGTGCTGTTGGGTATTGACAGGACTATTTCCAATGCCATGGGTCAAGTGGTCAACCAGTTGGTTCGAATCCGTGATGATAACTCAAAATGGAACGAGAAGAACTACCTGGCGGCTCAGGAGGCCAACAAAGGTCTCGGTAAGCCACACCCGCAGGCCGGCAGCAAATTGCCTATCACTCCGAATGACCAAAACGGGGATGGCATGCCTGACATCGGCGGCGCGGGCGGGTTCCTGGCTGGAGCCGGGGCAATGATGGCACTGAGCCTTTTCAAGAAGGTGTTGGGTGCTCCACTGGCTCTGGTACGCGGCCTGACCGGGTTGTTCACTGGTATGGGTGGAATCACCAAGATGCTCAAGAGTGTCAGCAAGATCTTCCGTGTTGGCCCACTGGCGCTGGTAACTGCGGCCTGGGACTTCGGTAAGGGCTTCATTGATGCCAAGGAGATTCTCGGTAAGGACAAGGTCACTGTGGTTGACCGGTTGCGAGCTGGTTCCTCAGAGCTGGTTGGTGGTGTTGGTGACCTGGTTGACTGGGTGACTAAGATCTTCGGATTTGACACCAACTTCGGCAAGACCTTCCGTGAGGAGTTTCTGGCTCTGTCTAAGAAACCGGCGGAGTGGGCGCAGGCTGTTGTTGACTGGTTCAAGAACGATTTGTTCGCCGGTATCGACTGGAACACATCCCTGGTTGATATCCCTGGGAAGATCGTGGACAACCTGCAGAAGGAATTGACCAAGCTGGTTGACTGGATCGGTGATGGCATCGGTGGCCTGATCAAGTCCGCGACTGACAGCATGGGCGAATTTGTTGACAGCCTGAAGAAAGGGTTCGACGACAAGGTGAAAAAGCCGTTCTACAACCTGGTCAACACTATCCTGGATTCTATCTTCGACATCGTTGACAAGTTCGTGTCTATCATTCCTGATGCAATCGGTGGTGACACCGCGCGCCAGAAGATGGAAGAAGCCCGCAGGAGCATGAAGCTGGGTGATGGGGGTACTCTGGACAACCCGAACCCGCAACAGACTGCCTCTGGCCAAGCCATAGCCCCTATTAGCCCTACGATGGCGCCTGTAGGGCAAGATCTGCCAACTGGGGCGGTTACCGTATCACCACAGGGTCAAGTGATGGCTCCTGCTCCTTCTACGGACTTGTCGCAGGCGACTCCTAACCGTAGCATGGCAGCAACCAACACGCGCCAGCTGAGGGATAATGAAAACACGGGGAATGTGTTGAACAACATCCAGCAGAATGTGGATAACAAGAAGACGGTCACGACTAACAACGTGTACAACAGCCAGTCCCTGGAACCCCAGAACAGGTCAGACATGAGCGACATGCTCTGGGGATGGCACCAGTAATATCAGACTCCGTGGAGCAGGATCAGCTCCCGGAGTTTTTTCCTTGTCCCCGTGCGATCTTCATCGACCACAACCTGGTCAACCTTCCGCAAGAACTTAGCCTCAGCCTCCCAGTAGATGTCATCCTTGTAGGTCTCATCATAGGCGTCCATGAAGCCTGTCACCTTATGGATGGCAATCAGGAACCAGACCGGGAGCTTCTTGGTGATGATGTCCTCCAGGAGTTTGGTATGGACATCTGCCGATACTGGCTTCAGATACTCCATGAACGTCACCCCATGCGCCCGAATGAGCGGGAACAGATTCTCTTCACAGTTGCGGGTAAAGTTGTAGGTGAAGTTCTCATACAGCTGACGCCACTGCTGGTAATTGTGCTCACCCTGTTTGGCCAGGAGATGAGTCACCCAGGTCTTGGGGTTGGCCACGAAGTTGGAGATAAGGTAATTCTCCAACACGATTTCTTCATCATGGTCAAACCGGCGCGCCAGGCGGGCAAATTGTTTGCGCTGGCCTTCCTTCGCATAGAAGGTTTCGAACTTGTAGTTCGTCATTGGGCCATATTCGGCATAGTTGAAGCTGGGTGTTGTGAAATGGAGTTTGACCGCCATGTACACACAATAGACATGGAACGCTCGCTCGTATTCCATCCGCTGCCAGTCAGAGATGCTGTTGTCTGTTACCGCCATGATATCACCGCACTGTGTATGAGTTTCGAATTTGCTTCCCGGCTGGGGATTTGTGATTCTCCTTGGTGATCTCACCGTCACGAACCATGATCCTCAACAGGCTGGAAACCATAGATGCCTGGATACCCGTGGCGTCAGTGATCTCAATATAGCTGCACACTCGGTGCTGTCCCAGGTACTGCTTGATCTTCTCTTTGTTGGTCATATCTTACCGCCGTCGCAAGGCCGATGGGTGCCATAATTGCAATACAATTTCCCCATATTCATAGCCGAAATGATATTGGTGCCGACCTTCCTTTGTTTTCTATACGTGTGGCAATACCGCGTTTCAGGGGCTTCCGGAAGATAGACTAAACGCCCTTCCATTCTCATTTTCAACAGGAATTCTTTACTGGCACCAGTGATCTTGAATAGATTAAAATCTGACATACTTCCTCCATCTAAAGGCCGGGTTGCCCCGGCGTTTAGGATATTATGCGGCCATCAGCTGCTTTTGAATATTTTCAATTACAGATTCCTGGATCTCATAGATCTTAGGCAGGCTGTCAGCAGTCTTCTTGTCTAGGCGCACTTCAGACACCAGGCGTGGCAGGAACAGGGATTTCAGGTCGCTGTCTTCCTTGTCCTGTACGCCGTTGGAGCGCACGGTGATGGCACAACCAACACATTCGTCACGATGTTCATGGATCCATTTACGCAGGGCGTCGCTCATGCCAGAAACACCCACCGACAACAGGCCGTCAGAAGATTCGCACTGCAGGCTACCAAAGGTGTGCTTATGCTTACCCTTGGCGTCGCCGTCGTTGAAGCCGACGATGATGAGCTCACACTCCATATCCATCTTCAACTTCATGCCTTCGCTGCTGTCGCCGTCAATCCAGCCCATGCTGAACGGCTTGATGATAGTGCCTTCTTCCTTGCGCGCCAGGGCGTCTTTGAAGTGGGCGACGGCCTCACGATATGAACGAACAACCCGGCATTCCTGTACAGTGATGATATCGGTCTCATCGTCGCCGAACATCTGATCGATGATGTTGAATCGGTGCTCATATGGCTGGGTGAGTTCCTTACCCTCAATCCAATTCTCGTACGGGATGATGTCCCAGGCACGGAAGCGCAGCACATAGCGTTTGTCCAGAGTTGAGCCGGTCTGGATAACGCTGTTGAGCATACCATTGCCGACGGCTCGTGGCAGAATGACCTTGTCCACAGTGTCCCACACCAGGATCTCACCATGGACGACGTTTTCTTCCATGCAGCAGTCGTCAAAGAGCTCATCGACATAGTCTAGGAGTGGCAAGACGCTCTCACCTTCCAGGGGTGAACCGGCGCGTGACAACAAGTAGGTATTGTTCTCATGGTTCACGATATTCCCGAACATACCGTCAGACTTGATCTGGCTGAACACGCCATTGGCGAAGTCGACTGCTTTCAACTTCTCAATAGTCATGTTGTCATAGCGCTGGTATGCCATGGTCGGGATCAACTTGGTGTTGGTGCCGTATGCCTTCTTGTAGCACTCGTTGATCGACTTCTCGGCAAGCCCGGCCTTGATGTCACGGTTAAGGATGATCTGTACTAGCTCCTGGCCTTCACGGCTCAGGCGGTGGGCTTCACGTGCCAGCGCCTGCGCGCCCGCTTTACCCAGCAGCAGCTTCTCGTTCATCTTGGACAAGACGACGTAGACATCAGCCAGGGTGTCGGTTGGTTCGATCTTACCCAGCAGCATACGCGGGACAGAGTTCAGCTGCAACTCAGTCTGGTAGAATGACATCTGAGGGTTGTAGACCAGGCGCAGGAAGTTGGACAGGCACGGGTGAAGCGCCAGGGCTGCAGTGAGTGATTCTTTCTTGGCGTTGGCGCCGCTTATCCCACGCAGTGTCATAATCGTGGAATGGATGGTTTCGATCATCGTTTTTGCCTTCAGTGGTTTGACATGGGTTTCTATTTTAACCTGGCGGCTGGCATTGAGCAATGACAACAGCCCCGGCGCTTTCGCTTCAGGAGGGTAAGAGATGGACGTAGAATGCCGCCTACAGGACGGGCAGTCATCAGTGATAACAACGCATGGCACTTTACCAACGGATTTGCCTGAGGCCTTCTCAGCGTCTTCTATGGTGGTGTAGCGTTGGTATTCTCGTTTGGCGTGTGCGCCGCATGCACATTCCATTATTTCCTCCGGTTCAGATATTCACGGTTTTCTTTGATGATGCGCTCAACAGCTTCCAGGCGCTTTGCACGACGCTCGGCTGGGGCGCGGAACACCTTCGCTAAGATCTGCGGGATGGCGAACAGCGACATAACAAAAAGCCCTGCCGCCCAGATGACCTCAAGCACCACGACAGTGGCTCCATCTGCATTTAGAACCGGGGAACCGGCCAGTGACACAAAGAACCCACCGAAGATCAGATACACAGCAAACAGAAATGTTAGCCCTTCTGTTTCTGTCTCACTCTGTTTGATGAGCCACAGATAAATCTTGTTCATGAGTTATCTCCTGCCCAGAATTCTTTCGAAGTGTTCAAGGGTTCCGACATGTTCCCCGGTATTGTGGTCTTCTGTCAGATCTTCACCAGTCTCCAGGAAGTGACGGTTGGCAGCAACAATCGCCTCGGTGTTCTCCATCATTTCCTCCAACTTGATCTGTTCTGCCCCTTTCTTCAGTTCACGTTCCCTTCTTGCATCCGAACGAAGGCTGATCCCGACTACCAATGAGAAAAGGGAATAATAACAAACGGACAGCACAAGTATTGTCAACACTGCAAGAAATGCGTTCATAGCCCCGCCTTAACTGTAAATATGACCACCGCCGCCATCAGCGCCATGCCGATAACCAGCGGGAGTATCTTGGTGAACGGTACTCCATGCGCCCGGCACATCGCGTATGGCAGAACCACGATCATCATGACCATGAGCACCACTTGTTCTACACCGATCATAACTTGCTGTCCTTCAATATGGAACTTGGGCCATATGGGTGCTGGCCACGATAGATAGCCCCACCGCTTTCCTGATGGATGCTCTTAAAATCTGAATGCTTCATGTGGGTTGAGTGGTTCTGACACTTCAGATTCAGAGCACCGCTTTCCAGGAGCATCATGAAGTTCGAGATAACTTCTTCTTTCGTCTGGGCTGAGATCACCAGATAGGAATTTTCTTGCTGCATGGACAATGTTCCTCAGTTGAAGGCTGTGAGCGTTTTCATTGTAGAAATCGATTGCTTGTTTGATATACTCTCTTCCCGCCCAACTGGAAAACAAGGCCGACTCACCTTCAGGTATAGGTTTGCCGTTGGGGTCGTGGAATGGCACTAATTTGATGTCCAGCCAGGTGTTGGTGCCAGTAGCCTCTTTGTAATACACATGCTCTGGGTATCCAATGGCTTCCATCAATTCCAGCCAGAGCTCTTTGGCGTCTTCGGGGATTCTATCATGGGTGTGTATGTTACCACACGGTTTGGTTATGGAGAATCCGTACCGTTCCGCCCAAATTTTCATCTGTGGGATGTAATCTCTGAATGACAGGTTCTTAGAAGTCATGATGCACCTCTCAAACGTTTCAATTCTGATTTGGCTGTCTCAATAATCTTGTATGTGCGCCAGCTGACATAATTCTTTTCATACTGCTCCAGGAATTTCCCCATGTTGACCTCATTGTCAACAGCCATGGGAACAACGACGCCCTCCTGGAATTGCAAGATAACGACGTTTGGTGTGTCACCCTTGATTCGCCCCTTGTTAACCCATGTTACCTTCGGGAACCCCAGGTCTCTCATCACACCGTTGAACCACTCATTGGGTGATGTCATACATAACATGCCCCGGTAAAATACGAGTTTCTTCTTCCACAACCCTCCCCATGACATACGAACATCTCGCACGTCCCAGTCATAATCACAAAGGATATGGTGGTCTTTGAGATACCGCCTCACTTCTATCTCTGCCGCTGCGCTGCGTTCTTTGTCCATCTGAATATTTCCTAACAAAAAGCCGGGTTGCCCCGGCTTGAGAATTATTGGGGCTGCAGCCGACGATTATTCGTCGCGCAGCTTGGCCAGGTACTGCTCAACATCGGAATCGTTCACACCGGTTTCGGTAGTGTGGTTGTCGAACACCGAGGCTTCACGGATAAGAGTGTCCACTTCAACGTTGACCAGGTCAGCTTTGTACTGGATTTCTTCAACGCTGTCGATGCCCAGCTCTTTCATGCGCTTGTTGGCTTCAATCAGCTCCAGCTCGTCAGCGATGTTGTTCAGGCGGTTGCCCAGAGCCACAACAGACTCAGCGATGGTGACGATGTGCTCTTCACCCTTGTCTGCGTTAGCCTCCAGGATATCAGCCATACGATGTTTGCGCACGGCCAGGGTGGCGCGGGTTTTGTTCACGGCTTCGCCTTTCTTCAGCTGATAGCGGATTTCGCCATCGATGACTTCGGCTTCAGAGCGGAACTTCTTCGCCTGGTAACGCATGTTGGCATTGGCGCGTGAAGTTTCAACACGGCCGACTTCCAGCTCGTGGATCTTTTCGTGGATCTTCTGAGCGGCCAGCTTGTAGTTCTTTTCAGTGTCAACGGCTTCAACAGCGATTGCGTTGACATTGGCCTCGGCAATGCGGAAGATACGTTTGATCAGAGACTTCAGGGACATGGCTATTTCCTTTTGTTGAGTGAATTTGTAACTGGGGCTATTATACCCCAGGGAAGTTATTGATTAACGTTTTGCAAAGGTGATGATCAGTGCGATCACGGATATCCCGACGGAAAATCCTGCCCAGAATTCGACGGAGTAGATGGTGCTGAACATAGGTTATGCCTCAATTGCGTACAGGGATGCACGGGTGATTTCAGTTTGCTTCACGCCGTTGAATTCAACGTGAGCCTTGCAGCGGCCGCGAACACGAAGCTTCTCACCCACTTCGATTTCACGGTACGCGGTTTTCCATGTGATGGTGCAACCGTCCTGAGTCTTGAACATCAGGAGGTAGGTGTCACTGTAGTCGCCGGAATAAAGGAATTTGTTGGCGACGACGACGGCTTCCTGGATGTCCAGAACCTCACCTACTGGAACCAGGTACTCGTTGCGGTCTGGGATGCCTTCTACTGCCTTCTCCACAGCCTCAATGCCTTTTGCCTTCATGTAGGTATAGACGCCCCACTTAGCTGTGTTCAGGTCACGGAAGCGCAGATGAGGGCTTGGAACCATGATGCACAGCTTTTCCTCAAAGTCATTGCGTGGGGAATAGTCCTTCCAATATGCGATGACTGCTTCCACGGTTTCAGAAATCAGCTGACGGTTTTCCTTCAACCACTCCACTTCACTGCGTTCCAGCTTGCGTGGCTCGTTATAAATGCGGTACACCATAGCCTGGAATACCTCAGCACGAGGATCACCGATCTTCATCAGATATGCAGCCACATGAGCACTCAGGAATGCCTCGGTGTTGGCGTATTGCATACCGCCGCCCTGGAAGCTGTCCTCCAGGCCTCCAAAAGCTTCAATGACTGTGCCGTAGAAGTTGACGATCTCCTCCACAGTACGCCCCAGGGGAACGTAGGTCTTCATGCAGGCCGAACCCACAGCCAGCTGCTCACCTTCTGGCCCTGCGACGATATAGGTGTTCTTGCGGTAGAGCGACTTATTGCAGTGCTCGCAATGGCTCTGGTTTTTGCCGGCGAACCGCTCACGGTAACGAGGGGCAACTTCACCGGTAAAGTCATTGCACACCGCGCGGTCATATTCGTGGTTGAAGGAGCCAATGATTTTGAAATTGCCGTGGGAAATCGGGGTGTCAATGCCTTCACCTTCAAGACGCATTTCCACTACACAATAGACACGCTGAACCGGGGAACCCACCTGGGTGACGCCGTCCATATCAGAAACTGGTTGCACGACCACAGTCTTCAGGTAGGGTTCGCCAAAGGTGATTGTTGGGAATGGCAGGCCATACTTTTCAGCCTTGCGGCGGAGGGGTTCCAGTTTGGCCAGGATGCCTTCTTTGTTGTCCAGCTGAATGACGATAGTCTTCATGGGATGTGTCCTGTGTAGTTGGTGCGTTTCAAAGTATTTCTGTATTGAATAATAGCGTAGGCGGGTTTATTGAAAAAGTAAAGCCCCGTTCCCAGGGCTTTAAAAGAGGGGTGTTATTACGGCTTCTTCTGATGATCTGGTACATCTTTCGGGAACAGCGAGGCGTACAGATCTTGATATTTCTCGCTGGTCTCGATGGTCTTGCTGAAGGTCTGGTTGGCACGATCCATCACAACCTTGCGCAGGTCGGCCGACTTGATGCCGGTCGCCTTGGCGATAGCCGTCAGAGCATCGGTGATGTACGCCTGCTCAGATTTGATGCGGGTGATCGCACCACGGCAGTTTTCGATCGTGTCCATCAGCTCTTGACGCAGCTTAGGATCCTTCGGGATTTCATAAAAACCAATTTGCTCAACTGACATTGTTGTGGTTCCTGTATTTGCGATATGCATTTGCCAAGCCATGGAAGTCAAAAGCAGGGATAACCTCCACAGCGCCTACGAAATAACGTTCCCTGGTGTGGAGACGCGTCGGTAAAGTCCTCCATGGGAGTTTGATCATCTCACCGCTAGTTTGCTGGACTTTAACGTCGCTCCCCCAGGCACTGCGCCCGTCATAGAACTTCGCAGTGTCTTCACGGTCAAGATGAATCAGCCGTTGTTTACCGGCAACGGCATCGACCGGTTTCATTCCCAGACTTGGGATTATCAGCTTTTTCATAATTACCACCATTTTGAAGTGTATGTGGTAATTATACCACCTGAACATTTTATTGATTTAAACTATTTTAGAACTTCCACGCGTCCACAGTTGCGGCCTTGGCCTCATCATGCTTCATGCCGGTTTTGTTCTTGTCATGTTTCAGGCGCACGTTCTCAACATAGGATGCCTCATTCGGGGACAGGTCTTGCTTCACTTCTTCCCAGTCAAGGTCAAACAGGATCTGTTTGTCCTGATCCATACCAAACAGGAATGACTTCAGCTTCTGCTTGTTGGCATAGCGGTTTTTCAGGATGTTGGCGCGCGCCTTTTTCACGTTGGCCAGCTCGTCAGGGGCGTAGAACGCCATCATGAAGTCAGCCACCTTTGGAATACCGATAGCATCAGCGATGTCGTTGATGTCGCCGTCAGTCGTCTTCTGCTTCTCACGGCTGAACTGGATACCAGTCCACACCGGGCAATCAAATTCGAACCCAAGCGCGCGGAACTCACGAGCAACAGACGTGAAGTACACGTTGGTGTTGGCCATCAAGTGAACCGGAAGACGGGAGCTGGCTGCTTCACCCAGGTAGTCGATGACGATGACGTCGATCTTCTTACCGGTCTTGCGCTCATACTCAATGATGTCGTTCCTGAAGAAGCCCGTATGCCCAGCACCAGAAGGGTAGCCCTTGATAATGATATCACCCTTGGTCTTATCACCCTCGCCGCGCAGCTTATGCATGGTGCCGAGGTACTCTTCACGAGTCATGGCTTCCAGCTTGTCAAAGTCGACACGCATGATACGGGCGTCCAGGCGGTGGCGCCATTGGTTCTCAGCAACTTCCAGGGTGGCCACATACACATTCAGCCCCTGCTCGGCATAGTCTGCCGTCAGGTGGATCAGCGTGGTTGTCTTACCGGCGTTGATTGCCCCGGTAACGACGTTCAGCGTCTTCTTGAGGACACCCCCACGGGTAGCCCGGTTAAAGATGTCGACGCCAAACGGGATGCGCTCGGAGTCCTCATGCATGTGGTCATACTGCTCGCCTGCCATTTCCCAATAGATGTGGCCGATGTAGTTGTCAAAGGAGACTGCCAGTGCTTCTTCCATCATCTTAGGAATCAAGACCAGCTCCGCCTTTTTCTTCTCATCGGCATACATGGCCACGGCTTTCTTGATTACGTTCTGTACAGACTTGCCCTTAGCCCAGGTCTCAGTCTCCTTGACCAGCCACTCCATGTTCTGTGGTGCAGAGTCTAGGGAACTGACACAATCGATGGCCTCGTTGAACACGTTCTCATTCAGCTTGGATTGGTCCAGAATAACCGCCAATGCGTCCATATTAGGTGTGGCGTTATATTCTGACACAAAGTTGTCTATAATACCGAAGACGACCTTCTCCCCTTCATTGTCAAAGAATTCTGATTTCAAATAAGGTAATACCTTTCTTTGATATTCGTCATTATACATCAATTGAGAAAGTACGACGGTCTCTAACATTTATTGCCTCACGCGACCAATATTGTATGCACGCTGCCTGCATTCTTGCTCATCAAGTCCATTAATATATCACCAGTTACCCGAGTGAAATATACATCATTTTTATTTGGGACTCTTCGCCAGAACGGTTTGTTTATTACTTCCACGGTGAATGATATTTCAAACCCGTGTTCTTCATCCCCGACAAATGAAACCTTACCATAGCGATATTCAAAGCCACGGTATTTGCCGGAGTTGATCTTTATTATTGATATGGTGTCAGCACCCATATCGATGCAGTCATAATTAGGTAAGGGGGAGGGCTTCCCCTCCCCGGCGGTATTAGCGCTCGTTAGCCACGACATTGATCTTTTCCTGTAGATCGTCAGGCATCACGTTACCAGTGGACACGCCATAGGCTTTGTACACATCGTCGCAGAATTTAGGGTTTTCCAGGAGAGGCATCCAGAAATCTTCACCCATCTGGGACTTCTGGTACTTCTTCTCATCGGCACCGAAGCCCCCCTTGGCAGTACGCTGATACCAGCCACTGGATGGCATATCAACGTAGCCCAGAACACGGGAGATCTCCAGCAGGCCAGACCACTTGTCCACCCCGCCATCATAGAGCACAGTCAGCGGAAGACGCGCCTGCTCTTTCACCTGGCGTCCTTTCATGATCTTGATGTTGAAGTTCCAGCCCAGCAGGTCTTTGTCCTTCTTCTCCTGAGAACGGGTGATGAACCAGATCAGGTCGCAAGACAGGAAGCCCTGCTTACCGCCTTTCAGGTTAGGCTCGGCGTATTGGTTGCCGATTTCATCATAGTAGGAGTTGATCCAGACCAGAGGCAGGTTTTTCAGGTTCAGCTGGATCTGGACAGTACGCCAGAAGCTGTTGAGCGCACGGGCACGAGTCATGTCCTGCGTGTCTTTGCCGTCAACGGCGTCTTTGACTTCTTTGGTGGACGGCAGCTGGCTGATGGAGTCGATGAAGATGATGACATGGTCACCGCGCTTGATATCGTCCAGCATCTGCATCATGACGATCTGCATGTTTTCGACGGAAATGATAGGGACATGGATGACGCGGGACATGTCAATACCCATGGAATCCCAGTACGCCTGCCGGGCACCGAATTCGGAGTCGCCAAAGATGCAGATGGCGTCAGGGTACTTGGCCAGGTAGGCTTTCACGTCAATCAGACCAAACATGGTCTTAAACGTACGAGAGTCACCAACCAGCTGCTTAGAGCCGCTGTGGATACCGCCGTCCGGGCGTCCGCTCCAGGCGATGTTCAGCAACGGGATGCCAGTGCTACAGATCGTCTTTTTATCCAACAGATCCGTCTTGCTGAGCACTTCCGCTTCTGGTGAGTTCTTCTGGGCGATTTTGAGCATGCGCTCTGCTAATGAAGCCATTGTTTCTTCTCCGGAGTTTTGGTGGGTTGTTCTTCGTCGTCTTGAATATCGGCGGCCGACGCTTCGCCAAGCTGATACATATCACGGCCAAACACTTCTTGCCCCAGGCGATTAATACCACCAAACGCCTGTTTGATAGCACGACTTTGGTTATTCACCTGCATCAAGATATCATTTTTGAAAGCATCGATCTGGCCAATGAGATAATTGACCTCAGTTCGGGTGATGCATGCAGTATATGCCTGGGTGTTAATTAGACCTAATAATTCCGCCATATCAATATCTTCAGGGCAATGGGTTATTTCATATATGGCGGTGTAGAAATAAATGCCCTTCAGTTTCTCATCATATTCACGGTATGCCTTTTCAACATTACCCATGAAATTAGACGGCCTGGCTGTCAGTAATTTAAACGATGCCACCGGCACGTCATCACCTTCAGCGTGGTTAATACACAGGAAAGTAGCAGTGCCGAACTGGTTCAACCAGGACTGGAGCGCCCCGGTTGAACCCTCGTCCACTGATACACTGAATTCAATAGTGTACAGTTTCTGCATATCAGAATTCCAGAGTGAGTGGGACTTCTTTGCTCTTATCGTATTTACCCTCAAGCACACCGGAGGCTGCGCGCAGGCGGTTGCGAGAGTTCTTGCGCATGTGTGCTTTCAGGTAAGTATCGATATCGATGCCGAGGAAGCGGCATGCTTTATCCAGGAACTTCGCGGTCTCTTCCAGGTCGCCGTTGTAATACATGCACTCGGTGAACGCGCCCTCAACCTCAGTGAATGATACCCCGTTCTGTTCCGGAGAACCGAACACAGCATCATCAAATGGGTCAGATTTCGGCACCTGGTACACCAGGCGACGGAGATCTTCCTTGCTCTTGATGTTATGCACCGTCAAAGTGTTGCACAGCATGAAGTGGATGATATCCACCAATTCATACACAGCCGCGACCTGATCAAATTTCGGGTTGGGCTTATAGCAGTGCCAGGCGGCTTCAACCTCATCCAGGAACTCGGCGAATTCCCGGTAGATGCTGTTGCGGATGCTGTTACGCTTCCACACTGTTGTCCAGGCATCACCATAATACGCATGGTTGGTTTCAATTTGGGTCTCCAAGAGACCCCGTAATTGTTGGTGGTTGATCATAAAGCACGGCTCCAATAAAAGTCAATAAATGGTTGAGTCCCAGTGAAGGGGTTAAAGAATTCGAAATCAACCTCCATGCGGTCAATGAAGTCCTCAATAGTATCCTCCATTATACCCGACCGGTCTTCCCTTGTAATACGCGTTAAGGTTCGACCGGTTTCCTTCACCCACATATACTCCTGTGGGGTTCTGACATCAGTAACGATATACAGGACATCAGGGTTGGCAACCACTTTGGGCAGCTGGTTGCGCTTGAACGACTCCAGGAACAGGTCTGGCTCAACAAAGCGAAGTCCATCGTCGCCGCCGAGATGGAGCCAGATCTGCCGTGGAGTCATACGTCTGTAGTTCTGTGGGTGTTCCCACGGAACGTCCTTGAGATGGTCTGGGATGTCCCGAGGGAGCCATGGGTAAATCGTGTTGGCGATCACCCGCAGCTCATCCGAGAACGACAGCCGGCAGATCACCTGTTTCCCCCGGCTGTCGTCAATCAGACCTTCCAAACAGAAGTCCTTACCAGACCGCTTCTTACCCGTGAAGAATTCAAGATTGTCTAGCATCTTGAACCTCCTTACATCTTCTTGCGCAGAAGGTCGGCCAGCTTACTCCCAACAATCTTCACTTCATCAGCGCGCCAGCTAGACATGCGGTTGATGCTGGTGTCTACCGCCGACTCCCCTGGGTGAAGGGTGAACTTGCGGAATGAGGAGCGCTGGACGGCTTCATACACATCATACGCCAGGCCGTAGCTGTTGTAATCAGTCAGGTCGAACTTTTCCGGGCACACCTTGTTCGTAGACGCGATGTAAGCCAGGGTCAGCACCATGTAGCTGTAGAGGTTGTTGTCCTTCTGTGCCACACCATACTTTTTGAACAGCTCGTCAAGGCGGTCAACCCCCTCACGCATACCGAACACGCCAGCCAGCATAGGGATGGAGATCTTGTCAATGAACTCGGCCGCCATGTCACGGCACTTGGCGATTGTTTTAGGGAACACACAGTCACGGCCAGAGGACTTCTTATAAGTCACCTGCTCACTTTCCATGACAGCCACGGCCTGGCTTGCGGTTGCATCATACAGGTGGAAGTTAACGGTGCTGTGACGGTATGCCCCCAGGTCCAGAGGGGCATATTCAGGATAACGCCGCGCCAGGCCGGAGTTGATGCAGCTCAACACCATCTCTTGGATGAAGCTGAACTCAAACAGGTTGATGGAACCTGCGCCAAAGATCGCATCACCAGAGCGCTGGATGGTACGAGCAACGAACCGGCCGTCGACGTCAGTGTAGAACAGCATGAGCAGGTTGCAAGGAGTATCACGGGTTTGACCGCCCAGGGTTTCCTGGATGACAGACGGGGCATCCTTGGCTGGATCATGGATGAACGCAGTAGCCCGGCGGGTGGTCATGCCGTCGTTCAGGAAGGTGTCAACAACCCCCTGGAGTTGATCAAACGCATGCAGGCGTGGGCCATACGCGCCGCGCCAGGTCAGGCCATCGTCGCTGTAATTTGGAGCGCGCGGGAGGAAGTGGGTCAGGTACGGGTGCAGCTCGTCCTTGCCGGCCATCACCCAAAGAGTTTCGGCGATCAGCTGGAAAATGTTGGACTTGCGACCTTCCAGGCACAGGTGGCGTTTGCGTGGGTCATACAGCTCGATCTCAACGTCGTTAAGATACACGGCATTCCCGTTGCGGGAAATCGCCTTAGCCCCTTTGGACAACAGGGTGTCAAAGGCTTGGAGCATAACTTCATTAACGGTGTTGCCACCGAAATAGTGAATCGTCATTATTCTAGATCTCCAAAATCACGGTTGAGGAAGAGCTCGACCATTTGTTCCATAGTCTTACCCTCAGAGCGTATCATACCTGCTGGGACGGTAGGGAACAACTCTTTGTGGCGGACTCTGTGGCTTTCAATACGCCTGAACTTCTCAGCCACGAGGTCACGGTTGTAATCCTCTCCTCCGTTGCGGGTATCAACCCGGCTCAGGCATGTCGCCAACGGGGTGTCAAGGAACAACGTCACCAGACGACGCGCAGGGCGGTTCAGCTTTTCTATCCAGGTGTGCAGGATCGTGGCTGGGATAATGCCCTCAAAGAAAGCGTCGTATTTAACCAGGTCTTCCCGCTCAGACAGCGCCAAGGCTAGCTCAATCTCTGCGTAGTCGCTGAGGCTGTCAACGCCCTTGGATTTGGTCTTGTCATATTTGCCAAAGGCCAGGATGCCGAACGATGGGAATACGGTTAGGAGGACACGGGAACCCAGGAGACACACATAGGCATCTGGATCCTTCTCCGACAGATAGGAGGGCACAGTAGACTTGCCGCTACCGTTACACCCCTTAACATAATAGATATCCCCTACGGGCTGTCTGGGGACTTCTACCTTGGGTGGGCGCACAAAGGTGTGAACCCGGCGCGTGGTGACGCCTTTTGGTGCTTGCATCGTGAATCCTCATAAAAAGAAAGGCCGCTAACATTATAGCGGCCTTTGCATTATAGAACCAGGATTTTTAGTTCACGGTCTTCAGGATTTCCGGCAACCATTTGTTGATTTCCGCAACGGTCTCAGCCACGGTGCCTTTCACCTTCTGGCGCTTGGTGAACGACTTGCCGTTCACGTACAGGCTGAAGCCGTAGCCGCCGGAAGCGATGGGTGCGACGTCAATATAGGTATTGGTGCGCGCGTTCGGCTTCTCTTTATCAGCACGTTCGGTGATGATGAACTCAAACCAGCGATGGTCTGGGTTCATGTAGTTCAGGAACACGCCTGGAACCACACCGTCTTCAACTGCTTTGATCAGCTCAGCCTGAACACCGGCGCGCGCCTGCTCAACCAGGTCTTCACGCTTGTTATGACGGCGGGAGCGCTCTTCAGCTGCTGCCTGTGGGGTCAGGTTTTTCGCCTTCAGGGCTTCCTGCGCCGTGTTCAGCGCCGCGTCGTCTTTGCTGGCTGCTGCCGCAGATACGTTAGATACAGCCGCGCCAGTATCAGCGCCCAGCAGACGAGAGCGGATTTCGGCAGCACGAGCCGCTTGTTCCGGGGTTTCAACTTCATCAACTTCAGCGGTAGGAGCGTCGCCCGTCGCGTCTAAAGACGCCAGAGCATGGTCCAGCAGGTCGGATTTTTCGTTCAGTACGGTGCCGCCCGGTTTCGGGGTTTCCGGTACGTTGGAAGTCAGCTCACTGTCCGCGCCGTTGGTGGCCAGAGCCTTTTCGGTTTCAACTTTTGCCAGGGCTTCGTTGATTTCGTTCTGCTCTTCTTCGGTCAGGTCTTCAACTACTTCGTAGCCGGAGGCCTGCTTCATTTCGCCAGAGACCAGTTTGCGGACGGTGACGTTACCGATGACCAGACCTGCAGCGCGCAGTTCAGCCTGTACGTCTTCAGCAGACTTGTTGGTGATGTCAAACTTTTGGTTGGTATCAGAGTGAAGAATGTATGGCATTTTGTGTTCCTTAAAGAGTGTTGTTCAATTCAATGATTTCAATATACTTGGTGTTTTCTGTCCCGTAAAGTGTTTTCAATAACTTTCTAGTTCAGAAACCGCGATAATCACTGTCCTCAAATTCATCACGGTCTAGCATACTTCCATCATCCATATTGAAAAAGTCAGCGAGAGGAAAGTAGTTTTCGACGTCCACCTTACAGAACACCGGCTTGCACACCGGGGTTCCGTTGTCGTCAACCAGGTAAAATTCGATATTAGCAACCAACAACTCATCGTCGACCACTTCCACAGAATGAACCGTCAGGTTCAAGTTGTAGTAGAAATACGGCGCCAGGTGTGGGTTGGAGGAGATCAACGCGTTCACAATGTAAACGTCTACAAGGTTTTCAATCACTTGGTTCTGTGGTAGATAACGCATGGTGACCTCCTGGGCCGAGTTATTTCTTCAGATACAGGTTTTCCAGTACCGGGTTGATCTCGCAGTACGCGTTGCACATGAGATCCCCGTACTTGATCTCACCCATGATAGCACGGCGGGTGGCGCGACGGGCATCTTCCCACATATACTGCTCAATGCATTCAGCAGCATACTGGATATAGATGTTCAGGAACTGCGTGGTGGTTTTGATATATTCCGCTTGGGTGGAGTTCAGAGTCAACCAAACAGGAACGTCATCGCCACTGCCGATCCGGATGCGCGCGTGATCATCAAATGCCACCAACAATTCGCCGTCAGCGCCGGTATCCAGTTTGATGATAGTGCCACCAGGATTATCCCCATCCCCGCTGGTCTGGGCGTAAACGGTCTTCATTTCAGCACCGAAGTACGACAACGGAACCGGGGCAATCCCATAGCGGTCAGCATAATGACGAAGGTTTTGAACACGGCCGGCAAGGTTGGACAGACTTCTCGCCATGCTGCGTTGTTCAGTGAACCCAGCCAGGAAGTCCTGGAAGAATTCGATCACTTGCACGTTGCCTGCAATGAACTTGTCTTCCAGCGCCAGAGACACACCAGGGGTTTGTATTTCAAGGTGTTCCAGCACGGCGTCCAGCAGGGACGGGATAATCGGATGGGTGACACCGTAGTCAAACCCCAACTGGAAACCAGTCTTCCCGAAGAATTCTTCATTCTGCACCGGGATGTGATTCTGAGGCAACACAGTATCAGAACGCAGCCCCAACAGTTTCATCCCGTAGACGTGTGCCGTTGGCATGCTGCGTTGGTCAGGTTCGGTGAAGTTAAACATCTTGTTGTCCTTACAATAGTGGGTGAGGATTTCATTATACCCTCACCCATTTATTGATTACTTTTTCTTACGACGGGCATCTTTCCAGACGCTGGCCTGAGACTGCTTCTGGAAGCGGGCGGTGCGCATAGGGATGACAATCTCCCACCACTGAGGCTCAATCTCAAACAGCTGGGTGCGCATGTGGTCAGCCCGGTACAGCTTGACGCAATGCTGATACAGCGGGTGGTTGGCAAACCGTGAGATGGCCTTCCAGGTCAGACGCAACCGGGTCTTGGCACGATAGGCGCGCTCGTTACGCAGGCGGATGATGTCCTCAAACACCAGCAGGCGCAGCTTCGGCGGCAGGTAGTGGAGGTTCAGCCCCCAAAGGTAAGTTACCCCACGATCCCCAAACTCAATGCCGTCTCCCATGCGAGCGTTAAAGAAGAACACCAGTGGGTACATATCCCAGTATGGCAGTTCATCCTTGGTCTTGGCATCGTATTTGAAATAGAACATGCGACCGATGAGATATCGGTCTTTGTTTGCCGGGCGCTTGTGATCCTTGAACGCCTGCATCATGTGGTTCGGTGTCAGGTTGGCGTCTTTACTGATACGGTCAGTAAACCACACATGCGAGCGGTGGATATTTCGCTTGGCTTCGGCACCGAAGTTCTGGCGATACTTGATGATGTAACGCTTGACCAACTCAGGTGCATTGACCTCGTTGTCGAGGAGCAATGGATCTTCCTCACCAGCTAGATTCTTTGCCATTTGAACACCTATAAATATTCAACATATACTCTATTTAACGGGTGGCTATCGTGCAAGACTTCCACAATTTCATCACTCAAATCGTGCAGCGAGGAATTTCACGGAAGAACAGATTCCGTGTCACCATCCCGTTGCCTGAAGGCATATTCAATGCCAACGCCACGGCCAAGAACGACGGCCAGGCATATCAATCATCCAACTGGTCTAGCATCTTCCAGACCGGGGTGAAGGTCGTCAACTCATTCTTCGGCGGTACGTCTGAGTCGTCCAAGTCGCTACAGGCCATGGTGTCTGTTGCGTCATTCCCAGGGTTAAACTTTGACACCACGGTGTTGAACAACAACGGCAACCACATCAAGATGCCCAACAACCGAACCCAGACTGACATCGACTTCACCTTCCTGTTGGCCAACGACTACTTCGAAAAGCAGATCCTGGACGCCTGGAAGAAGCTGATACAAGATCCGTACACATCCAAGATGGGTTACTATGACGATTATACCGTAGACATCGTCATTGAGGCTCTGGACTCTGAGGACAACCCGGTTCACAGGATGTACCTGCTGGAATGTGTTCCGATCAACTTCAACAGTATCGAGATGGACAAGGGCGCGACCGACCAGTACAACCAGTATAGCGTGTCTTTCTCCTACAACAAACTGCTTACAGAAACCGAGTACCAGCAGCGTTCACTGAGTGAAGATTTCCTCCCTCTTGGGATTGCTGACGCCATCGCAGCAGGTGACTGGGAGACCGCAGCCAGTAAGGCCGGGCAGCTCTACAAGAAGATCCAGCAGGGGAATTTCACTGGTGAGGCGTTATTGGTCTATCGCCAGCTTGACCAACTCATCAAGAATTCGGCCGGTATCAGTCTGTCTGACTTTGAGAGAATCTCTGTTGGGGTTCAGCGGGACATACTCGGTAATGACAACCTGACGGCAGTTGAGAAGACTAACCTGCTCAGCCTGTTGAAAGGGGTAACAAAATAAAGCCCTCCGGAGAGGGCTTTGTCATTTACTCAGCTTGACGCAGGTAAGCTTCGAAGTCGTCAACCCCGGCAGAGCCAGAGCCTGAACCAGTTGGGCTTGCCTGTTGTGCACCACCCGCGCCAGCACCGGCACTTGACTGAGCCTGATCAACAGGTTTGTCCGCGGCTTGCTGAACTGCCTGCTGTTGGTATTTCTGCTGATCTTTGGCTTCAGTCGGGGCGTGTGCCATAGTACCAGCGCCGTTTTCAACCAAAGGCATGTCCGCAGGGATCACCAGCACCTTACGCAGTTGGGCTTCCAGCTCGGCATAGGTCTTGTAGTTCTTGCGATCGTAGAACTCATAGATGCTATGCTCTTTCTCCCAGATCTCCTGGATGTACTCATCAGAGCCCAGTGGAGCCGGTTTATCCCACTTCACGTTTTCCCACTTCGGACAGCGCACAGTGCGGCCACCGAACGTCTTCTCTTCAGAAGACAGGTTCAGCAGGATGTCCGCGCCTTCCCAGGCATCAAACGGGTCAAACTTGATGTCGGTGCTGAATTTCGGGTTCTGGGCTGTGTCGATGAACTTCTTCAGCGCATTGCCGTACTTCAGCAGACGAACCTGACCGTTGTTGGACGGATCAGTACCGTCTTTGATCACCAGGATGTTGACGTAATAATCGCTGTTTGGCAGACGATCCTTCATCTTGTTCTTCAGTGACTCGTCCGGGCGCTCTTTCAACTGAGCCCAGATTGGGCGGTCATGGTCACGAACCGGGCAGTCTTCGCCGAAGGTTTGCAGGCTGTTGTTGATGTACCAGCCGCCTTTACCCTGGAAGGAGTGAGTCAGCACCAGCGCAACTGGAGTCAACACGAAGTCCGCCGGGATCTCACCTTCTTCCTGACGTTTCAGGTCGACCATTGGGATTGGCAGCAGACGGATAATGTTTTCAGAAACATGATCCTTGTTCCAGGTCCACTTCCAGATGCGAGCATCGCGCTGGTAGCCGCCCTGGCCTTGTTGTTCCAGGCGAGATTGCATTGCGGTTGCGTTGGTACCACGGGAATTCTTTAAACGATCAAATAATGAGGCCATCTTATTTATCTCCGCCATAAGGCTATGTTGATATATTTCCGCCGACATCGGCTATTAACAGTTTATTTTATTACAGCGGATATATTTATACCCGCTTTTTTATTAAGATTAACCCCGAATTAATAATTCTTTTGGGTCAATCTCAATTACATCGTAAATGCGAGTTTCAGTTTCATGCGCACCTACATGGATCTCAGCCTGTACCGAATATACACGACCATCCGGCAGAGGCACACGATAGATAACAGAGTTGCCAGCCTGGTCTTTATAACCGGGCGCGGTCATATCACGGATTGGGCGCGGGAAATGATCCATCTGGCGTAACAATTGGATAATATCTTTCATCTATAACGCTCTCAGATCAATTTCTTTGATCGTGGTTTATCTTTCAACAGACGGCTGTCATTGCATTCGGCTTCCAGGCGGGAATACAGTGGCGCGGTCACCATTTTCTTGATGCTGGCCTCATCGATGTCTAGCTCTTCAACAACATGGGCCATGCTTTCCAGGAGACTCTCCTTCTTATCCATCGCGCGCACCATGACGGCTTCGGAGAAGGACTCAGGGGTGATGAGCTTCTGTGGGTTAGACATCGATTGTACTCCCACGCCCGCTCCCCTTCTTGATCTCACGCAGGACGTCTTTGAAACCAGACGGTGCTGAGTGGGGTGATTTGACGCCGCTGACAATCATAGGACTGCCAACATGAATATAGATCTCACCGCCGCATTCAGGACAAGGCGAGATAGTCGGTTCGTGCCGTTCAGCACAGGGTTTACGCGCCTGGAACGTATGTTCGCAGCCCTTGCACGCATAATCATAAGTAGGCATTTAACACCACTCCAGCTATGTAACGTACAAGAATTATAACCCCAACCGCGATCAACGACCAAGCGGCGCGGGCAAATGAAATGGATGCGTGACGGCCGAACTGACGCAGACCTTCAGCCTGCATAGCAGCACGTTCGTTGTCCACCGAATTGGTCAGGGTGTAGAACGAAAGCATCATGAACTGGGAACGTACGAAGTTGCACACCGCCGCCCAGAAGCTGAGACCGGCCACGGTCAACAGCACGATTGTGAGGACGTTAATTGCTAGCAGGATCATCTTGGGTCTCCTTCTCAGCCGGGGTGCCGAGATACCAGCCGTTGTTCACACAGTTGATGGCGGACTGCACGTTGCCCATGGTCACCACACTGCCCTTGGCGCTGTATTCTTCCTTCAGCAGTTCGAAGATGTCTTCCTGGGACTGGCCTGCAGCCATGTACTTGGCCACCTTTTCGATAAACAAAGATTTCATTGATTTGAACTCCGGATGATGTTGTTTGAACGCCTCACCGCCGACCATGTTCGCAAAGCCGTCAATCAGGTCATCGATTGGCTTAGGGTCTTTGGCATCAAGGTTGTCCATTATAGCCCGCATGTTAACGTTGAATACCGTCTCAAACGTGTGGATCATCACGGGTTTAAGAGCATTGCCCACCCCGGTAAAGTTCTTCTTCACATAGGACGGAGTGATGATTTCGAAGTCGTACCCGTTACGGCGCAGAGCCTGCTTGAGGAGTGCCGTGTTCTCGGCAGTCTGGCAGATGTTGTTGGAGTTTTTGGAGTTGCCCATGGCATACCCCTCAAGTGCGATAAAGTCCGGCTTCTCTGTGAGAATAACGGCCTCAGCCCACTTGGCGATGTTGGCGAAACGCTCTTCATTGTTCGCATAGTCAGGCTGCTTCAGGATCAGGATATTATTCCGTATCTGACGGCAATATTTGACCACAGTGTAGTATGCATAGAAACGAAGGTTTTCGAATTTCAATTCAGTGGTGTCATCCCAGAAGCAAAGGGCAGGACAGCCATATGAGTAGTCAATACCGCAGAATTTCATAGAAATACCCGTAACGTGGTGGAGTTACGGGTATTTATGGGTGGGTTAACTCAGGGCGATCTTGCCGTCGTTAGGCAGGATGATGCTTGGTTTGGCACTCTGTTCCTTGCGCTCTTTCAGGCGCTTCAGAGTGGCGATATCGTCCTCGCTGATCTTAGCCTGGTAAGCCTCTGGGCCAACCCAGAACTTGCCCGTCAGGGACACGAAGTGCGCGCCGACGACAGTGATGATCACACCACACTGGAGTGAAAAACGGGTGATATTTGAAACTTCAATTGCCAGCTGTACGGAATCAGCAGAAAGGCATGGGGAGTACTGGACACCGCCCTCAGCGAAGGTGAGCATCCCGGCCAGGGTTTGAATGTATTCAATCCCGGCTGCATCTTTGGACACGCCGACAAAGAACTTCTCAAACTCTGGCAGCACCCGCTTATTTTCGTCGGACACCGTGTACTTCAACAGGTCAATGATGCGAGCCTGGAAGTCCTTCACCAGTTCTTCAGCGGAAATGTTCTCTTGATCTTCGTTTGACATCTATTTCTTCCTCGTTAGTTCATAATCACGGTCTGCCGTGTAACGGTAAACTCGGTTGTTGACGACTTCTTTGCCATCCTTCATATTGACTGATGACGATGTGGTATGCCAGCCACTGCGACCTTGGATCTTGACGTCACGGTCTACAGAGCCGGGGATAAAGTGTGCCTTTAGCATACTTAACTTGCGTGTTTGGACAAAGTGCTCAATGAACGCCCCAGATGTAACGATGGCGCGCGGGTGCATCCTCATGAACTGAGGCCAAGACCGGGCAACGTCCAGCGGCAACATCTTAATCCCGAGTTGCGCATCATGGATGGCCGGGCTATAATCGACGTCCATGACCACGACGTTGAATCCTGATTGAACCAGTTGCTGAACACCATAACGCATTGCCACCCGGCTCTCCAGGTCAATGAGGATGGTCGTCATGCTGGCATTGTTAGCATAGTGCTCAAGGAACAACGCGAAGTCGTCTTCGACCAACTTGTTTACCTTCAGCTCCTGTCCTGGTTGGCTGAAGCAAAACCCATGGTATTCCGTTTCTTGTTTCATCGGTGATTACCCTTGTATAAATATCATTACAGTATACTACGGAGCACTGCTATGAATTTTCCATCGTTACCTAAAACCCACCGTGAATGGACGACTGAGGTCTGGCCTCACAAGATCAAATATCGTGCTTTCACGGCAGGCCAACAATCTTTATTCCTCGCCGTAGCTGACCAAGACACCCCTATCGAGGATCGCATCCAGACCATGGGCGACATCTTCAACCAGTGTGTTGACGCCGGGGTTCCATTTGAGCGCCTGCCGTCCGCCATCGTTGAGAAGGTGTTCCTTCTGATGCGGTCTATCTCCATCGGCGAGATCATGCCCGTTCGTTATAAATGCAGCAACGTTGTTGACAAAGAAGAATGCGGTCAGGAAGTGGTTCTCAACATTGACCTCAACAAAGTCGGCATCGCGATCCCTGAGGGCTACAAGGACACCTTCGAGCTGGCCGGTGGTTACTTCATCAAACTGCGCGCGCCTGCATACAGTGACCTGATGAAGTTGTCAGGGGCTAACCTGCAGCGCCAGATCGCCTCCTTCACTGAGTGCCTGTACCGTGACGAGGACGTGTGGCCTATCGAAGATCCATATGCTCCAGGCATTTCTGCTGAAGTTGCTGAGAAGCGCAAGCAGACGTTTGAGGAGTTCGTACAGTGGTGTGCTGACAACCTGGAGGCTGACGTGTTGACCAAAATCGCCACGGACTTCTTCTCCAAGCAGATGCATATCGCTTACACCAACAGCATCCGTTGTCCTAAATGTGGGTTCGAACATAAGATCGAGATCAATTCCATCAACCAGGTTTTCATCTGATCTTTGAAGTTGATTTAATATCCTATTTTGAAATGTGTGACACACTGAAGCGTCACGGCTATAGTATGTTTGAGATCAGTGATATGATGCCTTGGCACCTTGACCTGATGACGGAGATGCTGAAACGGAGAATAGCATCTCAGTCTAATAACCCACACCCCCAATAAGGTCGCTTTGCGGCCTTATTTGTTTTACAGGTCAATCTAAACCTGCTCACCTAAAATTCGTATATGTGGCTCAACACCGATAATTTGTTGGGGAACTCGATTTTGAAGGAAATTGTTGAATAAAAACCATTTTTCATGGAGCATCCCAGACGGTATGGTTTTTCTGCCGTCTTATCAAGTTCGAGCTTTGCGAGAACGCGATAGTTGTTTTGACCTTATCCGAGCGTAGCGAGTGATTGATATTAATTCAAGTTTAATTCAAAATCGAATTAATACCGCGCGCGAGGAACTCGCCATAAATACCCTGATAGCAACAACCATATTCAGGGTGATCCCATGCTCGATATCAAACACTGGTGGCAAGGCGTTGTTGAGGACGTCAATGATCCGGATCAGAACGGCCGAGTCGCTGTGCGCATATTTGGTGTACACACTACTGACACGTCTCTCCTGCCTACGGATATGCTGCCTTGGGCCAAGATACTTATGCCACCTACAAATGCCTCCTCGGTCGGTCTAGGTTGGTCTCCGACTGGGTTGACTGTGGGCTCTCACGTGGCCGGGTTCGCAACGGACGACGCCTACCAAGAGATCCGGGTGGCCTGGGTTTGGTCAGGAAGCAACCCAACCAACGGTGCCGACACTAACCCATTGGCTCTGGGGCAGGTGGTGCAGGCGATCGATCGTCAAGCATATAATGCCGTGACCGACGTTCCAGTGAAAGAAGAAACGGATGAGCCTACACCCCCGACTCCACCGAGCAGCATAGATCCAGAAAAGTGGATGAGCATCGCACGTGGTGAGATCGGCGTCAAGGAATACAGCGGTAAGTTCAACAACAACCCACGCATCATCGAGTACCACAAGACCACATCCCTTGGGGCATCTGAGGATGAGGTTTCATGGTGTGCCTCGTTCGTTGGCTGGTGCCTGCTCAAGGCTGGATACACATCTACCAAAAGTGCCTTGGCGCGCTCCTACATGAGCTGGGGTGTAGCCCTGTCAGAGCCTCGTTATGGCGCTATCGTCGTGTTCCGCCGGGGTAACAACCCAACGTTCGGCCACGTGACATTCGTCCAGAAGTTTGACTCTCAGTATCTGTATTGCCTGGGTGGCAACCAGAGCGACCAGGTGAAGGTATCTCGTTTCCCGCGCTCATCTGTCCTGGGCTATCGTTGGCCTGCAGGCGACACCTTGGTGTCCAATGAGCCGAAGTCGCAGAACGGCAAATGGTCTGAGCCTATCCCTGACCGCACACCGAAGACCGTCCCGACTCCACCACCATCAGGCCGAGTACAGGATCAAGAGACATTCGGTGCTGACACTGTCCCTACGTCAGGTGGCTCCCAGTACCCGTACAACAACGTGTTCGCAAGCCGCTCAGGTCACGTCATTGAAGTGGATGACACCCCTGATGGTGAGCGCCTCCACTGGCTCCACCGCAGTGGGTCATACAAACAAATGTTGTCAACCGGGGATGTGGTGCGCAAGACAGTACGCAACGACTTCGATATCACGATGTTCGACAAGCGGTACATGGTTGGGAAAGACCACAACCTGACCGTGGGTGGTACTGAGGTGCAGCGTAAAGCCGGGGCGTCCTATCACCTGTACCAAGACCAGTACAGTAACGTCGTCAATGGGCCATCTTTGTACAAATTCGCCGGGCTGATCGAGTACCATGTTGGCGGGATATTGCGTTTCATGGCTCAGAACATCGAGATGTCAGGGACTCTAAAGCTGTCGAAGTTGTTAGTCGGTGAGGTTATTGCGCAGAAGTTGACGGTGCAGGAGAAGATCAACGGCAACATCATCTATGCTGACATGGCTGGTACTGCCAACTCGAAAGGCGGCGCAACCCCGGCTTCACCATCTGGCCCAGGTGATATCACAATCAATGCTCAGCTCCAGGACACCGGAGGCAACTTTGACAAGCCGATCGAGGGTAACGGTGCATCCAGCGGCGCGGTACAGTCCAAGATGGCCGCAGATACGTCCTCTCCGGCACAGAGCACGGCGAACGCACAGATGAGTAGCATACCTACATACAACACGCTTCCAGACGCGTCTACCGTGATTGGGGTGGTGGTGCTGAAAGTTGCAGGCCAGAAGCCTGTGTTCAAATTCTCAGATGGGTCTTCTTGGGAGGACATGTAATGAAAGAGTATGTCGATATTGACATGTCGTTCACGCGGCATCCAGTAACCGGGGACGTCACCAAGAAGGTCGGCGTCCGTGCTGTTCAGCAGTCTGTTAGGAACATTGTCATGACATCGCTGGATGAATGGGAAACCCTGCCTGAGATGGGGGCTGGCGTCTACCGCATGTTGGGTGAGAACACGAACCCGACCATCCAGGTTGATGTCAAGAACAAGGTGGAGGATGCCATCACTCAGTATGAGTCGAGGGCTGAGATAGACAGTGTGGCAGTCTCGTTGTCAGAGGACTATCACACGCTTCAGATAACGATCGTATTCTATGTGACCAACATACCAGATCCAGTCACAGAGACCATCTACCTGAAGCGCGTGAACTAAGGTGTCTTGAACATATCACGCCAGTTGATGATACGCAACCCGGTGAAGAGTTTGGTCTTGGAGCATGCCATAAACTCCAGCCGGGGGCGACATACCAGTTGCCCTGAAGGTGTTGCCCTGACCGGATATCTGTTGATGAAGGACGGGTTAAGATACAGGGTGGCGCGCAACGTAAAGATCATGTATTGCTTGACCATTTCATGAGTTAACCCGTCACTTCGTGGTGCCCAATCCTCCAGGTCTTCGTGTAGCTGCATGATCCTCAGGTTAGACACATGACCTACCTGTTTGGCGATCCCACCCAAATATAACTGCAGCCGGGCTTCCTTATCACTGTCGTTGACAATCCCCACCAATGCGTTCATCGGCATTTTGAAGATCTTGAACATGGGTTGTGTAGACCATGCCACGTCCAACATATTGTTCACTGTGCCGCTCATAAGATAATCCCTTTGATCAACAGGTACGAAACGACGTGGTCGGTCATGCCAGACTGCTCATCAACGATCTCGTCAACGAAGATTTCAATTTTCGGGTTCAGGAAGTTGAGGTGCTCTGACACCAACCATGGGCGAGTGTACTCAGGGAACCGGTTCATGACAGCCAGGCGCAGGTTGTTAAAGACAGCGTCCGCGCAGTCGGTAGTATCCAAGCGGAACCAGCGAGATCCTGGCGTAATGCGTACCTCGGACACTTTGCCAATGACACCTATCCCCTCAACCACAACGTCCACTACAGAGGCATAGACCTCCTTGGCAAGCACCTCATGCAATGGGAGACCGAAGATCTCTTCTTTGGTGACAGCGTGGCGGCAGAATTCAAAATTAGGGAGAGGCATGCAGCCGAAGTTTTGCTGTGGATTCTTCAGAATAGTGTTCATTGTATAGGTATCCTGTGTTGGGATAATCAAGGTATGCTGAAAATATAGCGGGAAATTCTTCAATAGTAAAGGCCGGTTTTCAATACCGGCCTTTGGGAGTTAACGCTTCAGACTTTGAACAAATCCTTGGTAATCCAAGGTTGAGCCATCCGGCATCTTGATCACCGGCATAGACATAGAGCGTTTGCCGGTCAGCGCCTGGAGATCTTCCAGGGTGTAGTCTTTATCCAGCTTCAACACTTCAAAATCCAGGTGACGGATCTTGCACATGTTTTCTGCCGCGATGCACTGCTGACAACCTTTCTTGGAATAGATTTGAACAACACCTGTCATTTACTCACCTCATTGAACGGATTACGGAACTCATCAAGGATACCGCCGGACAACACACCAGTCAGGTAGTCGGCCGCTTCGGCTTCTTGCAGTGCATACTGCATCTCTTTATTACTTAGCCACTCATTAATAAATGGCATCGGGTTGGTCTTGACCAGTTCTCCTGGGTACGGGTGGCCGATAGCAGCCATACGAACCCCGGCCAGCCAGTCAACGAATTTGCTGAGGATAGACTCGTTCAAGCCCAGCATTGGGCCATACTTGAACAGGTATGGGATCCATGCCTTCTCTTGGTCAGCAACGTCGACGTACAGCTTGGTCATCTCACCGCGCAGCTCTTCACGGATGACAGCGAAGTCAGGATCCATGCTCGGCAGACGGTTCAACAACGTCTGGGTCAGCATCAGGTGATCCTGCTCATCACGAGCGATCTGGCGGATGATCTTGGCGTTGCCTTCCATCTTACCGTTCATGAAAGTCGGGAACGCCCAGGAGCAAGCGAACGACACATAGAAGCGGATGCCTTCCAGGGCGTTGGCAGCAAACAGCGCGCGCCAGAAGGCACGTTTGTGATCCATGGTGTCCTTCATGGTGAACTCACGCCCGGCCAGCTTCATGCCGCTGTACTGGATGGCATCATCGTAGTACACAGAGATGGACTTGGCGCAGTCAACGATCTCTTCAACGTCCATCAGGTTGTCAAAGATGACCGATGGGTTGTCCAGCACGTTGCGCAGGATGTGGGTGTACGACAGGGAGTGGATGGCCTCCTGACGCGTCCATTCCAGGATAGCGAACTCCATCTCAGGAGTTGATGCCACTGGCGAGAACGCTTCTACCGGCGCGCGACCTTGGATGCTGTCCAGCATGATCTGGCGCTTGATATTGGAGTCGAAGATATGCTTTTCAGCCTTTGACAGAGACTCATAGTCAGCCTTGTCCTTGGTGACATCAACTTCCTCAGGACGCCAGAACTGGGCCAGGCCTTTCTCATACCAGCGTTGGATGAGCGGCCAGGCGACGACGTCGAAGCGCTGGATGGAAACCGGGTCACCAAAGAAAGGGAGCTTGGTGTTGTCTGATTTGGTGTTAAACACAGAGAATTCTTTAGCCATGATGTCCTCGAGATTAAAAGGGGTGGAACCCCACCCCATGATTATACGGCTGTACTGCTAACGGAAATAACGGTCAGATTACACAACTTTCACACGGCTGATCGCCGCCGTCCTTCTTCTCTTCACCCAGCTCTTCGGCCAATTCATCAGCATCGAAGTTGGTGTTGTAGTAGAAGGTCTTGCCGCCGTAGAAGTAGAAGTTGACCATGTCTTGGAACATCACTGAGCGCGGGATCTTGTTGTCAGGGAAATCACCCGGCTTGTAATGCGTGTTGGTGCTGATAGCCTGGTCAACCCAGTACTGCAGCAACGCCGACGTCATCAGGTATGGTGCGCACTGGATGTCCCACTTGTAGTCATAGACATCTTTGAGGGTCTCGATGTCCGGAACCAGCTGGCGTACCACGCCGTTCTTGCTGCCCTTCGAGGTCATCGGACCTTTCGGTGGCTCAATGCCATTGGTGGCGTTCAGCACCTGAGATGAGCTCTCAGTCGGGGCGATAGCCAGCAACGTGGCGTTACGGATGCCATGCTTCTTCAGGTCAGCGCGCAGGCCGTCCCAATCCAGACCATATGCGTTGCCTTCCGGACGCTCACCAACGATCTTGCGCTCAAACAGATCAGGGGTGATCTTGCCTTCGTCGTGGATGGTAGGCATACGGCACTTACCGAATTGCATAGCCAGGCGGTTGGATGCCTTCATCAGGTAGAAGTGCAGGTGTGCCATCCATTCATCAACCAGGCGCAGACCTTCAGGGCTACCATAGGAGCAGAAGTTCTTGGCCAGGAAGTGGGCCAGGTTCACGATGCCGATACCCAGAGGACGATAGTCAACAACAGCTTCACGGGCTTGGATGCACGGATAGTCCTGATACTCCAGCAGGCTGTCCAGCGCCGCCACCAACACATAGGCAACGTCTTCGATCTCTTTCGGGTCGTCGAACGCAGTCATGTTCAGTGAGGCCAGGGTGCACAGCGCGATGCGGCCGTTCGGGTCATCGTATTGCTCAAAGGCGCGGGTCGGTAGCGCGATCTCACAGCACAGATTGGAAGACCAGACGGTGTCCTGAGTGAATGGGCTGTACTTGTTCATGTTGTCACAGAATTCGATATAGATTCGACCTGTGTCAGAACGTTGGTCTAACAGCATGCCCCAGACTTCATCCGCAGGCAGGCACTCGTGACGCAGCATGCCCTGCTCAGCAGCCTTAATAGCCTGGTCATACAGATCACGGAAGGTGTCGACGTCGTTGAAGTAAGAGCTGTAGAACAGTGGCCCAAACATCTTCTTGACTTCGGCCGGGTCAAACAGGTAGATGTTCTGTTTGTTCCAGGCGCGTTCCATCATGACACGGTTGATCTGCACACCATAATCAGTGCGGCGTTCGCGGTTGTTCTCAGTGCCACGGTTATTCTTCAGAACAATCATGGCTGGGAACTGCAGGTGCCACATCGGATAGTAGGCAGTCATAGAGCCGCCGCGAACCCCACCCTGAGAGCAGCTCTTCAGGTCACCGACGAACTTCTTGATGAATGGGATAGTTCCGGTATGCTCCATCTCACCGCCACGGATAGGAGCACCGAGGGCACGAATCTCCCCCACGTCCAGACCGATGCCTGCGCGCTTGCTGACATAGTCAACGATAGCAGAGCCTGCGGCCTTGATAGAGTCCAGCGTGTCGCCGACTTTGATCAGCACACAGGAGCTGAACTGACGGGTACGGGTACGGACGCCAGCCATGATCGGGGTCGGCAGACTGAATTTACCGGTGCTGGCGTAGTCATAGAAGCGGGTGACCATGTCCATGCGCTCAACACGGTTCCATTTGGAGAACAGAGCCATCGCAATCGCCATGTACATCACCTGCGGGGTCTCATAGAAGATACCCTCAGACTTCTTGGCGCGGTTCTGCAGCAGGTATTTCTCCGTCAGCTGAACCATCGCAGCCCAGGTAAAGCGTTTGTCACGCTTGTGGTTGATGACAGCCTGGAGCTGGTCAAACTCAGCCTGAGAGTAGTCAACCAGGAAGCCCGCGTCGTAGATACCGAGGTCGGTGTTCTTCCTGAAGATGTCAATCAGCGCCGGGGGATAGTATTCACCATACACACGCTGGCGCAGGTCATATGACTTCAGGCGCGCGGCAACATATTGGTAATTGGGTTTGTCAACTGAAATGAGATTGGCCGCAGCATTAATCATTATCTCTTGAATGCGCGACGTCTTCATATTATCGGTGAATTGGATTTTGGAGTGCTCAATTATCTCAGACGGTGAAACACCATCAAGATCTTCACACGCCCTTTCAAGAACAATGTGCAGTTTCTCAACGTCGTAGGGGACGACACGTCCGTCCCGCTTTATGATATTAATCATAGCGATCCTCAGGGTTCTACTTTTTGTGGTACGGTATTTAATCAGGTGGATATTATAAACCGCCTCAATGCTATTGAAGCGGTTGTTTTATAACATAAAAACGGAGTGGGTTTAGATATTGTACATGTCGTTGATTTCCAACATCTTACGCACAAAGTTGCCACGACCATTGCGGTCAGATTTATCGAATTCAACGATATTAATTGGGGTCAGCCATTCCGGCAGCTTGCCATCAACCATTAAATGATCCAGCGCACCTGATTCTAATTTGGCATTAAAATCACGGAAGCATTCCACATATTTCTGCAATGCATTTTCACGCAGGCGTTTATTTGATTGCGCAATATCGCCGTTCAGGTAAATGAACGACGTGTCGCTCGGACGAGTGAACAAGTTTTTCAATTGCTCCATGTCGCACTCTTGGGCTTCTTCGATAATCAGGAAGGTGTCATCAAACGACATACCCTTGATGGTCTCCAGATCCTGAATTTCGATGACCTTCTTCTCCCACAGATAGTTGAAGAAGCCATCGCTGCCGCTGTCAGTCTTCAACACCTTCTTGAAGGTCTGGATCAGAGGCATCAGGTATGGCATCAGCTTTTCATAGGTGTCGCCCGGTCTGAACCCGGCGGTGGTGCCTGTAGGGAGCGGAGAGCGCGCGATGATGATTTTCTTGACTGTACCCTGGGCATAATGCTGGATGGCAGCAGATGCGCCTGAGTACGATTTGCCGGTGCCTGCCGGACCGATAGCTACGGTCAGGGGGTTTACCAGGGCGGATTCGTATGCTTCTGTCTGGTGCTCAGACAACGATTGGAATGGTGCGTACTTGAATTCCCCTTTGGAATATTTCAACCATTCGTCTTCTTTCTGTACGGTGACCTTCTTGCGGTCAGACTTGCGAGCGCCTTTGCTAGGCATTTTCACGACAGAGCTATTGGTTTGCATACACAGGTTTCCTTAAAGAAACTAACATGGCAAGAGTACTTATAACCCCGACACCCTCAATGAACTACTGGGGTCGCGCTCAAATAAAACCCCGCCGAAGCGGGGTGTCATCACACAAATGAAGCGTAGGCTGCTGCCAGCTTCTTGTCGTAGCCGTCGGCCGCGTAGTTGGGACCATTGTACCAGCGCGCGAAGGATGCCCAGTTCTTGGTTCTCAGTGCCGTCAACAGGTTGTTGTCAGCCTTGATGAACTGTACGAACGCCCGCAGGTGAGCGCTCTCTCCGCCATTCAGCATGTCTATGTAGAACGCCTTGGCTGTTGGGTAGCCACAGACCTTGACGCCGTTGAAGCCCATGATCTGGAACAGACCATACGAGGCCGAAGCATAGGCGCACTCAGCATCGATGGTAACAGCCTTTTCCAGTCGCGCCCGCTCGTTGGTGGTGTACCCGCCTGCCGACTTGTTGACAACATCAGGGTACTGAGCAGCCAACTGGTTAGCCCGGTCAAGACCGTATTTGTTGGTCAGCTGACGGAACATGATGTGACGCTCAAATAGCATCTTCAGGTCGCCTGACTTGGTGTAGCCTGAACCACGCGCCTCAACCTGGTTGACCGCCTTGATAGCAGCCAGCTCACAGCCGAGGTCACGTGCGGCCTGCACCAGATCATCTTCAGTGAGGTGGTCAACGTGGCGGTCGCCTGCGTTCTGGATAGCGTACACTGTCTTCGGACCGACAACGCCGTCCACGACAAGCCCGGCTCCGGATTGAACCTTGCGCACCGCCTGGTCTGTGCCGTTGCCGAAAATGCCGTCAGTGGCGAGATTGTAGCCGATGGCGTTCAGCTGTTTCTGGAGGTCGACGACCGCAGGACCACGGTCGCCCTTTCGTAGGAGTGCCATAATGAAAAACCCTCTGTTGGTATATCAGAGGGTATTTATTCAGCTGGACTTGTTTGCCTCCCTCAAAGATTCCAGGGACTCAAGCCACTGGTCTAGAGTTAGGTGGTTCAGGGCGTAGACGTGGACTGATACTGCAATCCAGTTGTTTGCCTCACCGCCCCGGAAATAGAAATAACCATCTCCGCGTTCCAGGGTCTCTTTGTGGCCTGCTTCGGCTATCGCCTTGTTCACTGCTTTGATGGTCAGCATTTCAGTTCCTTAGTTCCACAGGTACTTGGTGAAGCCGTTGGAGTAGGCGTTGGCCACCAGTGTGCCGTTGTACTCAGCACCGCCCTCATCCCACTGGAAGTCGTCAACGTACAGGACAACGTTGTCGCCTTCAAACAGCCACATGCGGTTGATGGTGGCGCTGATATAGAGAGTCAAATCCCCTTTGGTCTCAGCTAGCAACACGTCAATGTATGCGCCCCGCGTGCAGTTGTTTTCACAGGCCGCTTCGTGTTCTTCCTTTGTGAACTGGAAGCCGACGTTAGAGATGAAAGATTCAAATACTGCAGCGTGGGCGTGATTTATCTTGGACATGTGTAGCTCCTGCGTTTCAAAGGGGTTTGGGTTGCCGGGGTTTCCCCCGGCGGTGGTGTTAAGCCAGTTTGGCGATGATGGCTGCGACGTCTGCTTCAGACTTCTTGCCCAGGGTCATGTACTGGGACTTCACGTTGCCTTCACCCAGCAGGTCAGCAACTTCAACCAGCGCCGTGCCTTTGGCGGCGAAGAACATCAGGCTGAAAGTGCCGTTGTTCATTGGGTTCACCTGCATGCGGCCTTTGGAGGTAGACACGGTGCCGTAGGTCTCGGTCTTCGCTTCCACCACGTGAACTTCGCGCTTCAGGGTCGCAGCCAGGGTGGCCAGTGCTTCAGTTTTGTTCACTACCTTGCGGGCGGCTTTCTCAGCCTTGGTCACTGGCACTTGAACTTGGATTTCGAAACCGCAAGCCGCTTTTGCTTTGCCGCTCAGCAGGTTCATGAAGGAGGTGCGGCCACCGCTGAAACCTGCTGCCTGTGCTTGTTCCCACAGAGCTGCTTTAGTCAGGTCACGGTTCAGTTCGAAAGCTACGGTGCCGTTGGTGATGATTTCGATGGAGTTAGTCATGATTTTGTTTCCTGTAAAGTTGTTTCGTTTCAAGTGTGAGTGGGTCAATCCCGCCTCGTTGAAATTAAATATACGCCAGTTATTGAATTCCGTAAAGCGTTTTCAATAAATATTTTTGACTTTTTACGGAATTTTCAATAACTGGCTGACTTACAAGGAAATTTAGTTTGAACTTTTATTCAACTTCGCAGTATTTGTCAGCGTATTCACGGAAACGAACCATGACACGCTTGGCATGAGCGTTGACCAGAGCCACATCGCCTGAGTCACGATAGGTGTCCATCATCTCAACATGCATCATGAGGATGGGGTCTTCCACGATCATGTTGGGATAGCACTCCCGGAGGCAGTCCTCCAGGCGATAATATTTGTTGGCCACAGTCTCAACCATGTGAGCGGTCTTCAGCTCATTCTCGGTTGCCAGGTTCGTTTCTGCTGTTATCTTGATCATTGGTAGTTCCCTCGTCATTAGTATTGAGGGGAATAATACCCCTCAACATTTCAATGACAAACCGGCGCTGCCCTTCATCCATTTCAGAAATCACAATTTACCCTCCCGCTTGGCACGTTGAACATCCCTGGCAAGGCAGCGCTGGGCTTCATTAGGCTCACCCGTGACATCTGCCATGCCGTTGTGCCAACCGTGGGTGAAGCTGACATTCTCTTCACCGTTCAGGACGTAGCCCTTCCAGGCGCTCTGGTATCCCCGTTTGATCTCGCTGAGGTCGAGTTCATTAAGTTGCTTGACGGTTGTGATTTCTTTGTACATACTACACCTTCCTGAGGTCTGCGAACCGAAGAGAAGCAGCCAGCCCCTGGAAGACGTTTTTCGCCATCATCTTCATGATATCAGCCGGGGTCATGCCGCCGTCCTTCACCATGTCATTGATGTCCTTCCAGGGAATGTTGGGAGGGAACAGAACAACCTTCACCCCTGAGTTAATTATCTTCTCTATAATCCGACAAACTTCCCTGTTGCGGTACTGATTATCAGGGATGTAGATGTCCCCCTTCACGCTCAGGAGGTCAGCGTCAGCCGATGCCAGGCAGTTGGGAAGGAACATGCTATCGATCGGACCTTCAACTACCAACACCATCCTTTCCCGGTTCACCCGCTCCTCACCGAACACCTTGGTGTCATGCTCGTTGGGCTTCACTGTCGCATAACGCAGGAAAGCATCACTGTCGAAGGCGCGGCCTTGCACTACCTTCATGCGGCCGGTCTCATCCCAGAATGGCATGACCAGGCGCGCGTCGTTGGGTATCAGCCGCTGCTTCTCAGCGTCCGTCTCAAAGGTGAGGAGCGTGTCGCGGAAGTGGTGGGTGAAGTACATGCGTGATAAGAAGAACTCCGGGATCTTCCTACCGAGGACGTACTGCACCGCCATATGATCAACCGGCAGAGTATCCAGTCGCTGCATCCCGGTCAGGTGCGACTCATCCAGGACTTTCTGTACTGGCGGCAGCGTGATGACCTTTGGTTCCTCTTTGGGAAGAGGGGGGACTTCCTTCCGCTCTGCGATGAACGCCTTGATGGGCTTCCTGCGGTCCCCCTCCATCTTGAATTTCTCAAACAGATACTCTTCATGGAGGGTCGGGTCAAACTTGGCCAGCCAGGTATCGAATGACCATCCGCTCTGCTCGTTACAGTTGTGGCACTTGAACCGATAGCTGTCAATCGTGCTGTCATAGTAGAAGTGCCCGCGCCGCTTGGTCTTGGACTTCTGTGAGTCACCACACAATGGGCAACGGAACTTGGCCAGGTTAGCGCGCTCCCAGCTGAACTTGTCCAGCCGGGGTGAAAGATAGTTGATGAACTGGTGGTCTAAGGATTTCATGAGATCTCCGGACGGATGAACACTTCCCCTATCTTAACCGGCTTGCCGGCCTTTGAAGCCAGGCATTGTTGACGGTAGCCGCCATACATGATATTGATCTCACCGGTGATGTTCTTCTCCTGGAAGCAGAACTTCAACTCCTCCAGGTAGTGCGCCACCATGCGGTCTTCATCAGAGTACCGCTTCCGGTAGTGCTCAATGTTGCGGAGCACGTTCTGTGGGCTGGGCAGAGAAGTGATGTTGTGCGGTGCCACGATAGGCTTGAGATAACCCCTGGAGGTGAAATACAACAAGCCCCAGCCCGGTGGTAGATCCTCTGGCTTGATAACGCCCTCGGGGCATGCATAGAAGCGATACGTGCCCATTCCAGTAGTCGGGTCTTTGCGGTGAGGCTTGTTCTTGTCTGACATGAAATCAGCACGGGACACCTTCACCTCAATGAGGATGCTGACGCCCATGATGCGGAATCCTATGGCATCAGGAGACTCGCTGTTGCCCCATGGGTTCGGTTCAATGAAGACGATGCCACAATTGCACTTGGTCTTGAGGAAGTTGGCTGCGATGGCACAACCCTCGGAATGTGTTGGGGTGAATACTTTAGACATTTGATCCTATCCTTGAGTGTGGGATAGCAGTATGATAGCGCGGAAGGTGTCAATGAAAAGCCCCGGCGGGTGCCAGGGCTTTGTGTTTACGGCTGGACGATCTGTAGTTTGACTTTGGCCTTGGTAGTGCCGTCCTGAATGGTCATGATGCCATTCTTGTTCAGGCTCTTCACAATGCCATATTGCTTGTCACCGTTCTTGTCGAAGTAGTCCATATCTTGGCCTACAGTCGGCATGGACTCACCCTTGTCCAACAGATACCAGCCGCGTTTGCCGAACTCACGTGGGTCGGCGCGCTCTTTGAGCAGATAATCACCAAAACTTTTCATGATGTTTCCTTACTCAGTCGCTGGACCAGATGGTGATTTACCGAACATGAACTCGAAGTCATCGCAAACAGCAACCACTTCTTTGCCCTGGCTGACAGCAGAAACTTGATCTGGTGTCAGAGTCAGCTTCACGGTGTTGCCGTCAGTCAGAGTCAGATTGTAGATATCGGCCGCGCTGTCTGGTGTGATATCAGCCACAGTGGTAACGTCGCTCCACTGGGTGCCATCGCCTTGCTTTTTCAGAGACAGGGTCTTGCCTTTGATACCAGCATGGGTAGCCGGTTGCGCGGCTTGCTCGATCAAGAATTCAGAAAACTTTTTCATCTGTATTTCCTCTCGGGGTTTCGAATAAAGCCCCCGAAGGGGCTATGATAGTTCTATTTAGTGATAGTCAAAGAGCCGCCGATGGCTTGCTCATATTCGCTGTATGCGCTACCTTCATTGCGCTCAGCGACTTCATCACCATCTTTGGCAGCATCCATGGTCATCAGAATAGGTTGCTGTGGATTAAACCCGGCTTTCTTGGCAGCAGCGAACGTATCACGCAGGTAGTCATTGCAACGGTTGACCTGCTGGCGATACTCACTCATCGCACCGACACGGGTGTTACGGCGGAACGTGATATCATATTCTACCCTCAGAGTTTGGCCGTTGTCAGCTGTATAGACCTGCCATTCCACACCACGCATCTTAGGAGCCGCCCCCTTGACCGTCACAGCGTACTCGGACAGATCTATAGTGGTGGTCTTCTTGTTCTTGGATGCGGACATTTTGCGAATCTCATCCAGCTTGACGTCGATCACAGGCTTGATCAAACGTGGAAGCTGGGATGGTTTCGTGAAGTCGATGTCGCGGATTATGGCTGGTGCGTTCATGTCCACCCCGTCAACCACAGCAGTGATAGTGATAGTCACTGGGTCATCAGTGGATTTGACACCACGCAGCATGGATATGCGCACCCGGCCTTCTGGAATATAGAAATTGGCGGTAGCGGAAGTGGTAGACGTTACGCCAGTCATACCTTCCATAGAGAACAATGCCTTCTGAAGCGAACGCCATTGTGTCTGCGTCATTTCTTTGCTAGCAGATCCTTCCTTGGCCTTGACCACATTGGGATCGCGATTGGCGATTTCCAAGATCACGTCAGTCGCCAGGTTAACAACCCCGGTCAAAGTATCAGGCTTGTTAACGTCAACGTCCACAAAGCGCCGGGCGGTCAATGGAAGGGTAATCTGCTTGTTGTCTGGGCCATAGGCGTCAAAGTTGATGGATACAGATTCAGAACCACGAATCATGCCAACAACGATCTTGATGCCGTCTTTGACGATCTGGCCGATGGAAGTACCCATAGCAGAGTTACCCAAGGTCTTGACGGTGCCCTTGAAGTAGGTCTTCTCCAGGGCTGCAACCAGGGCTTCCCATTTGGCATCGGTCACTTTGTCATCATTGGACTGGAGCACCGCGCCAACACCGAATTCCACGAGGGCGACGATCTTGCCGTTGGATTTCAGTTCCCATGCCATGCCCTGGCGATCTTTAGCACTGCGAGCCACACCAACGGAACCCCGGCCGACGAATTGCTTGTCAAAGATCGTTACCTGAGCAATGGTTTGCCCTTTAGCAGCCGTGGCCATTGCACCGTCGCGCACAGAGATGGCGACGTCTTTAGAGCCGAGGATCACGTCGTTGCCGTTCACTTTGACGCTGGTGCTTTCGATGCTGTTGGACTTTGCCATGACCGAGATGTTCCAGTCAGTATTGCCAACGGAAGGTTCAGGAGGAGCATCACCCACTTTGTCTGGGTTGTCCCAGGTCACACCCTTCATTTTCGGGCCATCAAACACGGCTTCAGGCTTCTTGCCCTTCTTGATCACCCACACATAGCCACGGCTTGGGTCTGGGGAATAGGTCAGATCCATGACATTGACCTTCTGCTTCAGGTCGGACATGCGAATGATCTTAGGCAGCAGGGTCAGGCCGCGTTCCAGGGCTTTGCGCGAGAAGTTGATAGCGAATCCGTCAATGCTCTTTCCGATAGGAGTTTGCAGGAATTGCTTGGTCGCCTCAATCATCGTGGCGATGACCTTCATTGGGTTCTTGAAGCGCTGCTGAGCATCAGGGTAGACCGAGCCTTTCTTCTGGCCGATGAACACCTGGCGAACGTTTTTACCCAGGCCAGCCGGGGTGTAGAACTGAATGCGGAATTCCTTGCCGTCTTCGTCAATAAAGGTAAAGAACACATCACCCGCGCCTTTCTTGCCGAACGTGAGCTCATATGGATCTGAGTTGAACGCCTCAGAAATGACTTCCTTTTCCTTCGAGGATTCAAGGAAGGTGTTGAATGGGGTAATGTTCATCTGCGTCTCCAGGAATAGAATATCGTTAGGTATTATCGTTATTTAGGGAATAAGAAAGGGGGCATGGCGCCCCTCTGTGGAAAGGGGCGGCGTTATTAGTAGGCTTCTGATTCTTCACCCACGGAGAAATAGTGTTCCTTGGCTTTGATGAGACCTCCATTAACTTCTACGGTCGCGTTCATTGCGTAGAAGCCGATTTGGCGTCCGTCTTTGACGAAGATCGTATGGTAATCATGGTCAACCGGGGTTTTGCCGTCTAATGGGGAAATCTTGAATTCCCAACCGTCAGCCAGGTACAGTTCGTGGATTTTAGCCATTACAGCGCGTTTGTTGCCGTTGGTCAAAATACCCATTTCCATGTTGCCTTCAAACCCACGGTCAACAATTTGGCCTTCCAAGGTTACTGCGCCGTAACCCAGCACGGCCAGTTTGATCAGGTTGGATTCAGAAAATTGTTTGTCTTGAGCGTTCATTGTAAAGTTCCTTCGTTTCAAGTTGGGGCTGGGTCAGCCCCTCAATGAATTCAATAATAGGTGGGTTTATTGACGAAGTAAAGTTATTCAATAAAATATTTTTAAATTATTTTTCGCGGAGGGTCTTGATGAGTTCTTCAGTTGTCATGCCCGGCTTAAAGGTGATGTCACCGGGGCTTGGTTTACCCCGGCCGAGGATGACTTCCCCTACAGATTCCCAGTAACGTTGTGCATCAGATTTCTTTTCCATGGGCAGTCTCATCTTGGTGAAGGCAGATTGGTTCTAAACTCAGCGACCAGCGCCCGGATGGATGGGTTCCAGCCGTTGATCAGGCGGGGTGCTGCTTGAGCCGCAGGCATGATCAACACCGCGTCATTACCCGCCACTTTGTGCGCCGGGTACTGAGCCAGGTACTCTTCTACAGTACCGTCAAAGGGAACTCCCGGCGTATTGTACGCTGTGTAGCTGGCGCCGATGCCTTCCCTTCCCCACACCAGAGCACCGTTGTCCTGTATATTGGCTTCGGTGGTCATGTAGTAGGGGAAAGGCTTCCACAGCCCGTTGAGCAGGAACATCTCCTGGGTGCGGTCATAGGCGATGAAGCCGTTGACTGACAAATAGTGGACAACCTCATCCACACTGTACTCGTCGCCCAGCTGGAGGTCACCAGGGTAGCTGGCCTTGGCAGTTTCCAGCCAGCCAAACACACACTTGGAGAAGTAGCCCCGGCCTACCGCATACTCAAACTTGCGGATGGTGCCGGAGTACGGGGCTGTTATCACCCCGTCCTTCATCGCCTGGATGGCCGTCAGAACCAGTATGTGCTCAACACCGACGTCGGTTGGCAAAATGATCATCATCGAATCCTCTTCAATTTGGATAATGTCCGCTGGTTCGAGGCTAACACGCTTGGGTCAGGCTTATTGGCAACCGGGCGTCCATTAAAGGATACACACTTCTTCAGATATTTAGTCTTGACGATGACCGATTGCGCATAGGAGCGAGACCTGGAGTTGTGGGAGTATCCGGAGTTGTAAGAGGCGAGGGCACTGCGGATGTTATTGTTGTGCGTGTTCATCCAGAAGTTCATCTCCTTGAGAGCATGCTCAGAGGCGAACTTCTGGTCAGTGATAAGCCGATATGCAACATCAGCATAGCACTTCTTGGTCTTACAGCCCTCACGATCACCGGCAGATTGCACCCGGTTCTGGAAGGCACCGAGATTGGCGCTCTTGAGTGATCCACGGTAACGCACCACATCCTCACCCGCACGGCTCTCCTTCCACGAGATTGCTGCTAGGGTGTAGCCCAGGTTGTCACCAACACCTGTATTCCAGGCGCGGCTCATAGTTGCCAATTGGTGGTCTGTAAACTCAACATTACATGAAGCCGACATAGATGCAGTCGCAGCCCCGCTGGCAAGGGTAAAGACCATAAAAGACATGGTCTTCAACTTTGACATCGTCATTTTGATTTCCTCTCAGTTTTTGTGTATCTGTTTCGTGTAGCTCATCCCGAGCCGCTTGTAGAAGATTATCCCGTTCACAACATCTTTCAAAACATCACCATGGCAAGGCTTAGGGTGACACCAGCACCCAAGAGTCTTACCGCCCAATTCGTTGACCAACTCATCCTCTGTCCATTCTCCAGAGCGGAGTTTTTCTAGGACATAGGATTTATATTTAGCGATGGCCACCCCATGTCCCCAGTCAGCGACCGTGAACGGATTGCCCCATTTGCTGGGGCGTCCGATGTAAACATCATAGGGGGATTTCTTACAATGAACTATCTTCATGAGATGAATTCATGGAGGAGTGGGCCAGCATGCTTTCTTCGATGCAAGCAAACAGGCCGTTGTAGAACTCGGATGGGTTATCCCAGCCGACGACAGAACTGCCAATCTCGAACGTGCCATCGGTGACACCAACACCCTTCATGTTGATGAGGCCGTCAATGATAACACGCCCAGCTTCTTCCTGGTACTGCTTGACAGTGATGGACACCGACAGCATGGGGTACAACTTATTCCAGTCATTGATGACCTGGTCTACAATAGGCTGCAGGATCTCTTTCATATTTCAAGCCGGGTTCCCCCGGCTCCCCGTGTTATTCTTTGCTGATGACCTGGGTCAAACCAGAACGCAGGCCGTAACGGATGTTGTGTTGGAAGTACTCCTGGAACTCCTGTTCACGCTGACTGATGACAAACAGGTTGTTGCCCGAGAACTTGTGACGCAGCATCATGACGATCTCTTGAACACCGCGTTCGCTGAGGTTCTCTAAGATCTCATCCAACACCAGTATATTACACTGGATTGACGCTTTGAGGTTAGCCACATCGCGTAATGCCAGCATGATCGCAATATTCAGCCGCGCGCGCTGGCCGGTAGACAACGAGAAGATGCTCTGGCCTTTACGCTCAGGGGCATTCATGCTGATGTCGAACTTGTCGTCGATATCAATGTTCAGGAACATGTTCACGGACTCCATGTACTCATTGACCTTGCTGTTCAGGAACGGCAGATACAGAGACACGATACGAGCCTTGGTCTGGTCATCGCGCAGGAAGTACAACAGGTGCTCATGATCCTGGAGGTCATGGTTGAGCGCCTCTTGGTTAACCTGCAGCTCAGCCAGGTCGACATCCAGCTGGGCGATCTCGTCTTCCAGCGCGCCGGTAGGCGTAGGCTGAACCAGCATCTTGGCTTCCAGCGCCTTGATCTGGACTTCCAAATCACGCATGTCAGTTTGAATGCCGACAACGAAATTAGCCTTTTGGTCGCGGTATGCCTTCTTGGACGAAATCTCCGCCTCGATACCAGCTACTTCCGCCCGAGCGCGGTCATTGGCGTTACGGGTGATGCTATCGATAGCAGCAGAGGTAGCCTGCTCCAGCGTGTTTAACGCCACATCGCGTTCGCGCTCAATATTGGTCAGATCACGGACAAGCCCCGCCACTTCCTGATCAACAACAGCAATCTCTGTCTTCATGCTGTTGATCTCATCAGACATCGGAGCCATCAGGACATCGAGGTCGGCGATTTGTTGCTTGAACCCTTCAAATGCAGAGTTCATGCTTTCCAGGGCAGCATTGACCTTGGTGATCTTTTCGTTCACCTCATCAATTTGTGGCTGGTACGTCTGGGCAACCTGAGCCTTGGTGTCATCAGTGACCATCTGGGTACAGGTCGGGCAAGTACCCATGTCATGAAACTTCTGAATGGACTGCTCATGGATAGCAATCTCCGCCTGGAACCGGGTACGGAAGCCCTCACCCTTGCTGATCTCAGACAGCTTGCTATCCAGATTGCTCTGCAGTCCGGCACGTCGGTTGACCAGTTCTTCTCGCTTGTCAATCTTGACGCTCAGAGCATCCACCATGGCTGTTTTGCGGTCAACCGCCTGCGCCTTGGTAGACCGGGCAGCTTCGATGCGCTCCTGGAACTCAGTACGGACAACCTCAGCCTTGGCGTCGTGCTCTTGGCGAATCTTGTTGACTTCGTCATCGCTCTGGGCTACAACACGCTCGTACTCAGTTTTGGAGTTGGCGACCAGTTGTTCCAGCTCGACATCCAGCCGCTTAACGCCTTCGGAATGCTCATCAAGTGAGGCGGTCAGAGTATCCATGCGGGTCTTGGCGGTGTCGAGTTGCTCAGCCGAGTTCTGTTGGATGAGGGCGTTGGACTCTTCAATCTGGCGAAGCTGAGAGCGCTTGCCGTCAACGACGACCTGCTTGTTCTGCAGCTGGGCTTCACCGTAGTCAATATCCGACTTCAGCTTTTTGATGCCTTCCTTCACGGTGTTGTTCATCTCGGTGAAGATGCCCAGATCCCAGATGGTCTCAACCATGAGGCGGCGGTCAGCCGTATACATCTCAGTGAACGGGATATATTTCTCTTTCCCCAGCACCAAGCTGTTTTCAAACATTTTCTGGTCGATACCCAAAATGGTTTCGATGTATTTGTTGGTATCGGCCTTGGCAGCTTCGTTTTCGATCTGCTTCCAGTCACCATCTTCCATCTGGTAGACCTCGATGAAATCTGGCTTGATGCCCCGGCGAACCTTCCATTCCTGCCCCTTGGTGAAGAATTCAATCTCACCAACGCAGTCTTTCTTGTTCATCGAGTTGACCAGGCCTGCCTTCTTCTCCTTTTTGCTGTACGTGTCGTTGTACAGAACGAAGATAGGCAACCACACCAGCATGGTGGATTTACCCGCGCCGTTATCATCAGAGGTGATCAGGGTGGCATCGTTGCGCTGATAGTCCACTTCCATGAACTCATTGCCCACAGATCGGAAGTTCTTGGCGCGCCCCCGACGGAGAGTCAGCTTGTGGGTCACCGCCCCCGGTTGAGGGACGGCGAATGGAACATCGGGTGCAGCCACAGGGGCTTCCACCAGGTCAAGGAACTGCTTCAAAGGAGATGTCATTATCAAATGTCCAATGCTAATCGTTGTTGGGCAGCTGAGAAGTAGCGCTCAGCCAGCTTGCAGACAGAATCTTTGCGCTGGATGTTCTCAGCAGCACGGATGTCAGTCTTCAGCACTTCAACTGCGTCAGTGGCGATCATCTCCTCGGTGACTTCGATCTTTTCCGTAGAGATGGTGACAGTCATGTCACTATAGTTGTAATCCACACATTGACAACGTTTCATGGCGTCAGTGAACGCTTCATAATGCTTGACGTTGTCACGGTTGGTCACCACAACGCGAACGATCTGGCCGCGCAGCCCCAGGCCGTCATTCAACCACTCGGTAGATTTCCAATCGTCGATCTGGTCAGCCGGGATCTTCGAATAGTCATAGTTGATGACACGGAACAGCGTGCGCTCAGGGTCATTTGGGATGAACATGTTGCTGCCCGGCTTGTCCAGGTCTTCAACGTAGAAGCCCCTGTTGCACCCGTCCTTGTAGTCTTCCCAGGTCAGGTGGTATGGTGAGCCGAGGTATTCAACGTTCTTGTCGGCCGAGCGGGTATGGAAGTGCCCTGTCTCAACCTTGTCAAACTTGGCCAGCAGTGACAGATCAATCTGCCCGTGGTCACAGGTGGACGACTGGTACATCTTGAACCCAGCCAGCTCCAGGTGGGCGTACATGACCTTGGCGTCTGTATCCTCAATAGCCTTGACGCAGCGCGCATAGTTCTCTTTGTTGATCCACGGCATGGCAAGCACCTTCACGCCGTCCAGGACGATTTCGGTCGGCTCGCTGTACACGCGGAACACATCAGGAGCGATGTCTTCCAGGAGTGCCGGCCAGTTCACGTGGTTGGACTCTTCCATGGAGATATCATGGTTACCCACGATAGTATGCCAGACCATCTTACGGCGGCGCAGCTCAGGCACCAGCTCTTTGGTCAACCAGTAACGATCACGTCCGTATAGGTGCTTGCGAACGTCGAACATGTCGCCGAACTGGAAGATCTCCTTGATATCGACCATATCGATTTCAGGCAGGAAGTAGTTGATGATGTAGTCCTTGATGAACTCACGGACATGCTTGGAGCCTTGCCTGGCTCCAATGTGTAAGTCACCAATCTTGGCTATTGACATTTAACACCTCTCTTTGATGGTTTCAGATCCGGGAATTCACCCAACGTTTGGTCAAACTCGTATTCGGCCGGGTTGGGTACGTCATCGCCCATGGCATCTGCTGTTGGTGGGGTATTTTTACTTCTAGAGAGGTATTGAGCTAATCCTTTTGAAACGTTGGTCTTTTTCTGAGCGTTCTTGACTTCCTGAGCCTTGAGGCGTTCCTTCTCACGGGCGGCTTCACGCTTCTGCTCGAACTCGCCCATGCGCTCACGGAAGTCCATGGCGATGCCTGTGTTCTCGATGAAATCGTTTTGCTGGAAGTCAGGGTCGTCATTGAACGCCGCGAAGCCGCCGACTTCTTCAAAGCTGCGATATTTCAGGTACGTCTGGGTCTCTTCATCGCCGATCTTCTTGGAGAAGCTGCGGTCAAGACACATGGTCACCCATGAGAAAAAGTTGATCTTTCCTGACTTCTTTCCGACCAGGAACGGGTCAAACGTGTGAAGATAACGGAGAATGTTGTAGACAGCATCACCAACCATGTCCTCGCGGAAAGGATATTGACGGTAGTTGTAACGCATGCTGGTGTTGTGGACTATCTGGTAGACAGCAGCCCCGACGACCTCAGGGACTTTCGGGAAGGGCTTCTCTTCCGCCATCGCCTGTTTCTTTAATGGGATCCACTCGCGCAAGACCGCAACAATTTTGTCGTTGTCTTCGTCGGTGAAATAGATCTTTGCCGTTTTACCACGGTCAACATAGTGCATACCCATGACATTGCCCTCAAATCAATAGCCGCTTTCGGCCAGGAACGTGATGAAATCGCCGGTTACTTTTGAGCTAACCATTGCCGAGTTATTTATACAGAGATTACTGTCTTCCTTGGCACGGGTTGCCCACTGATCGGCTATCTCATTCCCCTTGTTCCCCCTGTGGCCGTACACCCATTCGAACGTCAGGTCGCACACTTCACGCAGCTTGTAGAAGGTGTCAAATATGTCACACCAGATCTGGTGATTCTTCTCAGGCCAGCCCTCGACCTCCCACTTGAACCGGTACTCAGTTATCCCCTTGATGACATATTGACTGTCGGAGATGATCTTTACTGGGGGAAGCCGCTTGCCGGTCTTGAGATGGAAGTGATACATAAAACGCATCGCATTCAGCGCTCCGAGCATCTCAGCGATGTTATTGGTTGATGGGGGTGGTAAGTGCCCAAAGAATATCCGCCACGGCTTCTCGTTGCTTAGAGGAGCAATCGCAAACGCCCATCCAGCAGCCTTTGTTGTGGCTGGGTAACTACCACCGTCACTGTAAATCTCAATCATGTATAAATACCCCATTGCTTGTGTAATGTTCACCAGAGGAACAGATGATGAAACCAGATAGCTATCGCTTTAGTTTGACAGCAGCGCAGATAGAGCAACTGCTGTTGTCAATCGGTAACAAACTCGACGCGTCAAATATCGAATATGACTACACTGTGGGTGGTCCTCCTGGCACCGTATCCGCTGCCTCAGCAGTCAAAAACATGTGGCTCAAACTCAATGAGATGGTCACAGGTGAAGGTCTCAAAGACGCAATCAACAACGCTGGCGATAGCCATGTGTTCACGGACTATTATAAATCACTGCTGGATCGTGATACCTGGAAATTTGTTGGTAGCCCAGCTGACTACCTGGCTCGGGACGAGATTGACACTTCACAGTTCACTGGTGGTGAGGTCATTCTAGTCCAGAGCAACCGTTCAGGCAACCCGGAATTCCAGTTCTGGAAGCGCACTCCAGTTCCAGGCGGTGATCCGGTCTACGGTTGGGCTGTCATCGACAACCGTGGTGGCCAAGACGTGGATGTCACGTTCCCTGTCATCGGAACCAATCTGCTGAAGAAGATCCCGAAATCCATGTTCCACATGGTTGAGATCCGCATCCACGCATTCCGGCCTCAGACCGGGGAGTGGCAGGATGTCAATGGCAAGTTGGGATACCGGGGCGACGACGTGTTCTTCTCCCTCACCAACAAGATACAGCTTGCTGATTTGATTGAGTACAGCTTCGATCACAATGCGACCGATATGCTGATCAATGTCACGACGTTAGCCCCGGATATCAAGTGCTACCTGTCTGTGATAACCGGGTACTGATCAGATCTCAAACAGGGCATCAACAAACCAGCTGGGGAAGAACGAACCGTTTCTCTCCAGCAGCATCTCAAATGAGGAGTCGATGATGTAGGTGTCCGCATGGTCATCGACTCCCCTCACTGACCGCCCCGCCATCTGCACAATGCTCAGGATAGCCTCACGGAAATACGCCGATGGGTCAATCTTGTTCACATGCGCGACCAGGGGATCCCCCAAGAAGCTGTATGGCACCTTCATGATGATCTGGAACCGACTGAGATCGCCTTTGAAATCGTAGCCCTCAACCATGGCCGGGCTGGCAATGATAATTCGGCGTTTGTTTCGCATCGCATTGTCCAGGGACTCCAACAACGCCTTACGGGTACGAGGCACAACGATGTTCTGGCGGAAGCGGGAATATTGCTGCATCTTCTCAGCACGTTCGTAGCTCACGGTGTGGATGATACCGTTCTGTCCTTCATGATGCTCAATGATGTCGTCAATGCTCTCTACCAAGCGCTTGTACTCAAAATCTTCCAGGCGGTTGGCCACCTTCATGACAGGGAGATAGTTGATGCGGCGGTTGTCAATCGGGATTGGGTTGGCGACCTGGATGGCGTGGTAGTCATCAGACCGGATACCCAGGGTATGAGCATAGGACGGGATACCACAAATCGTGGCCGACATGTGGAGATAATAATCGGCCTTGCGGAACATACCGAACTCAGACACGTCAGCAGGCAACACGGCCTTGAACGTGATCATGCCTTCTTCCTTCTCGTGAACGATGAAGGTCTTGGCCTGAGTGTTGTCCATGATACCGCAATAGTCAGACAGGTTGTGGAGGGTGTCAACCATATCGGCCAATCGCATCATCTGCACATCAGTCAGGTCTTCACGTTCCATCCAATCATCCAGGACTTCCAGAAGATTCTCAACCTGCTCCAGCAACAGTGGGAACAAGTTGGTCAGCGTAGAGTCAAGGGTGTAGAGAACGCCAAGCTGGTACTCGCTTGTGTACTTCAGGATGAACTCAACACCCTCAATGATATCTTTACCACCAGGAAGCGTCTCCAGCCCCTTCAGCATCCTTCGGTCGTAGGCCATGATGGTATGGTCCAGCAACGTGTTGGGCATCTTATGACACTCATCCAGGATAAGGAAATCCGCCCGGTTGCCCGGCATCATACACAACGACGTACACATCTCAACCAGCATGGCCGAGTTGGTGCAGCGCAGGTCGGCGATATTACACCACAGGTTGCGCGCAGACACATACGGGCAACGCCGTGGCGAGCACATCTGATCTTTGCACTGCATGCGGCAGGGGATTGAGTTGTAATAGATGTCGCTGTTGACCAGGCAGCGGTAGTTCTTCTTGCCCTTGAGGATCGCCATGCTCACGCAGTCCTCTTTGGCGTACTGGTCTTGCAGCCCCTTGGTTGGGGTTGAAATCGTCGTGCGGAATTGCCCCATTGGGTTCTGCTCCAACGCCAGCTCACGCAGGACAAGGTGGATAGTGATACCAATGAGGGATTTGCCGACGCCGGTTGGGGCTTCGATGATCACGTGCTTCTTGCGCTTGTTGACGTAGGCGTCAATTGCTTCAACAATTGCTTCCATCTGGCCGGGGTTGGCAGACGGGAAAGGGAAATGAGCGCGCGCCTTTTCTTCAATGACATCCAGGGGAATTCCTGGGTCAATGTATTTCAGCGCCGGGTGACTTTGTTCATAAACCACGGTAAATCTCCTGTGGGTGGGAAAGCCTTATTGTAGCCCGAATACCAGATAGACAAAACCCCGGACACGCCGGGGTTTCGCTACTTCTGTCATCGCCCACAACCCTATTGGAGGCGATGGCGCCGAGGCCGGCAGATTTTAGTTCAGTTCAGCTTTCAGGGTTTCACCCGGCTTAAACGTCACTTTGTTTTTCGCTTCGATGGTCAGGGTGCCGCCGGTACGCGGATTGCGACCTTGGCGGGCTTCGGTGCGTTTGCTTTCGAAGGTGCCCCAGCCAACCAGCTGCACTTTGTCGCCGGATTTCAGAACGTTGGTTACGCCAGCGGTAAATTGACGGACTACAGCTTCAGCAGCAGCTTTGGTGATGCCATTATCGGCAGCGATTTGGTCTACCAGTTTTTGACGACTCATCGGATTACTCCATTTGGTTGATGTTTGTGTTACACTTGTACTGCAAGGAATTACAGCTTACTGCACTTTCGTATTGAATAAAGCGTTATTTTTGTGGAACCCACGTTCCGACGTAAAAACCATCCAGGCCGAGTGTTAGCTCAATGCGCTGGGCTGCACCCTTGATGCCAACTAAGTCACGCAAAGGAGAACTGAAGGTCTCTGCGTTCTTGTTGAAATTGGCATTGCCTTTAGCAGCAACACGCAGCTTTATCTGGCAAGTTTTCTGGTTGATGAAGATATCCCCCTGGAACGCCTCGCCAGTGTAGAAAAACTTGGACAGCTTAACCTTCCCGTTCTTGTGCAGGGACAGTGCGGGCGGGATCGCATACTTTCCTTGGCGGCATGCCAGGACATCCAAAGGCTCAAACCCATCACCAGCCGGACATGACTCAACTGCCCGTGTATCACTCTCCCGCTGCTTGGCTACTGTACCGGCGCGCGGTTGTCTGTTGACCGGCGGCTTAGGCACGGCCTTGCTGCCCAGCTCTTGGTACTTCAACATCTTTTCACGGTTGTTCTTTCCGCGCTGTGGGGTAGGGGCTACGGGAACAGCGATCTCGGTCTTGAACTCTTCCTTCATGACCGGGTTGCGGAAGTCTACCAGGAGGACAGTGTTGTGGAAGAGACCTTCCATCCCACGGAACCCCTCACGGCCGTCGCTTGTCCAGTACCGGGCACCAAATTCATGCTCCACGGCGAAGAACAGCTGTTTATCACTGGGGCGCATCAGGACAACGTTCGCACCCTCTGGGGCTTGTGCTTTCAGTTTCTCTATGTCTTTCATGATCTTGTATTCCAGCGACGACGAGTGGCAGACCGCACCCCTGAGAATTTGATTTCACAGCGAGTGCACGATATAGTGACGACCGGGGTGCCGTTCCTTGTGAACCCGTTATGGGTTTCCAATGGTTGGCTGGAGCAGAACGGGCAAGGCTTCAGACCGTTCGTCCGTGGTGGTCGCAACAGCGCGTTCAACATCCACACAGGAACTCCAACAGAGTTGTCAACGGTATTGCCAGTGCCCGGATCGACGAATTCTACGTCAGGCTCACCGCGTTCTTCGATGCGAGCCTTGTACCATTTGATGATATCTTGAATCGCACTGCTCATGATGTTACTCCCGCTCTTCCTGTTGTACTTTGACCATCGCACGGAAGATGTCGGCAACAGCCTGGTCGGACTGCTCCTCTATCTCCCCGCCTGGAACGTTCAGCAGCACTTCCTTACCCGCGTCGATCATACCTGGCGAAACATGCTCAGTGGCATACTCGGGGGAGATGAAGCCGGTATCGACCATGTGCTGGATCATGTCAGCCAGGTCATACTCATCGTCAAAGTCGACCCATGCGTCTTCCAGCTCCATGTCGATCATGTCCTGCTTGGACAGGGAGTAGTCGAACACCTGAATGCCATTCATGTTGGAATAGTCAGGTTTGACATTGTGCTCCAGCTGGAACAAGTCATACAGGCCGAGGGCGTCTTTCAGGCGGACAGCCTCCTCATAGGTGGGCACTTCCACGTTGAAGGAAGGCATCGGGATCTGAGGGACATGCCACACACGAAACTTCAGTTTGTTCATGATAAATCTCCAAAAGAAAGGGGACTGTTGTAAGTCCCCTTATATTACTGGATGCGTGGGTATTGAAAGCGTTACTCTTCAATGCTCACAATGGAATTGCGGAACAGATAGCCCCGGCATACTGCCCCTTTGACCGGCTGGCCGTTTGGCGCAGTGGCTTCAAACTTGGTGGTCACCGAGTAGTCCTTCGGGCAAGAGAAGAAGGCATGACCATCAGTTTTGATGTTGGTGTAACCCTGCTTCTCCAGCACCTTGATCGCGCCGTCACTGTCACTACAGGACGCGAGGAATGCGCCGATGATAAGGCACATGCACACCATGATGACCTTCAAGACGCTCTCACTCATCAGAATCGCCCTCAACAACTTCGATTACGACGTTGTAGCCCGGCAGATCATAGCGGTCATCCAGGGCGTCAATCACCCGGCGCTTCAACTCTGGCGAAACATCTTCTACTGTCGTTGCCGGGTTCATGGTATTGTAACCGGCGGCTGACAACAGCTCCTTCCGGGTTCCTACAACTTTGATGATCATGCCATCTCCTACTTCGTGAAAATGAAAGCGCTCATGGTCGCAATGGTGGCCAACCAGAAGATACCACAGGTCAGAAATACTCGTGACCAACTACCCATCGTGAACTCCAGAAACTTGTAAGACATATAACACCCCTGTATAATACCCTGTTATCATTTAATGAAATCTTTGGCAATATTGGTACAGTACCGAAGATTGCTCTTTGTTTCTTCAGACTTGTCAGCAGCGGACTCCATCATCGGCGTGTCCAGCGCATTCTCAATCTGATTTATGTTGTACACCTTGGAGAGTTTCATCTCCAGCTCCAGCTTCGCTTTCAGTAGACCGGTGTCATAGTCGTCCTGATGGAATTGCTCATATGTTGAGAACCATGCCAGGCAAGTGTGGAGATCATCCGCCTGACCTGCGGCCTGAGCCGCCCCGGTTATGAACAACAGAGCCAACAGAATTCGTTTCATCTTGGTTTACCCCTGAATAAGCCCTTACAGAAATTATCCAAGTCGGCATATCCCACCTTCTTACCACGGAAGGTCGCCTGGCCGCTCATGAAGATATCCCCGCCTGCCATGCCGCCTTGATCATAGTACTCTTGATCGATACCACCCATCCTTTTATACGCATTTGACTGCTCTGTAAATAGGCGGACGGCTAATTTTTGGGCTGGCGAGAACTCTTGGTTGAACAACAGATTGAACGTCGATGAGAACGAACCCATCTCCCCGATGGCCTGAGCGTTATAAAACCCAGCACAGTAGGAGTGGTCTTGACGAAGACCGGCGTTTGCTGTTGAGACCAGCCCCATGGTCAGGGCCAGTGCGATGGTAATCTTTTTCATGGGGATGACCTCAGTTGATTTCAATACTGAGAATCATACCCCGAATGAAGTTATTGAATAATTATCTCGCGTCAGAAACAGTGCGATGACGGACACCCTGGAACCGGTTTGCCAGCTTCACCAGCTCCAGCGCAGGCATGTTCGCCTGGTAGACCTTGAGCCGCTGTTTGTCATCCAGGTTCAGGGCTGCTATGAAGCGGTGAGAGCCATCCACAACATAATTGTCAGACGACACCCAAACCCGCTGGACGCTCTTTTTCTGACGATAGCGTTTCATCAGCGACCAGATCTTCATCTTGTTGACTTCGTTCTGAGTGAGCCGCAGGTCTTTGATTCTGATTTGCGGGGTTGTGACCTCCACGCCCGCGCCATCAAGATAATCCTTGAAGGCATCGACTTTGTCATCGTCGATTTGTGGCATAGAAGAACGAGAAAGCCCGAGGTTCCCCACGGGAATCCTCAGGCCATTGATTATGTTCATCCAGTCGAAGAACGAGCTAACGAGTGACATGGCACTAACCTCGGGATATGGGTTTATCCTTTAGTTAGTTCCCGGAGTTTCTGGATACCACAACGAAGGCCGGTTGCCCGGCCTTGTTAAGTTAGTGAACGGATTTGAGAGCGTCCAGCAGCAAGCGGTGCCTGCTCCTGGAGGATGGAGACACTACCTTATCCACTACGTCGTACACATGCCAATACCCGCGTGACCAGCGGATAACGACGTCCCTACGTTGGAGGATGGAGCCGGTTTTCAGGTACACCACCTTCAGGTCTTTCGCCTTAATGTGGCCTTGGTGCTTGCTGAAAAGGACGTTCTGTTCAACTGCGTTCATGTAAAGTTCCTTCATTTCAAGAGCGGTGTGCTCAAGTTCAATAATACGCGATTATTGAAAGAAGTAAAGGTTTATTCAATAAAAAGGAGGCCGAAGCCTCCCCTTGGTTATTCTGGTTTCCAGTTGGTCAGTTTGGTGTTCAGGCTGACCAGGTTGCGGACGATTGAATCAATACGTGCGGCCAGCTGCTGTTTCAGGCAGCTCAGTCGGCTTTTGTGGGACACATCGCCCGGCGGAACTGGTTTTCCCCAGTGGCTTTGCATTACCATGTTGGCGCCGTTGGCTTCCAGTTCGTCCAGACGGCCTTGCACTTCAACCTGCTCTTTTTCCATGTACTTGATCAGAGCGACCAGGCCGTCGCTTGACACTTCCAGTGGGCGGTAGCTAATGCCCATGCAGCTTGCAGTCTGGAAGCCGTCCCCTGGGCGACGGTAGCCGTGGTGAACCATTTTGCCGTCAGAGCCCACAGCGATTGCGCGGAAGCAGCAGGCGCAGGTTTTGACGATTTTGTTTGGGTTCTCAGGAGCCGGTTCTTTACCGCTTGGCTTGCGGCCTTTAACGATGAACGGCTTCAGCTCGTTGATTTCGGTGGCTACTGCAGCCAGGCCTTCAATCACTTCGCTCAGGTCTTTCATAAACTGGGTTGGTTCGCCTTTGTACGCCTTAACCTTTTTCAGCGCGCTCAGTACAGAAGGGATGGAGGACACGGTGATGCCGCCAGAAACCGCTTCTTCCGCTTCGCTCAGCTTCTCCCACAGACCGCCCCACAGGTGCACTTTGGAAATGCGTTCCTGGTACAGCTTCTCAAAGGCGCGGGTCAGGGTAGACTTGGTCGCTTCAAAATCTACGTTGTAGATTTTCTTTGCTGCAGTTGCCTGGCTCAGGGTCGTCAGGGCTTCAGCAATGCGGTTAGGGTAAGATGCGGTGGTTACCAGTTCAGTTTTAATATCCATCGTATAGTTCCTGCTTTTCAAGTTAGGGAGCGGTTATCGCCCCCTCATGAACTTAACTATACGCCATTTATTGAAGAAGTAAAACTTTTTCAATAAATATTTTTAACCCAGCTCGTTCACCAGTTTTTCAACCAGGTTGACCACATCGCCGACGGTGACGGCAGCTTCCACCTTTTCATCGTCGATTTCGATTTCATAGTGCTCTTCCAGCTCCATGATCAGCTCAATGCGATCCAGCTCATCAAACCACAGGTCGTCATTGATGGTCAGCTTGCTCGGATCCTCGACATTCAGTTTGTCACCGATGTGGTGGTACGACAGCTCTTTGATGGAACGGATTACCTGAGCCAGTACGTCTTCTTTATTCACTGCCATTTTCGACTTCCTCTTTGGTTAGAACGGTGTAGTTCCCGATACCATACCAGGAACCGTTGTTGCAATGCAGGGCTTCAAAATTTCGGCCACCCAGGTGATCTTCAACGAAGTGGGACCACCAGGCGGCAACCACCAATCTGAATTTGGGTTTACCACCACTGGCTTTGACACACTTGATATCCCAGCGGATACGGCTGAATGACTCCACGAGGGGAACCAGGAACCAAGACCAGAAGACCACAGACAGCAGCGCGCCGCCGAGTATGTTGAGCAGGATCCCACAGATATAGAAATACAGTTCCAGGCCGTTCATTTCTTGTGCTTCCTTATCTCCATCACCAGCAACTCAGGGGTGATGATGGAGAAATGTTTACCCGTGTGCTCGCGCAGGATAGCAGCACCGATGTTTGCGACGGCCTCAGCCACAGCCTGGTAGACGCCATCACCCATTGCCTCGATGAAGTCCTCGCCCAGGTACTGATACAGGGCTTCGTCCTCCATCAAAAGTTGACCAGCCAATTGCATGGCCATGTCGTTAACCGCTTCTTGTGACATAGGTCACCCCATGAATTCTACCATCTTGACCTGAGTCAAAGGATCGATACCGATGAAGTACAGAGGACCAACAGACAGCCCCAACTGGTGCAACATCACATAATCACCCCAGCGGGTGGCATGGCGGCACTGGTTGATGCTCTTGATCTTACGCTTGGTGATATCAGCCTGCAGCTGGGTGGCTTCAGGATTACCCTCAGCGACCAGGGCGTCAAGGATGGTTTGGGTTTCTTTGGAAAGTTGCATGGCATTGACCTCAGTTGTGGATTTCATTGAAGTATACCATGCAACCAGTTATTGAAAAGCCCCCAGTTGGGGGCTTCCGCGTCAGATTTTGACTTCTTTGTCTTCCAGGACTGCAGTCACGGTGTAAGTCACGCCGTCAACCTTCACGTCCAGAGTGGTGTCTTCGAAGTCCAGATCAGCGAACCAGGCATGACCGGCAACAATGGCGTACAGGGTCTTGGACAGCTTCTTGTTCAGGACACGAACTTCCTGGATAGCAGCCTTGGCCTCGTCGCGCAGCCACGCATCGATGATCTTATCTTTACCCGCCGCCTTGGTGACGATAGGGCTATTGATGAAGTCATCGTACTCTTTCAGGTGCTTGGCAATCAGGGCATCGCCTGCGTTCAGCTTGGAACCCTTCTCCAGCTTCGTGCGCACCGCATTAACCGACGGCAAGGACGACAGACCTTTGATCTTCACGTTCAGCTCTTTGCTGTAGTAGAAGTCAGTGCTCTCTACAGACTGAGTTTTCGGTGAGAAGCCATAGTCACGGATGCCGTGGTTGCTCAGGTACTCGGCCGCTTCATGACCATACAGGCCAGACAGACCAACTGCGTTCGACTTCGGACCGGCCAGCTCATCGCGGTAGAACTTCAGCACCTTCTGACGGGCTTTCAGATCTTCCAGGCGAACGGAGTCAGCGAAGTGCTCGGTCGCTTTGATACCACGGGTCATACCACGGTTGATCAACGGCACAGATGCCAGGTCGAGGACGTATTTGCCTGCGTTACCGTAGACCTTGGCACCCATGGCGAACAGCTGAGCTACCAGTTCAGGGCTGCAGTCGATAGGCAACAACTTCATGTTGATGATGCCGTCACGCACGATGGTATAGTTGCGATAGATGTGGCTCGGCAACACTTCCGGCAGCGTCGGGAACTTCGCCCGTACTTCAGCCGGGACTTGGATAGTACCCTGGCGGCTGGTCTGCACACTGATGTTAGGACGGCTGGAGTTGTAAACCAGCGTGTTCACCGGTACGAGAGCCGCTCCAGGGGACTGAACGAACTCCGGCGTCCATTCCTGTGCATTAGCCAGCTCGGCAGCGAGAGCCTTGCGCTCTTCCTTAGTGGCTGCATTGGCGATCTGCTCAGCCAACTGGTCTTCAGTGTCGTCGGATTTCTGCGTAGTCGCAGCACCGATGCGCTGATAGGTGAACTGAGGGCTACCCATGTCGATGGACACTTCGTTTTCAGCCAGGAACTCCAGGACGTCAACAACAGTCGCTGCGTTCTCGTCTGGAACCATGTCCGGATTATAACCTTCGGCCAGACGCTCGTTCGGGTCGAACACAGCGGCCTGCACCAGGTCTTTGAAGGTGCTGTAGTCCTGCTTGGTGAAGCAGTTGTTGTACAGCTTAATGAAGCGAACGTCGCCCAGAACCTTCAGAACAGCCCACGCCAGGTCCGGCTCCATAATGTGCACGGAGTAGAACAGGACGGAGTACAGCAGGGTCTGGTTCTTCTGGTTCGCCAGCGACGCGCCGACGTCTTTGTTGACAGCCCAGACTTCGTTCACGTGCTCAGGGATGGTCGCTTTACCCAGGTGGGCAACGTTGACCTGCACACGATCGCCGTCCAGATAGATGATATGAGACGCGGTCTCAGGAACGTCGATGTTGATGCGCTTGGATGCAGAGGAAGAGAGTGCTTCTTCCAGCGCCGGGGCATACTGCTCCCAACCTTCTGCGAACACATGCAGCGCACCGGTCAGTTCGGACATTTTCACCAGCAGAGGGCGGTTACAGTTCCAGCCGTATTCGATGAAGGTGACGCTGTCATAAACCGCATTCAGCTTGTCTGTGGCGTCCAGGATCTTCGCTTCAGACCATTCGTTGTCATAACCGTCGGTCATGAAGATCAGGCTGTTATTGTTGCCGTTGTCACGCAGATCGGCAGCAGTGCTTACGGCCAGCTGAAGAGGCTCTACAAAGCCGGTGCAGCCGGTCGGAACCAGATAGCGGTCGATAGCGCTGTTGATTACACTTAGGTCACTGACATGGCGAACCGGCTCACCGACAAACACTGGGCCGAATTGGCCTTTGGATGAGAAGTACAGAATAGAAACAGTGTCATCCTGCTTGACCAGAGTGGCCAGGTTGTTCTTCAGATGCTGGCGAACCTTCGGCAACGCATTGCACATCGAATATGAGATGTCCACAACAAACACGTGGTTGGTTGGCGCTGGGGTCTTGACTGCGTCTTTGAAGACGAGAGAGCTGATCATCGTTAATAGTCCTGTGATTGGAAGGTAGGGTGATCTTTCGGCAGAGCCATCAGCTTACGCTTGGCCTGGTCGAATGCGTTGTTCATCTCAGCTTGAGCATGGGCGATTTGGCCCAGGAGCATAGCCTGAGATGCTGGGTTTTGGACACAAGCCGGGGCATTAGCTGCAGCCGCCTTGATGTCATTGAACACTTCTTCTAAAATGTGCATAAGTTATTGATTCCTGTCAGTATTGACAACACGACCATTATAACCGTGTTGCCATATAGAAACCCATATTTTACTTGAAGGAGTTCACAACCGCCACGAATATCTTGTTGGAGAGGCTCTGCGGGAATCGACCACCTTCCCCCTTCACGATTTCGACTACCCGGCGGCAAATATCCCCGCGCTCCACTTCTTTCAGCCCTTCCCAAGGCCGTGTGCTGCCATCCAGTTCGGCCAACGCGTACACATATTGAGCCGTGTACGCGGTCTTGGCAATGCGATAGATGAGAGGCGGATACAGAATATCAGCCGGGATGTTCTTCAGAAGATAGTCCTTCACGGTTTGGATAACCGCGTTGTTCAGGTCTTCGAAAGACTGGTACTGGTTAGGGTGATACATGGTGACAGTGAATGGTTCTGCCGTGATATAACCTTCGCGAGCCGGGGGTTGGAATGTCAGAGATATCGCTTTGGTCTGGTGCTGGTAGTGCTCAAATAACTCAGACGACCGAATCTTGTACTTGAACACGTCGATTTCAACACCACATGCGGATTCCAACAACGCAGACTCAGACAGCGCGCGATATGCCTCCAGCTCCCAGAGTTGCTCCAGGGTGTTCTCATAGGATATCTTGCGCGCCATGTCAGGGTCGAAACCAGCAGGGTCAATGGTGGTGCTAGGCTTCTTCCCATAGACGATGAACCCATTGTCCATCTTGAAGTTGGCCGTGACCATGCGTTGCCCGAGCACTTCGCGGTCTTCGTACTGGACATCCACGATTCGGGACTTCAGAAGGTCAGGGGTGAGGCGTTTACCTTTACGGGACATGTTTGTCTCCTAAGCAAAAAGCCCTCCGGAGAGGGCTGTTGAGGACGTCGGGGGTTACTTGTCCAGCATCGCCTGCAGTTCTTCGATGGATTTACCTTCCAGCTCAGACTGCTGTTTGCGCGCGATGATGTCGGTGATCAGCTCATTGCGCTGGCGGGTTGCCGCCGCACGGGTTTGCTGATCTTGCAGCTGGATCTTGTAAGCGATGACATGCTTGACGATTTCCATCTTCAGATCCAGCTCGGCGTTGGCAGTGGGCTTGGTGGACACGAAGTTCACCTCACCGGCGGCTTGTTGCTCACGATGGATGATCTGCGCAACCTGGTTCAGGTTGACAGCACCAGTTTCCAGTTTCAGATCCCACAGGTCTTCAGTAGAGATCGGACCTTTCACGGTGTTGAAGCGCAGTTTCTTACGGGAAGCAACTTCAAAGATGTTTTGCTCAGCCATGGTATTTCTCCTAAATTCAACAGTTTGTTTGGTTAGGGGCGCGAACGCCCCGGCAGATTAGAATACGATTTTCAGTGTACGGTTGAAGGAACCGCCGACCTTGACCAACAGGTGGTTGCGAACCGTGCTCTCAAAGCCGATACCGCTCACCTGCTCAGGCGAATGCTCAACCCGCAGTTTGCTACCCAGGATCTCCAGCACCTTGCGATGCTCGTTCAGTTCAGACTTCAGGTACTCATTGTAGAAGCCGCGAGTCGACGACGGGTTCTGGCAACCCTTCAGCATGAAGAAGTAATGGCGGTTGCCAGTCTCTTCACCGTCCCAATGGTTAGGTGAGTTCATCACCATGGTCACCGGAACGAAGGTCTGAGTCTTGATGCCCCACAGGTCTTTCGACAGTGTGGTCTGGCCGATGCTTTCAACAATTTCCAGGCCATTGGCGTGGCTGTATTTCACCTTGGCGACAACGATGTTCTGTCCAGTGCTGACCTTCTTGTCATACACGAAGTTGTACTTCTGGCCTTTGAACTCGATCTCCATTTCGAAGCCAACGTCGATCATTTCACGGGCGCTGTAGTTGTTCACCACGATGGTGTAAACACCTTCACGCATGCTGGAAGCCCGGCGCCAGAAGACGTTCTCAACTGGGGTGCGCGTTGGCGACATACCGCCGAGGCCGTTCATGTCGATGTCCAGCATGCCACCAGACGTGGAGTTACGGTGATGGAAGTAGATGTGCTCGCCATTAGGCTCATGCACATGCAGATCCAGATCGTCGTTGTTGAACCAGGATAGCGAGATACGCATTTCGCCATCAACGTTACCGCCAGCCGATTTCACGCGCTCTTTAATAGAGGCTGCGACTTCGCCGTTGTAAGACCACGAGAACGGATTGCCCCACTTGAACAGGTTTGGCGCGCCCGCATTTACCGGGGCGATCAGGCTGAACAGGTTGTTGGCATGGCTGTTTTCAACCATCACTTCCAGGCTGTGTGCCTTGGGAATGACGTTGGCGATAAAATCGGAGATGCTGATCTCTTCGACTTTATCCAGGGACTTGGTCGCAACTTTGACTTCGCCCTTCATGTCGTCGAACACGCTCATCGACTTCTTAACCGCCCGGTCAGCGAACAGAACGTTGTTGATGTTTAGGTCGGCTTCCGTGGCATAACGGCGCGGCAGGGAATCGGTCAGCCCCAGGGCGTCAATTGCCTTCTCAGCGTTTTCGATCATCGACTTGGAGACGATGGCCGTTGGGCGCTTGTAGTTCGCCGGAGCGACCACTTTCTCAAAGCGCTTAACAGCGTCTTCCAGATCCATACCCTCGCTCAGGTCGACCAGCATGGTGCCGATGGACGTGTTGCGGATAGGCTGGAACGTGCTCTTGCCGTAGGCCACCCAGATGAAGTTGTCGGCTTCGCCCTGCGGCAGCGCATCAAATTCTTTCTTCATTTCAATGAAGTGAGCCACAGCTGCACGGTGCTCTTCGCCGCGATACAGTGAGTTCTGATCGATCAGCTCCAGGACGATCTCAGCAGATTCCAGCGTCAGCGTTTCCAGGCCACGCTTTAACACGCCTTGCTTGTTACGAACCTCACCCTGGAAGGATGCGATCGCGTCTTCACGCTTAACGTTGAGAGCCGGGACAACAGCGTGGAAGTGGTTCCAGGTTTTGACCTGGCCGTCTTCCTGCATCACGTTGTTGGACGCCACGCCGACTTTAGAAGAAGGGTGGACGAACACGTCAGTGACAGCAGCGGATTTCACCAGTTTGGCCAGCGCGTCGGCTACAGGCTGATAGTAACCTTCAACCTGAATATCCCACAGGGATACCAGTTTGTTGTCAACGATGGTAACGACACGACCGACGTCACGGATGAACTGGCTGCAGCAGTTGCAGTCATACTCGCGGCGCTCTTTGTAGATCAGATTGGTGCCTTCAGGGAAGGAGTCCAGATAAGTGTTCCAGACTTCATCTTTGGTCAATCCCACTTCATACAGGCCTGTGGTTGACATAGCCGCCAGCTGAGTTTGGACAGCCTGCACGAAATTCTTGAAGTTTGACATTGTAGTTGTTCCTGTTTCAAGTTCAAATGGCACCCGGCGGTTCCGGGTGCGTTGGGTTAACGAGGTCTATATTACTCTATAACCAGTTATTGAAAAGTTACCCCCAAATCAGATAGCACACACCAGTGGTCAGAAGGATCACCGCACCAAAAATGATCCCCAGGCCGATATAGACGTCAGACATTTTGAAGCTGAACATATCACTTCCTCATCATGTTGAGAAGATTAGCGGAGCCGGTACGGATTTGTTTGTCACCAGCACCATCATAGCCGACCTTACCACGCGGCTTTTTGCCTTCTTGTACAGCGTCCACACAGCGCATGTACTTCTGGATTTCGCAGAACATGTTCTCCAGCTGCATCACGTTCATGCAACAGTCATGGTCTTCTTCACCCGTCCAGAATTCTTCACGCTTGTAGCCGTACTGTCCGAAGACTTCATCCTGGTTGTCACGCAGCCAGAATATGCATTCTTCGTAGGTCATCCCGTCCTTCTGATTGAAGAGCAGGTCGATGCCATTGCGACACCCTGGACCAGCGATGGTGAAATGGTTTTCGCTGAACGGATAGTCAGGATTGTAGGTGAAGTCAACCCAAACCTGGTAGGCCAGGAATGGTCCGAGACCTTCAATGTCGTTCAGGAGGCACTCATAGACTTCCTGCGGGCTGTCCAGCTCCAAGATACCGTCAAAGTAGTGCGGGAATTCCGTCATGTACTGCTTGAGGAACCGCACGACGCGCATGCCCATATGGGTCTCACGCCCCTCAATCACGTACTCACCAGGGTTGTTCTGTAAGAGCATCTTCGCTTGTTTGTACGGCATCTCATCAATGATTCCACCGAAGCGGAACACACGCACTTCAGTCTCTCCAGAGACCTTGTCAGCGGCGTGAACGGCGCGCTCAGGGAATGCCAGGGACTGCTTCAGGCCACCAGTGTTGAACGCGTTGGTGAACACCGGGTTCCCAGCAGACTCATATTTGGTCAGGTCGGAGCGCGCCTGGTCCAGATCCAGGGATACAAACTCGGAGATGGTGAATGGTCCACCAATAGCCTCAATCGGTCCCCAGAGGTTAAACATGCGGAACATCACGCAGTTGAACAACTTGTCTGCCAGCGGGAGGTTGCTGTTGACGATGTTCTTGATGAGGTACTGAGACTGCCTGTCGTGCTCTCTCCGGACGTTACAGAATTTGACCTGGCGTAGTATCTGATTGTCCGTCCAGGGAGCAGGCTGCTTGTACACGTCCTTCCTGATGTGTATCTGATAGCGCTCTGCCATCCACTGGTACGCGTACAGGCGAACGCGCGGGTTGAGAACCGGATTGGCACTTTTAATTCGATTTTCGTCGACACCACAATAGGGGATGTCGTAGATCTTGTCTTTCATGGCGTCCACCAAATGAAAAAGGGAGAGCCCATTATAAGCCCTCCCTTGTATTGATTAAAATTGCGGGTTATTCGCCGGCCAAGATCTCACTGAAGTCAGGCTCTTTGAAGGTCGCCACGTTCTTCAGGAATTTGTCGCGTGGGTAGAACTTGCCCTGCACCGTGATGTCGGCAGTCACCTTGATGCACATTTCCGGGAAGTCGCCTTCCAGGTACAGATCACCACGGTTGAAGCCCTTGTCAAAGTAATACTGCAGCGCCGGGGCGACTTCTTCTTGGCAACGGATGAACTTGGTGCGGTTGGAAGCGTCAACGATATCATAGACGCGGTTGCCGTCAACACCGACGATATGAGCCACACCGTCGTTCACGGTAGTCATGTCGCCCTGAGCGTCCAGAACCTGCACCAGATCAACCTGACCATCCCAGGCGCTCTTGTCCAGGGTGACCACCTGACGGCCTTTGGCGTCAACACCCAACACCAGCTTCACGCCGGGGAAACCTTCCTGGATCATCTCAACGGCTTCTTCCAGACACAGAGCGGCTTGCTTGAGCACGGTCGCCGGGTCTGGGTTCAGTACGTCGCCTTTAGAGTTGCCGAAGGCCAGGTTTAAAGCTGATACTTTTTCAAAGGTGGTTTTCATTTATCTCTCCGAGATGATTGACGGTTGCCCTTGTGAACATCGTACTTTGGTAGCAGAGTCCAGTTGACGGCATCATGGTGTTTTACAACTTTGATATGAGCCAGCTGGGCCAGCTCAGTGATCTGTTCAGGGTGCTTGATCTTGATCATACCCCACTGCTCAAGCAGACGGATAATCCGGTTCATGCGCAGGATGTCCTCCCGGCACAACCCGTTACGCCGCCCCTCAAACATATAGAAATGCTTGAAGTGGACGATGTAATATTTCCCGCCGCGCTGGGTAATGTGGCAGGTCTGGTACAGCACATTCTTTGGCTCACCACCCTCGTTCTTCGGGTTGACACCGACACGGGTTAGCGTCTCGGTGATCATGAAGAACGTGTCGCGCGCCTTGCTGGTGTCCAGATCCACTTCAACCAGGCAATCCAAAATTTCATCTTCGTGATCTACTGCCGACAAGGACAGTATATCCAGCGTGTTACGGGGCATGACAATCTCCTTAAACCAATAGCAAACAATTACTTATTTAACCTTTTTAGGTTTAACGTTGTCGTTCGCTTGGTTTTCAACACGGAGACGAATCTCCGCGATAACTTCCTCAGACAGGAAGCCCATATAATCCGAGGCTTTCTCGGGGCTGATCTGGAAATAGTCACACAAAAGAGTGATGTCCTCGTTTGCCGCACCTTTCTTAGACCATTTATCATAACGCTTTTTTGGCTTTATTGAATAAAAAGCGTAATTCCACTGCATCCAAGGGTCGACATGATGTAAGAGGTTCATCTCCTCAGCACACACGATTACATCTTTGCTCTGGGCCAACGCCCGGCGTACCATGAAGGGGTCAAACCCCTTCTTGATTTCTGGGTCGTTGGTCTCCAGAAGATTGACCTTAACCCCTGCAACGGCGTTGTCGCCCATGAGGGAATTACGATAATCAAAGAGACCGGCCATATGTTATCTCCATTTCCCTTCGAGCTCTAACATCACGTTGGTGAAGAAGTACACGGCATGCAGCCACAAATCCCCAACCATACGGTGCTTAGACTGGGCGTCGCCACAGACGAACACCAGGGTTGGGATGCAACCGTTCTCTACCAGCTTCGGCTTTTCCGGGTCATCAGGAACGCACAGCTTGAAGAATTTGCTGTACAGGTCTTCCGTCAGATAGTTCTGGTTGTCGGTCACCCACTGCTTCATCTCACCCCACTTGTTCTCCTTCAGAAGGGTGGCCACTACAGCCAGGTCGCCAGATTTCAACTGAACCAGAGCGCGCTGGTCAACAGTCTTGAAGGTAACAGCGTTCTTCTGGAGGATGCCCAGGATCTTGCGGTTGTCAGGGAAGTGGCGCTTGACGATGGACGCCAGCACAGGGATCTCAAACGGGATACCTTCCAGATTGAGGATTTCGGTACAGCGGCGCAGGAACTGAGACTGCACTTCCATGGCTTCTTCCGCTGACCAGATGAAGTCGATCTCACGGCAACGAGAGCGCAGAGGCTCCACGACGCGCTGCTTGGCGTTGGTGGTCAACACAAACGAGCAGATGGACGCCACCATCTCCACGAGGCCTTTCAGGGACTCCTGCGCCGCTGTACTCAGGCGCTCAACTTCGTCCAGGATGACGACCTTACGGCCACCGAACACGCTCGCGCCGGTTGCATACTGTGTCACCAAATCACGGATGGTGTCGATGGAAGTATGCAGTGAGGCGTTGATAAACAGAGGCTTCTTACAGCCGATGTCATTACACACAGCCAAGGCCGTGGTGGTCTTACCGGTGCCTGGAGACGGGCTGTAGAACAGGAACGACGGGATCTTACCCTTACCGTCAGCGATAAAGCCCTCAATCTCGGAGCGAACGTTTCGCGGAAGGATGATCTCGGAGATTTTACCAGGACGATACTTGTTTTCCCAAGCATATTGATCCGTTTGGATCGTGATATCAGACATGCTCTACCTCAAATGTTGTAGGAGAATTCAAATCAAAGGGCGGTTTCCCGCCCGGAGTATTATAGCGCGGAATTAATCCAGATGCATGCCGATGTAATAGTTGATCGATGCATCGGCGCTGACCAGGTTGATAACCTGGGTTTCAGCGTAGGCTTTAATGGTGTAGTTACCTTCAACAACTTTCAGGTTGCCCACTTCGACCATCAGGCTGCAGTCGCCCATATCGGTTTCGCCCAGCTCCAGGGTGTAGTCGTTGGAGTTGTCGATTTCCGGGTTGGTGCCGACCAGGTACGACTTACCACCGGAGTTGACCAGCTTGGCGATTTTGTGGCCCAGCACCGAACACGCACGAATGAATTCGCTCAGCTGATCGTGGGAGATTTCTGCTTGGTAGTCTTGGTTCTCCAGAACCAGACCGTCCGGCGGCAGGGTGGTCAGCTCTTTGGCCGAACGCCAGAAGGTGGCTTCAACTTTATCGCCCTTCAGCACGACTTTGTCGGTGGTGAAGTCGAGGTCACAGGTTTTGAAGTTTTTCAGCTTCAGGATGGACAGCAGCTTGGAGATATCCAGGATCGGGAATTCGTGCGGGAACTCTTCCTCGATCTGAGCGATCATCAGGATAGAAGACGAATCACTGATGGTGCGCAGGAATTTACCCGGCTGGAGTACGATGGACGGGCTGATGGTCGCAGCGTTGGCCAACAGCACTGAAGTACGTTCAGACAGTTTAATCGATGACATATGTTCTCTTTCCTATTAAGGGGGTTTGTTTGACGACGATTAGCATTATATGCGGGTTTACTTCAATGACAAAATTATACCACATGCGGTGTTAGGATGCAAGCAAATAAAGGCTCGCGCGGGCGTTATATTATTTGATTTAATATAAATAATAGTATTAATATTAATCACTCGCTTCGCTCGGATAAGGTCAAGAGCAATTCTCGTTGTAGTTCGCTTCGCTCACAACAACTCGAATAGTAGTGGCGGATAGTTCGTTGTCCAAGCACTTTTTAGTCAATAGCAAATTTAATTTATGGTAGCTCTAAACGGGCTACACCATTACCTTAATATAAGGTTAACCAACAGAGATTCAATATATGAAGCACACGATTACATTAGTAGGCAAAACAGAAATGAAAGTTAATTTTCATTTAGCGACATTATACCGGAGTGAACACCATGTTGATGCTCACGCAGCCGCACTTCATACAAAGTCTGTAGAAAAGAACGGACCAGCAGGATTATATATCTGTTATTCAGGTGATTTGGGGACGACATCTCTTCGAATCTGTGGGGATGAGGATGTTCTGACAAAGGAACTCATCCGTGGTTTGAAACTCAGTGACTTCGATGGCGCGCCAGAACGGCTTGCCGGCTTCTTCGGCATCGTGAAAGAAGAATTGGCCGAGGCATCCCCGGCCTACGTCAATCAGTGACTACAACGCGACCTTCTTCATCGTCACCGGGTGCTTCTCTTCCTTGTAGAAACGGTGACGTTCAATAGAGTGTCTCAGAGCATGATTCGGTCTTCCGCGCAGCGACAGATTGTCCACCATATCAAATATGCGGGCTTTCTGTTTGCTGCTATGCATACGCATGAGACGCCCCAGGGTCTGGATAACACGGATGTATGACTTGGATGGATGAGCCAACACTAGGTTATGAAGCTTCTTGATGCTCACACCCTGCTGCATTGTCCCGTATGTACCCAACAGTGTCACCTCATCCCCGGCCTCAACTGCCTTCTGTATCTGCGCTCTGACCTTCGGTGGGACTTCACCATTGATCATGTAGACGTTGTCCTTGGCCTTACACAGCTCTTCAAAGATGACCTTCATGTGGGCGTCTACCCGGTCAAACATAATGGCAGTGTTCCCCTTGAGGGTCTTGGCCAGCATCAGGATGAACTTGTTACGCAGATCATGGCTGATGAGGAACTCAATCTCCTGCTTGTAGTCAGCCGTTACCTTGTGCCGGTCTTCCATTCCATACTGCAGCTCAACCATCATGATCTCGATGTCAGCAGCATAACCCTGGTCAATCAGCTCACGCGCCGTGATGATCTTCTTGAAGGCGCCGAAATGGGACAGAACACGCATGGCATTGAGGTCATCATTGGCCAGCGTACCGGTAAGTCCCAGGCGCTGATCACAGTTGACACAGCTATTCATGATGTACGACAGCTTCTCGGCCTTGGCGGTGTGCGCCTCATCCACGACAATATCACCAAACTGTTGGAACCACTCCTTCGGTTGATCCTGGATGCCCTGCCACGTGGAGATCACGATAGGTTTGGTGGTATCCTTCTCAGCGCCACCATAGATGAGGTGGACATTGCTGTCGGAGTTGAACCCGTTGAAGTGGCTGTATTCAACAAAGTTGTCAAACAGCTGAGTCACCAGGTGGACACTGGGCACGACGATGAGGGTCTTCAGGGAGCTCTGGAGTGCCTCTCTGCGCCCTCTGTAGTAGCGCGCCATAACGTAGAGCACCATGGACTTACCGGCAGAGGTCGCCGCCTGGAGGACGCATCTGGTCTGTTTGATAGCAGTCCACACGCAGTCAAATTGGTAGTCGCGAGATTCCGCATGGGAGTAGGAGCCATCCTCCATACGGATGCTCATGTTCAGCTCCATCAGGTATTCCTTAATCTCCTCAGCTGTGGTGTCATTGACATACTTCAGGCGAGGGTCAAGCTCCATGGTGTGGCCGTTCTCACGGACGAACTGGAACAATTGGAACAGCAGGCCGATATCGATCAAACCGCTGGATTTTTGATAGAAGCGAACCATCCCATCCCAACGTGAGAAAGAAGTTGGCTCAAATGTCGGATCGGGGAATTTGAAATACTCATAGAGATCCGCGTGGAACCCTTCATCGTTGCAGATGACTCGCATGCGGACTTCATTCACTTTCTCGATGTAGACATGTGCCATTTGAATTATCTCGTTGAGTTAACTCAGGTATTTAGTGAACCCAGATACCACCGCACTCTTCATCCATTTTGTGATACAAGCGAACCCGGTCGAGCATCTTAGGGATGATGTCGGCGCGGTTGAACTCTATGACGGTCGGGAGCGGTGATGACTCATTAGAGATGACGTTCACCAGTTTCTCTATCTTCTTACCGAACATCTCCTGGAACATGGCCGAGTACAGGCACAGTTGGATGCTGTAGTCCTCAATCATGCTCCTGGTCTTCATAATGTTGGAGGTCTTGAAGTCAATGATGGCGGGAACCCCGTTGAACACTGCGATGCAGTCGACGCGCCCGGCCAAGCCAAGGCGTTCACTAAACAGGGGAATCTCTTGCGCCCAGATCTTGGTGCACTTGTCCAGATAGGGCTTCAACTGAAGGAACAGGAAGACATAGTCCCCGGCGGCATCCAGGCACTTCTGCATGGGTTCGTTCTTCAGGTACAACTCACATGCTAGGTGGACGGCCTCACCCCGGTCGGCACAACGTTGGGTCTCAGCATCAGCCGCCTCAGCCCCGAGTTTCTCACGCCACGCTTCCAGCCAGGTGTGGTCACCAGTACGCCCCAACATTGTGGTGACAGATGTCAGTTTCACGCCGTTGGGGGATACATACCAGCGCCCGTTGTCAGTGGTGACACACTCCAGCTCTTTGAACGGGAGGTTGTATTGTTGGAACGTCTTGTGGCGTTCCTTGGTGTCAGTCAGTTTACGCAGGGTGCTGAGGTCAGCCATCTTAATTTCCGTCCATATACCGCCGCCAATCTATCGCAGTCTTGATCTCGTAGCCCCGAGACTTGATCCGGTCAAAGCAGCTCTCAATAAATTTTACCTTGCGCTTTTGTTCTTCGAGCAAGGTCGTCATCTCTATATAGTTGTCGTCAGCCTTGATCCAGATGTCGATGTCGGACTTCAGTGGCTTGACTGGAAGAGGCCGAGCCTGGTAGACCTGGGACGGCAATTCTCCTGCATAATACCGGCGCAGGTACAGATCGGTCTTGTTCTTCTTGGCGACGACCTTCTCGAGTACTCGTACCTCATGGATGTAGAAACGCTGAGCCTCCATGAACAGACGGCTTGTGGTCAAGGACGTCGTGTCAAGGTTGCGTGAATTGGGATCAATATCCAGAGACTTCTCCATGGCGTCCATGATGTAGTCTAATGGTATGGTCTTGATCCCGTCGAACAGATCTTCATAAGGAATTTCTTTCAATTCAGTCATGGCTATCTCTTACAGAGTTGTGGTTGCCCGTTGTGGTATCAACTTCTGGAACTTGAACGTCACGGTGCACACCAGCTGAGGGACTTCCCCATCAACATCGAGCATCACGTTGTCAAGTGCCGTCGGCCGACTATCCTGTAGCAGCAATTTTAACCCTGTCGGTCTATTGAGGTTAGTGAGCAGTTCAATATAAATATCCTGCTCCCTGATCTGATCAGCATTAGCGTTGTTAACCAACCAGCTGAACAGGCTCTCCCAGTTTCTCCAATCCTCATCGACAACGAAGGTAAATACAACCGGGTCGAATGTTAAACGTTCGGAAGGTATCTGGGCCATGACGTCCCCTGGGGATGGTCCATCGATACCCTCTGAGTAAACACCTGGCACACTAAAGTCGTGTATACGGCGGGAGAACAGGACGAGGTCACCTACAACGCAGCGCCACTTGTCGGATGCGGCGAAGTTTTGATTCTCGTTTTTGAATTTGCCTTCTGTACTGGACATGTCATTCACCTTTCAATAATGGAGATACTACTGTGTCCCCGACAAAATTTATTGGGGTGTTGATTGTTCTGGCGTCACTGTTAATTGGCGGTTGCCGCATAACTGTCACACCCATTGTGAGCCTGTCTCAGTTAAGAGACAGTAATGTAAGATCCGTGCCAGTAGCAATAACAGCCAACGTTCCCATGTGTGATGTGGGGTCAGTTAGAAAGTTGGCGACGGCCTTTAAAGATAAGTATTTATTGCGACCTATTGGTTGCCGCCCGGCCAAAAACGGAATGGGCGCAGATGCGACTTGGCAAGCCGAGTTGCCCCTGCTTAGGTCTGGTGATGAGGCAAAGATGCCACGCATAGCAGGAAGTTTGTATTACTCAAGGAACAACAGCATATTGCTGGTGCTAAAGCCTGACTTCATTAGGGATATCAAGCAGCAGGCAGCGGTGAAGGGCTACAACCCGGAGTACTCGGATGTCGTGGTGTCCTTGATCATAAGGAATGATTCCAGGGAAGACGTAGACATCGCGGTTGAGAACGTTTTTGTCAATGAGGTTCCAGTGGGGCGTGAGATGCAGATCTTCAGGATAAAGCCGGGTGGTGCCATAAGTATCAGGCTGTCCGATATCAGCATAGACACGTTGTTCCTCGGTGGGGTTGAGGCCGTAGGAGTTTTCCCAGCATTGAGAATGAGTGAGCATTAAGCCCCGAACAATCCGCCGGGGCTTAATTTTTAGAGCGAACCCTTCAGTTCTTTCGACGCCATCTTATGGATAGCCCCGGCCACACAGTTGTCCTTCAGCCAGTCTGTCAGCTGAGACGTGATGCAGAAGTTCACGCAGGACTTCACCATGCTCTCTAGGTGCGCCAATTCCGCTGCAATCCCCGCCGTGACTTCATCAACAAGCCGGTTGATCACCCCGATAGCCTGATCGACGTAGCCTGACACCAATGCAGCCAGCTGACGTATCTTGGCCAGACCGGCGGCAGTGACATCATTGATCACCTGCAACAGATCATCCAGGGTTGCTGTTACCGTCGCCAGAGCACTGTCAAATGCAGCCAGCCACTCTTGGCCTTTCTGCTGGATGATGCCAAACGCGTTGTTGATGAGGTCACAGTTGGTAGGTTCGCGTCCTATCTGCTTCAGGCCACTTGTGTATGCGGTAGACGTTCCAATCCGAGAGAATGCCTCTGAGACGGTTTGGTCGCCATAAGTGACCAGGGTGCCAACGCTGGTTCCAGCAGTGCCAAACATCGCATTGGTCGCATTGATCTTGTCTATGGTCAATCCGCCCTGGTTGAGCGCCTGTCGCGCCGAGTCGGTTACGTTCTGAAGACCAGCAACCTGGGTCTTGCCCTGATTGATGGTGGCTGTAGTCCCTTGGCTCAGAGATGTCAATGGGTTCTCAAATCCCTTGCCATTGTCAAATAGATCGTAGATGTCAGCGTTCATAATAAAATACCCCCACAGGTTCGTGAGGGTATTTATGGTCAGAAGGGAAGATGATAGCGGATGTTTCGGATGAGACGCTTCCGATAACCCCTGAGCCATTCAGTCCGGTTCTCATTGGAGAGTGGCAGTTCTTCAATCTGCTCATCCCAGGTTTCAACCAGGATCGGGAACACCCATATGATCCCGATTGCCAACAACACAAAGAACAACAACGTCAGGAAAAGTCCCATGGTATTTCTCTTATATCAGACGTTTAGATTTAGGCTTGCCCAGCAGATGGACTTGCACGGCCAGCCCGCTTGCCTTCATCCTTGTGATCATGTCCCTGGTTCCGTTTGAACTACCATCCCAGAACGCCAGGCCATAGACATCCTGGCCTTTCGCCCGAAGCTCTAACAGGTGTTCCAGCATGTCCTGGTTCCGCCGCACACCAGCCCCTTTACCATACTTATCATAGTAATCCTGAGGGATTGGGAACGATTTGGGAATCACAGAGCGAGGAGTACACCACTCAGCACAGATCCGGTCAACGCCTACAGCATCGCCATGGATGAGAGCATCCAATAGTTTCCCCTGAGAGATGATCTGATCGGAGCAACTATCCAGGAGGTCATGTATCTTCAGCATATCAGCATCACTGTTGATAGACCGGGAGCCGGTGACGAGGATGGTACACTTCTTCATAGAGTCTTGCCCTTCTGAAGGTTGGCGATATGCATGACACCAATGCGAGCCGGCATGATGCTCTCGCTCGGTATGTCAGTCACCACGAAGCCTTTGGCCGACAGCAGGCCAGCCAGCTTCTGATAGAACGGAACAGCGCGCTGGGAGATAGGGTAATGGAACCGCATCTCAGTATGCTGAGCAGCCTGGGCGTTGCGGATCAACTTCCAGATGCGGTGATCCTGATAAGTCTTGACCAGCGCCGGATCGATTTTCTTAGTAGCCATGTGAAGCTCCTTCGTTTCAAGATATAGAAAATAATAACCACGCAGGGGTTATTGAACATTGTCGCCTAGCTCAGGGGTCTCATATTTGATGCGCCAGTGGATGGTGTGCCCGTAGGTGCACAAGATGTCGCGATTAAGCATATGGGCTGGGAGATAGGACTCGGCGCTGATGTAGAGCCGCTCTTCTCCCTTCTCAACCTTTCGTTCAACCTTGCGGTATACTTGCTCTATGGTATTGCCCCGGCGGTCTGTGGTGATCTTTACCAATGTGATAGACATATGTTATACCCCATCTCTCGGTTTGGCTGCAGGGCGACCATGATCACGCCGGATAGCAGCACATGATTTACTGCATGAATACCCATAGCCGCGCTTCAGATCTGCTTTGCGGGCTGGATACTCAGTACCGCAGTGACACACCATCCACACCTTAGCCCCACGAACAATCGCTGGGGGTGAGACTTTGGCTAGAGCCTTGGTTGGGTTCAAAGACTCACGTCTGTCCAATTCGCGGCTGAAGATATTTACCCACTCCTCCCACTTGTCCTGATCGCAAGAGAACGTGGAATGGCGCGCCAGCTTTTGACAATGACGCATGGCGTTGCGAAGGTGGCCAACACTCATGTGCTCAACAGAGATTGGAACCCCGTTCTGTTGCATCCAGATGCCGTCGGCCAAGTTGTCGCCATCATACTCATCATAGTCGACTTCGTAGCCACCACAGCTTTCAGTTCCTTGTCCCATGTTAGACCTCCGGAGTCCAGCCAGGAACGCTCAGACGAACCAGAGTGCGCTGACATGCTGCGGTTACAGGGAGTGATTCATGGAGCATGGTCACGTTGCCGGCATACACAGTGTTTGCCTGGAGAATGACTTCAGACATCCCCTCAACGTTCACATGAGTACAATCACCACCTTCGCCAGGCATTTCATGATAAACGCCGGAGAGGGCACGGGAGGCAGCGATATCTGATGCCAGAATCAGGGCTTCCGGTTCAGAGAAGTCTCCGTGTGCCCAGCCGTTACCTACATCCCAGCCACTTCGGCTGGAAGAATGTCGCGCGGGTGAGTTACCGTGGCGACCTTTGTGGTCTTCTTGAGGCCAAGGAGAAGGTTGACCACGGTGACCACCTTGTCCACGATGTGACATCACCTGCGGATGCCAGTAACCGTCGATATGCAGGCCAGGGCGGCGATGGGTATTACCCGGTTGGATAATGCCCTGGTCAACCATGATGAAGATAGGAAGGTCGGTGTCAACACCATCCAGCATGGCATCAACAGTAGGTTGCCAACGGGAGAGATCAGCCGGTAGGCCAGTTTCTTTGCGGAACTCACGCATATACACGCGCTCGGCCATGAAGGCAGGGAAAGCAACCTGACCGCGTTGTTGGATGATACTGTTTAACATGGGTTGACTCCTGTGAAGATGGTTAGGTTCAAAGGGGCTTTCGCCCCGGTGAAATCAATATAGCTTAGAAGGGATTATTGAAAACTAGACGCGGGCATGTTTGACGTTCCATTCATCACAAACTTCAATGAATGGGGTGAGAGCTTCTTTGGTTCCGCGACGTGTTGTCTTCACCCTTCCGTCGGGGTGATAACACTCCAGTACCCACTGATGAGCCGCCCGTCTTTCCATCACGCGCTGTTTCTCTTCCTCTGTCTGGAAGTACTGGTTGCGCCACAGCGTTGGCGGTTGATGGGACACCACACAATAGATCATGTTGGCCATCACGCAGTACGCCTTGATCGCAGCTTCGTACTCTTCTGTGGCCGCTGGGTCAGGGTTCTCAGAATCCCGACCGTCACCAGCTTCCAGGGCAACCAGAAGACGGTGAGTGATCTCCAGGCGCTGCTTGAAGGTGTAATGTGGTAACACCTCAAAGTGTGGACGTGGGTACATCAGACGGTCATAAGTCTTGTTGACACCTTCGGAATCAACACAGAGGACACCGTCCTTGACCTTCTTGTAGACCTGGCCGCGCGGTGACCCAGCCAAGACATACAATTGACCAATCTCTACGTCAGCTTCCAACATGTTTAGCCCTCCGAAGAGTATTTGTGTTCTGAACCGCTGTCATCGCCGATAGGGTTGTCCAGGCCGTAGTGGACAGCAGTGGCTTTGAACAACGGCAGGCCATACTGGGCATAGTTGTTATCGTCGAAGTCTTCGAGGCCGTCTTCCAGGATGTAGTTCCACATCTTGATGACGTAGAACATCATGCCGGCACTGATGCCCCGGCGGCTCAATGCCTTCTCAAATGCGAATGCCAGGTCACGTTCCAGCCGCTCCATAACAGCTTCACGAGTAAGCGGCAACGCCACATGGGCTGCAGCCGAGTCGTCACAGAGTTCTAAGTCAAACGTCTTCAGCTGCTCAACTGTCAAGAAATCAGCCAGACGGCCAATATCACGACCATCCAGAGTTTCACTTTTGTATCCAGCGACAACTTGTTCAATAGTTTTCATGGCTCAAACCCCGGCGATAGAGTGTAATCACTGTCCACAACCTTCCAATAGCGGCGGCAGTGGTTGCCTGACAGGTGTTGGTTGATAACGTCAGCGATGGCCTCAGCCTTTTCCTTTGACATTGGCGGAAGACTGACGAACTTTTCATCGGGATAATCCCCATCGAAGTTGTCGGTCTCAACGATTTTGTAAAACATGGTCAAGCCTCTTTGTGGATTAAGGTGAGGCCATTATAGTGCGGTTTTGTTATTGAAAGAAGGGCAATAAAAAACCCCGCCGGAGCGGGGTTTTGTTTGACTGACCGCCTGTAGATTAGTACAGGTTTTTGATCAGACCTTTGCGGAAGTACACGTTGGTGTCTTTCGCGATGCCGTCTTCGGTCACGTAGACCTGCGGATCCTGGTTGGCAGGGATCTGCACGAACGGGTTGGCTGCGATGCCGTAACGGGTTTTGAACGCCATACGCGGAGCGAAGGTGGTCTCACCCTGAGTACGGTACATTTCCAGCGGTACATATGGAGCGAAGTAGATACCCGCATCCAGCGCAGTTGCGCCTTTGTACGCCAGAGTGATGTACTCAGCAACCGCATACGGGTCGATGTACACACGCATGCCGTTCGACAGAACACCAGCGAAGGTCTGACCGGTAGGGTCAACCGCCAGCTGCGCCTGCACGTTCAGCGCCGGGCTGTAGTCCAGCATGCCGGCCATGGCCAGAGCGGACGCTACGTTTGGAGAACACAGAACGCGGTTCGCTTTACCACGACGGGTGTCAACACCAACGCCGTTCGCTTCAACTTCCAGCATGAAGACCAGGTATTTCCATTTTTCCAGCGCCCAACGACCGGACACGTCAGCAGCAACGTCAACAACGCCGTTGGTACCGAATTTTTTGAAGCGCACTGCGGTGAAGTTCATGGTACGGATGAACTCACGGTTCATTTCCGCCTGAATTTCAGTTACCATGACATCAGACAGGATCGCATCGACGTCTTCGCCGTGGATCGCCATCATGTCCTGGCGCAGTTCGTGGCTGTAGTCAGCGTACAGGCCGCGAGACTTCGCAGTAACGGTCGCTTTCTGGATGGTGATACCAACACGCGCCCAAGGCTGAGTTGGGGAACCCAGTTGTTCTGCCTTCACGGTGTCCATCGCTTTACCGTAGGAGGACACTTCAGTGCCGCTGCCTTCGATATCAGCCTGGCTGAAGCCAGATGGGTCACCGCTGTGAACGGTAGTCTGGTCGCCGGAGTAGTTGGTTTGCGCTTCTTCCATGAACAGCTCTTTACGAGACTGTTGGGTGTTAGAAGCATCGCCAACGCCCTGACGAGCACGCAGTGCGAAGATCTGACCGTCAGGACCAGCCAGAGGCTGAACGCCGAAGAAGTCCATCGCGATGTTGTTCGGAGCCAGACGCTTAGCCATGTCGATCAGAACTGGCTGCCATTTACCCACGTTGGCGTTGACCGAAGATGGACCTTCAGATTCGCCCAGGTTTTTGGCGTTCCACTCGGCCTGGTTTTGCAGCAGGCGAACAGACACGTTCTCAGCAGTCAGAGGTTGGATCTGCTCGGATTTCTTTTCCAGAACCGGCAACCACTGAGTGCGCATTTCTTCAGTAACAAGTTTCTTAGACATGATAGTATCCTTTTGGATGTTCTGTTGATTTGAAAATATTTAGTGTTTCAATTTCAAGCCCCCTTTCGAGGGCTGAAGTGCACCGGTGGTTAGCTGGCCAGGTACTGGGAGATCTGAGATTTAATGGACTTGTCCATCTCGTTCAGATCTTTGTCGTCCTTATCGCCTTTATCACCTTTGTCATCCTTTTCTTTGCCCTTGTTGTCCTTGTCGCCTTTATCGTCACCCTCTGGAGGAGTATCTTTCTTCTCTACCAGAGCGCGGAAGCGGGCGGCGCGGGCTTCAAAGCCCTCAGACATCGGAACACCTTCCAGGCAATTACGGATAGTGTCGATTTGGCTCAGCGCCAGGCCTTCACACACCTTCAGCAGAACACCTTCACGAACGCGGTTCGTTTCTGCTTCTTCCAGAGCCTGTTTTTCAGCTTTCAGGGTTTCGGCGAGTTTCTCCGCCTCTTCCACACGCTTAGTCAGGCCGCTGATAACACCGTCAGCGTCGCCGCGTACAGTGATAGCAGCTTCACCGAACCACTGAGCAGCGCCAGACAGGATCTTCTCTGCGGCTTCAGCCTTGATAGTGGAATCGATGCCAACTGCGTTTTCGTTAGCCCACTCCAGGACAGCGGCGTCCAGGTAGGAGGAAACCTTAGCAGTCAGGACATCAACAGCGGATTCTTTAACCTGCGCCAGCTCAACTTGGTGAGCCTCGGTCAGTTTCAGAATTTCGCCGTTCATGCGATCTTCGGTTTCTTGGATGGCGGTCAGACGAACTTGTTCGGAGCGAGCTTCGATGATCGTCGCGACCTTACCCATGAATTCTTCGTTGAGGCCGTCTACGCCCTCAAACAGTTGTTTCAATTCTTTGTTCATGACAAACTTCCTTCTGAGCAGTTTTCAGTATTTAGTAGGGCAAAAATCAGCCCAGTTTTTGTAACGCCATATCCAGACGACGAAGGAAGTCAGTTTCGACCATAGCGTTGGTTTTTGCCAACTGATCGACGACGCTCCCCCGGATGTCCTTCGGAGACCAAATCCCCGTGGATTCATCCAGTTGCCATTCCACAGATTCGGACATGGCCTTTACATAACACACTTGCCCAGAAGGGCGGTCTACAACATCGACTGCGGTCAGCATGAAGCCTGGAAGGACTTCACTATGACCGGCGACTTCTTTGACATCACCCAGGCCACGAGTACTCACAGCCAGGTTGAAGTCAGCTTCTGCCAACGCCTTGATGATCTGGCCTTTCGCGGTGTTCAGGATACGAGCACGCCCAATGGCGTTCGTACCAGACCACGTCAATGACTCAGTTTTGATCGCAGCGTGTTCGATATCTGGGAACGGGTAGTCAGGGTGTTTTAGCTCGCCGATCGCCCGACGATCATTGACATACTCTTCAACATATCGGTTGACGGACGGTAAGCCGACTCGTTCCATATCGTAATTGCGGCCGTTGCGGTTAACAGCGTTGCACATCACGAATGGTCCTTCGATATACATTGCCCGACTACCGGATGCATCCGCAGATTCGCCGAGCGTCAGCTGCTCGTGCTTGCCCGTTACATCAACGATAAGTTTCATCATATGCTCCTTACGAAAGACCCATCATCTTACGGAACCGCATCGCTTTCTTCTTGCGGCGCTCGATCTTCCGGCTATAACCCAAGCCCATGCGTTTCTTGCTGCGTATTGCCTTCCGGTTCCCGATACGGCGGTCACGTTTTTCACCAGCATTCATGACCATGCAACGGGAGCCGTCAGGAGACAGTTTGAACCCTGGACCACATTTGAGACGACGGCGACGCTTGCCCTTCGCATTGACCTTGTCAATGATGCCTTGCTCTTCCAGGCGGTGGGCTAGGAAATCACCGAATGTCGCTACTTCCACGGTCAGATCCATGATGAACCCCTTATTGAGCGTCTGGCTCAGCCGCGCCGTTAACGGATTCTTCGATGGATGCCATGATGAACTGACGACCTTCCTCGACGATTGCTTCACGGCGCACGTTGAGTTGGTTAACCAATTCAGCTTCAGCAGTTACAGTGTCGCCAGCTTCGATAGCTTCGACGATTGCTTTGATAGACATTGTGAACCTCCAATTCAGTTTTCAGTATTTAGTCGAATATTTTTGAGCTATTCTTCCGATTGACGAGGGAGGAACTCAGGCCGGTATTTCAGTGGGCTGTTATCGCCCATATTGGCCTCAGGATCAACCTTCGGATACACACCTGCTTTCTTCTCTTCCTCAATCTGGGCTTGTTGTTCTTTGATCTCTTCCTCAGACATACGAAGGATGTTCTTCTGTATATATTGGCGTGAGAACATGCTGCCGACGTATGGTTCCATGATAGCCATGGTTGACATACGGCTGGCCAGAATTTCGTTGTCCTGCTGCTCTGTGACAAAGTTGTCAGAGGCGAAGTCGAAGGAAATCTTGCCGCGAATCTTCTCTTCCCAGTCGTCCTCGGTAACAATGCGTTTCATGATCAGTTGACGGCGCAGCATACCCAGAAAGATCAGGGCATACCGGCGGCGCAGTCGAGCACAGAATTTCTTGAAGCGGTTTTCTTCACGGGTGATCTCGCCCAGGTCGCTACCACCGATGTTGATGTTACCACCACCGTCGTCCAGGCGGCTCTTAGGAATCTTCAGAGCACCATACAGCTTGCCACGGAAGTAGTTCACGTGATCCATTTGGCCCAGTTGGTCGCCACCACCGATAGTGCTGATCTCAGTTGCGTTCTGGCCTTCTCGGCGTGGCATCCAGTAGTCCTCAGCGATACCCATGAGATGAGTGTCGCCCTGCACCTTGCCGGTCTGACGGTTGTAGGACAGGTTGTTCTTGAACTTGCCCATCATCATCGCCATGTACTCTTCAGCAGATTTCTTACCCAGCTGACCGACGTCAAGGTAGAATGCGCGCTTCTCAGGAGCACGAGTGATGGCGTAAATGACTGTGGCGTCTTCTGTGGTGACCAGGTTGTTCAACGGACGGATAGCCGGGTTGAGGAAGCCGGGGACAATACCGTTGGCCAAAGGCTCTATACCGCTGTCCACATAGACGATCGCGTCTTCTTCAAACGTCAGCTCCTGAGAGGATGGCTGGAAGTTGTTGGAAGTTGTGACCTGGCCGGTGAATGCGTTTTTGACGTTGTTCGGGTTGTAGTAATACTTCTTAGTGACCTTGGTGATCACCTCGATGTTGTTACGCATCTCTTTTTCGATCACCATGACCGGGCGCACGGTACGAGAGTCCAGCATGATGATCTTCTTGATGCCTTCCTTTTCGTTCTTGTCATCGACCACAACCTGGTAGCACTGGCGGCCGTCGACATACCACTTCTTGATCTTGTCGTAGCCAGTATTTTCAAAGTCCATGAGACGCATGATGGTCTTGAACTCTTCGGAGATGATCTCTTTGGTCTGCTCGCTGATGCCTTCGACGCGCTCCAGGTTCACAGACACGGGCTGCTCGTCTTCATCGCAGGTGATTACATCGTTGATAATGATGTCCACGGCCTCTTCAACCTCTGGTTGCTGAGCCATGGACTGATATTCTTCGACCATCTGTTTAACAGATTGCAGGTCGCTTTGCACGCCGTTCATGGTCGCATTGTTCATGCCACCTTCAACAACGACAGTGCCTTCGTATGCGTCGTCAGTCGCTACTTGAGTCGAGCGCGCCAACAGCTTCTCTTGCTGCTTGTTGGTCTTAACGCTGGTGTCAGTCGATTTGACTTGTCCGTACAGATTAAAGAAACCGAGCATGGGATGTTCCTCAATATATTCTCAAATTATTTAGTGAGGAATAAGGGGAGGAAACCCTCCCCATAGACCATTAACGGCTCCGATCTGATACCGCTTGGAAGTAGCGCAGATCGCAAGTGAACTGGGTGTACGAGTCCATAGCCGACATATCCAGTTCCAGCTGGCCAAGGTTCTGTGGCCAAGCGCCCTGGAGAGTCCAGGTCTTAGTCACATTGTCATTGGCGTCCAGCAGTTCCAGGACGACATCACGGAAGTATTCATCAGGGTTGGCCGAGGCGCGGTTGCTCTCGGAACCGTTGATGTACTGTTGCCACACTTCCATCGAGTTGTACGGACCATTGTTCACAACGTTGATGAAGGTGATAGGCAGTGCTTCGAAACGACGGTCGCCTGGGAATGGCAGTTCACGACCGCCCCACGGAACCAGGATTTCACCCAGCTGGCCGGTTGGGGTGTTAGTTGTGACCGCCAACAGGCAGACGTCACGGGTTTGATCAGCAGAGGCCGCGAACGACGGGAAGCTGATGGTCACGCGCCAACGGTGCTGACGCTGAACACCGCCGCCACGAGACATGGCACCTCTGAATTCATTTACTGTAGCCATGGTTATTGGCCTCCAATTGTGGTTTATACAATTCTATTTAGTTCACTGACTCTTTTGATAACCATGTCAGTCCTGGAGAATTGGTGATCAACATTGCTGGCCACCGATTCAATTTCGAACAGCTCCCACCGAGGGTCTGTTAGAGATACCTGTCCTATGTGCTCGCCTGTACTGACCAAGCGCGCCGGGGCTGTGCCCATGAGGTGGGAAGCATCGTTGCCGCCCTTGTTCATGTTGTAGCCCAGGATATCTGATTCATATTGGCGAACCAGTTGCTTCTCCAGTTCCCATTTGTCTGCGTCGTTGATGGTCTGAGCGATGACTTCGAACTCAAAGTTGCTCATGCCGTGGCGGCGCATAGCCTGGTACAGAAGACGCTGATCACCACCGAGGCAGGACGCAATATGACTCTCCAGGCGCGCATGAGGGTCAGCAGTAATGCCGATGTAGACGTGACCGTTGATCGTATTCTCTAACTTGTATGCATATATCATTTCAGCACCTCACCAGAGACCAACCAACAGTTGCCATGCGTTCCGGGGTATATCTACCGGCAGGACATGGAACAGGTTTACCCTTATCGATGTAATCGTATAAGGCTGAATATTTCAGACCAAGTCTCTCAACGTACTCACGACAATTCCCCTCGATTTCATGTACAACTCCATCAGGGGAAATCAACTTGAACTTCTTGGCATTGGAGTTCTTAGCCCCGGTGCGAGTTTTGGCGTGGTCAGACAGCCTCTGGGAGAAAGCCCTGGTATTGCCCGCGACACAACTGACTATTTCGCCAGTGGCCCAGCGAGGATCATCACAGGATGTTAGCCCCAACTTCTCACCAGTTACGGGGTCTTTAGCGCCGTGTTTGTTGATGAACGTGGCACCGTCACCGCCCCAGGTCTTGTTGTATCCATTCTGAGTCATGTGTGAGCAGGAGATTTTGATGTTTTCCATCTCCAGTCGCTTCAGTTCTTCTCCGTCATTGCTCTCAGAGATAACCTGGAAAGAGAATTGGTCTTCACCATATTTCCTGATGGCTTGGTGAATGAAAAAGTCTGATCCCTTCCTAGCGCTGTTGCAATGTTCCCACCAACGGTGCTCAGGATTCCTTGTAGTCACCCCGATGTATGTCTTACCATTCACGTTGTTGGTGATCTTATACACGCATCCCATTGCAATAACCTCTCTGAACTTATTGAAATGGAATGCCCCCCGAAGAGGGCATTTGTATCACGAAGCGGCCACGATACCACCACCGTTTTCCACTTCCTCGAAGGAAATGTCTGGGCGGACGGCAGCAAAATCTAAATACACCCAGTTGATGCTGTACTCTGGTTTGAGCCAGATACCGGCAACCATCTGGTTAGCTGCGACAACCGCCGCAGGGTTGTTATCGTCGTCGCACTTGACCTTACCATCAACCACAGCGCCCATGCCGATCAGCTGGCGAACGTATGGGGTAACGGCGTTGGTGAACAGCTGGCGCGTGAACGCGTCGTTGTTCTCACCCAGGTAGTATTTAGCAATGGCTGCGATGTTGGTCTCGGCCATGATAAACGTACCACGCACGTTGATGCGATCGAATGCGCTTGGACGGGTCAGACCAGTCTTGTCGCCGTACAACACGATGCCTTCAGTGCTGAAGGTAACGATGCTGTTGATCTGGTTCTTGTACAGCTGAGCGCGCTGGTCAGAGTCAGCAGACCACGCCATGCGGATGTAGTTGCTGTATTTGCCACGGTTGTGGAACGCTGGGGATTTGTAGATACCAGCGATCTGGATGGTACGCGCCCACACACCAGCAGTACCGCCACAGGCCGGGATCCAGCGGTTCACGCCGTTGTACTTGTCATACACATACGCCCAGTTGTCGTCCATGAAGAAATAGCTGGAGTCACGAACCAGGCTCTGGCGCCATGCAACAACCGACTCAGTCTCACGACCACGGTTGTTGACAACAGCGTCACGCAGTGGGCTGACAAAGGTCACGGAGTCGCGACGCGCGCCAGAGGCATCGATAGCAGCCTGTTGTTCGGAGATGGTGTTGCATGCCCCGAAGATTGGCTTGGCCGAATATGCCTCAGCGTTACGCAGCAGGTCGAAACCGGCGTTGCGGGTGATAGTGTTATCGTTCACGCCGCCGTCCAGTTCGATCAGACCGTTGGCCAGGGTATCTGCGAACACATACACCCAGTTGGAGGTCTGGTTGATCACGTCTTTGTAGTAGGCGTTGGAACTGTCAGAACGCTTGGCGCCTGGAGTCAGCTGCAGCAGCTCATACTTCTCTCCGCTGATGATGGTACCAGAGGAACCAACAGTCAGAGTGGAGACAGTACCAGTGATGCCCTTGTCGTCGACCACAACAGTGCTCTCAGCCTGTGGGCCAACGGCCTTGAAGCTGACGGTCAGGGTGTTGGACTTGGCTACGATGTTCTCGAAAACAGCATCTTCACCAGTCAGCGCGCCCAGAACAGTCGCGGCCTTGGTGGCTACGATTTCAGGGGTATCATCTTTGACATAGGCGACGTCAACACCAGCCAGCACGATCTTACCGGCGGCAGTTGCCAGACCAGCAAATTCGAAGCGCTGAACCTGGCTCACAGCACCGGCACTGTCGGTGATGCGGCCTACTTTGTCGACAACAACAACGTGGAACTCGCCAGCCTGAGGAGCATATGCGAATTGGCTGTTGTACTCCCATGCTTCGAAGTGTGCGGCATCACAGATGTTGATGGCAATATCGTTCGCCAGGTCGCCTGGATAACGGCCAGCCCAAGTGATGGAAGCCGACGGGGTAGCCCCTTCGAAGTCCAGCTTGTTCTTGATCGTGATCGCGGTTTGACCTTTGGTCACGGCGTTCTTGGCCAGAGGACCAACCATACGCACAACCCACGCAGTGGAGCTGTACTTCAGGAAGTCTTCAACAACCAGGAAGTCCATGTAGTTGTCGTTAGAAGGTTTGAAGAAACGCTTCACCAGACCAGTTGGACCACCAGTGACCAGCACAGGCAATTCGACTTCACCCCATTGGAAAGTACCAACGGACGCGCCGTTAACCTCAACACTTGGTGTGGTTTGAAGCGTTGCATCACGTTCAGTCCACTGGACCGATGGTGCAACACTGAAAGTATTCGTAGTCATTTAATTTTCCTCTCGGGGTTTTCGATTTAATGTATTTAGCGATTAATCCTTGAACCAATCTTCCATAGACACTCCACTGGAACCGTCCACGACAGGAACAGAGCCATACGTCGTGACTTGAGTAGCAGGAGTGTGCGTTGCACTCACCCGCCCCCCGAAAGGAATCATCTGGCTCAGTTCATTAGCAGATACGCGTTCCTTCATGTCGGTGGAGACGTTCCTGTCAGTCAGATCAGCAAAGAATTCCTGCTTAATCATCCATGAGAACAACACCAGCGGCATCACGCAGTCATCATGACAACCGTCATCAGCTTCATAACGGGAGCCAGTGAAGATGAATGTGCTCAGCTCATCGATGGTGTCTTGGTCTTCAATGACCAGCATCTCGCGTTCGATAATAGCTTTGAGGTTGGCACACCCGATATTGCGCACCTTGCTCGTTGTATTTATACCCGGTTCAGAGCGACGACCGCCGATGCGCTTACCAGTACCCTTGTTGTCGGCAGATGTGAATATGGTTCCCTCATATTCAATATCATACCAGAGTATGGTTATCACCTGGCCACCAACGTCGTTGTTGGTCTCGACCAGTACCGGGCACTCACCGTACTGAGTACACATGTCAGCAATCGTGTACGCATACATCATCGGAGGTATCGTGTTGTTGCGATACACAGCCGCCTGGCGATACGGATATTCGGTCACGTCGATGATCTGGAGTACAGAGTAATCCCCCTCGACGCCCTTGCCTGTGTCCGCGATACCCACATACTTGCGATTCGGGTCATATGGCTTGTACACCTTGGTGAACTCGTTTGGCTCCTGATACAGAGCAGAGCACATGGCTTCCAGGCATTTGTTCGGGATAAGGGATCCGACAGAACCACGGAAGCGGATACCGAATTCCTGGTCGAAACGAGCGTCGCCCAGCTTGGCACGTTGCTTGGCTTCCCACTCTGGATTCTTGGTGTACGCTGGAACCTTGAACCATGGAACCTCAGTCAGGTTGAAGTCGTTGTACTGAGCATGGTCTGGGTTAGCCTTGGTCACAATGTCATAGAACAAACCACGCTGGCCTTTTGGCGTACTGGTGAGGATACACTTCGAGGTCTCAGCAGATGCAATCGCCGGGAAGGTAGACTCCCAGAATTCGAAGTCATTCTCGATGAACGCCACCTCATCCACATACAGCAGGGATACAGATCGACCACGGATGGAGTCAGAGGACGTTGCATACGCATAGATCTTGGAGCCGTTCTCAAACTCAATCAGGGTTGAGCCGAACTTCTCACAGCCCATCTGAAGGAAGAATGGCATATCCTGGTAGGCTTTGCGGATACGGTCAAGGATTTCGATCGCCTGTTTCTCTTTGTTGGCGAGAACTGCGATCTCTTTATCCTCGTTGAACATCGCATACCACAACAGAAACGCGGCCACAACAGTGGTGTTGTGAGACAGGAAGCCGTTGGTGTAGTAGCGCTGCCGGTCAGACTTAACCTGGAGGTCATACATGTGATGCTCTTCACCGGTTTCAGCAACCAGCTGGACACGCTCCAGGCCGTCCACTGTCATGATGAAGTCGCCCGCACGCAGTTCTTCAGCAAACACTTCTTTGTCACGCTTGTTGAAGAACATATGTTTGTCAGCTACGTGGATGCACCGCCCGGTTTCGGTCACCACCTTGTACTCAGCATATTTGCGAGTTTTGTGTGCAGCAATGACAGGAATCCAGCCGGTATCTGTCTGTACCATGTATCGCTTGCCGAAACGGCTGTCTACGAACTTATCGTGTTTGCCAATACGGTTTAGAGGGGTAGCATGGTTAAATCCCGAGAAGCGCCCGTGGAGCTCCTCGATGGTGCATGTAAAGGATTCCCGGCTGAAGGTGTCATAGACCTCAACCAAAGAGTCACCCTTGACACACTTACCGGACTGACGAGCCTGTACCACCGCGTTGAATCGGTGAGCCTGGAAGTCACGGAACAGCTGCTCCTGATAATCGAACATATCGAACAGGGTGAAGCCGTGGTCAATGGTGGTGATCTTGTAGTAGTTCTTGGCGAAGTACAGGGCGTCAAGAGAACATTTGATGAACTCATCTTCCTGGGCTACCGTGAGGTCAAGTTCCACTCGAGGCGCGCGCACGGACGGTTTGCGCATGAACGTTTGGTCCATACGCAATTTGACGTCAGGTATCTTGAACCCCGTCTTCAACGGGGCATATTCTACATCACGCTTCTGGTACGCCATCTGCAGTTTCCTCTACAGGTGTTTCAGGCTGAGCTTCTGGTTGGGATTCAGCCTTCTCAACCACCTCGCCTTCAACATCGGTGGCTTCTTCAGCCTCACGATCATTGAGAGTGCGCTTGGCCTCACGAATTGCTTTCAACAGGTCACGGGAAGACCGCTTCTGGCCGACGCGAACTTCGGTGCTGCCGTCCTCATTGGTCTTGACTGTGACGTTGGTCTCATTGTCGGTTGAAGGGTCATCCCCAACAGTGACGGTCTTGTAAGTCTTCAGGTTCTCCATGAGATCCTTGTTAAGACCGCGCATCAGTTCACCCAGCTCGCGAAACACGCTGAACGCCCTTGGGGCTTCGGTATTAGCAGCCAGCTTAGCCGCCTCACCCATCATATGCAGGGTTGCTTCCTGCATCGCATAGGTGGTGTCACGGATGCGAACATAGTCAGTACGGGCATCACTGTTAGAGAAGTCAGGAGCCTTGGACTCCCTTGTCTCCACACGGATCTCTGGAGCCACCATAGGCTCATAGCCAGCCGGGGGATCACCAGTCCACTCGCCGGTATCTGGGTCATAATCCTTACCTGGCTCGAACCCTGGGAGTGGGGTGCTCTGAATGACATTGTCCTTCGCTTCAAGGGCGTCCAGCGTCTTCAGAAGGTTCTGGGACATTTTTGAACTGCTCATCAGGCATCTCCTGGGTGATGTACACCTTCTTTATCGACACGGAACCACTCATCCAGGTCTTGCCATGGTGTGTTCATGTCGGTACTCAATTTCACGATAACTTCTTTGATGACGTGTGGGTTGTTAGGATCGCCGCCACCCTCACCGCCATCAGTATCATTCCAAAAGTCATAACCGTATATAAAGCCATGAATCTCGAAGTTGAAAGTCGTGCCATACCAGATTGGGGTCACGCCATCATTCTCCCAGTTGTCTATGACACTATGGCTCAGCAACCGGATCTTGATATTCTGTTCCTGCTTGAGCGTCTTGGCGTCTTCCATTGTGACGTCCAGGCTTGGAGTGAATGTGGTGTAGATCTGTTCGATTGCCTGTAGAGCGTCGCCGTACTTCTTGGTCTTCAGGTTGTACTCAACCGGCAAGATGATCGGGATGCGCTGGATGCTGACAGCATGGTCTGAGGTCAGGCGATTCTTGTAAGATGACGTGATCGCCTTGTTAATCTCGAAGCTGTCACCAAGCATGTACGTGGCCACGGGCAAGGCGTTCACGGGCTGGTTACGGTTGAGGTCATTACGACGCCCGACCGCAGCCGTGATAGGCACCTGCATCAGCCCGCGCTCAGTATCAATCTTGAGACGGCTCATGACGACGCTGAACAGCTCCAGGTAACGGAAGATGGAGCCACGGTACACGTATTTTTCAAATGGAGCAGCCATGGTCATTTATCTCCAAAATCCAGTTTCGATTTGTTGTTGGATATCTCTTTTTCGATGTCATTGTTGAACATGTTATCCATCTCTTTGAGAGTATCCTCGAAGTAATCATTGTCATCCAGCTTCTGTAGACGGGTATCGATATCGTCGATTTCATCATCACCAGTTTCGATATCTTCGTTGCCAAACTGGAACAGAGTGCATTTCAGATGGTAGGTGTAATACTTACCATATTGAAGGAAGTCGTCATCGTTGTTGATGTTGTTGACCTTGTACGCCTTACCGGCCACGGGCAACCAGATGATATCACCCTCCTGGGGCGTCTGGTCACGGGCATCACTGGTCGCCACCACTTCACGCCAGCGCTTCTGGCTCAGGGTGAACGTCACCTCATCCTGCATCTGCAAGCCGCCGAACTTCTCCCACATCAGATCGTTGAAGCCCATAATCTCCTCGATGTAAATCTCGAGGTCGATGGCTTCCTTGAACTGGTGGTCAGATTCGTTCAGAATCGGATTCTTGTCGATGATGCAGCGAGGCAGGTATTTGGCATCAACACCGCGCTGTTGGATCATCTCGGCCACCAGGTCTTCAATCAACCGCTGAGTGCCGACATGGTTGCCGTAGTTGAAATATTTTGAGGTGGCCATGTGAAATTCTCCTAGACAATATGAATATACTTAGTCCGGGGAATTCAAGGGGAGTGATTATGAAAAAGGGAGCCGAAGCTCCCTGTGTCAGCCCATCATGAATTCAATGGGGTATTGCTGGCCGTTCTGGAGGTTATCCTCAAGTTCCTTGATCTCGTCGATGGCCTCATTGTACATGGTGTCACCGTCGAGTTCAATACCACCAGGGAGTTTGATGCCCCTGGCCTTCTTGAGCACCTCAGCCCAGCGCCGTTTGACCAGAGCGGTCGCATACGCTTTGAGCCACATATCGTTCCAGGCTTCCTGGTTTTCTTCATCGGTAGGATCGATGTTTTCATAGCATTCAAATGCCAACATGTAATCTTTCTCGATGCGGAAGCGCGGGTACAGGCGACGCTGGTACTTCTTGTAGACGAACTCTTTGAAGTTGTTCAGGACGCTGCCGATATCAGATAGGCGTTGTTGCATGGACACATAGTCGACCAGGCGTATCGAGACCAGCGCTGCCTTGGGTACAAGCATTGACTGGGCCATCTGCCACTGGGGGGTAGCCCAGTTACCGATGGATTCGATAGGTGGGCCAGGGATGACTGTTACCACGTCATCGATGTTTTCGGGAACTTTGATATATCCACGATCCACGTCTTCCTGAGTCACCTGGTAGATATAGGCGCTCTGCTGACTACCGTCACGATGGTACTCCCAGAATTTCTGTAGGGCATCGTTGATGGCGTCATCGACCTGCTCTTTATCCAGGTTGATCATGATAACCGGCGCGCCGAGTTTGCGCAGGATATACGCCCGGAAGTCATCTTGGTTGAGGATCTTCTTAGCTGCCATTTCGGAACCCCTTGTCTTCGCGCTGCAAGATGGTGACATCCTGCTGCAGCTTTCTGACGTCGCTATTCAACACGTTGGAGTTGGCGCGAAGGTCTTTCACGTTCTCCTTCACATAGTTGACGTCATTCGACAGGACAGCCATCTGTTGGGATATGACGTTTAATTTGTCATACACCATATCGACCTTGGATGTGTCCTTCTCCAGTCCGTTAACTCGGTTCTCGATGCTGCCAAGAAACCATGCCACGGACGCCACAGATATGACGGCCGAAGTCGCCACTCCAATTATGACTTGCTTGATGATCTCGTTTGAGCTAGCCATCGGTTTTACCTCCAGACTGAGCCTTGAGCAGCATCTGCAGGGTGTCTTGTAGTTCCCTGATTTGACGTCCTTGCAACTCCAGCATTTGCTCTCTTAACTCACCGTGCGCGCGGGCTTTAAACGCCGCATTGGCAGCATCGTGGTTTGTAGACACGATGAGGCCAGGACAAGCAGAGCTTCTCAACATGGACGCATGGCCTAAAACTTTGATGCCTCTCATAATGTATCCCTCATTTGGTGTGAAGTTGGGGTATAGAATTCTATACCCCTCTCATATTTAAGCCAATGCGATCATCCGGAAATCTTTGAAGGATGGTGGAGCCACACGGGAGCCACGCACCAGAGCACGGATCTTCAGGCCAACAAACGGGTTGTTGGTGCCTACAGTCAGATCGTACTCATATTCAAAGAAGTTCGAGCCGTCATTCACCAGCGGCGATTGTGGTGACAGGTTCTGCCACTCAACGTCGTTGGAGGTCTGGCCGGCACGGATGACCTTCGCCTGTACAACCATGCTGCTCTGGGACGGCAACATAGCCCCGAAGAACAGTTTGGCGGTAGTGCACGGGTTGTCGAAGCCCAGGTCTTTGGTGACGTAGGTGAACACGTCCTCAAATGGGTCAACCCCGTAGCTGTTGAGAATGATGCTGAAGTCCCCGCCGTCAATCTGAGGAGCGATGAACGGGTTGGCACTGCCTGGGGTCATCGTAGCGCGCACCTGGAAGTCCGTGGTGGCACGATAGATGCCTTCGGTAGGCAATGGCACATCAGTATCAGCCTCAAACTCGATCCAGTCGGAGAAGGAGTTAGAGGCAGCATCACGATAGCGGTACTCCAGCAGCAGAGAGCAGCCGTCAACTACAGACTTGGACACGCTGGCGTAGAACATGTTCACCAGGTAGTTGCCCAGGAATGAGCCATCAGCGCCACCTATAGTACCGTCACTGTCAGCCGGGGCAGACACGTTGATGCTGAAGGAGCTGTAAGACGCGTCGGTTACGACATGAGTCTTGTTCAGCATTTCAGCCGTGATGCCAGAGCCACCAGTCATGCCTTTCAGAACCACATTGTTGTTCGTGGTCAGGCCGTGCCCTGGAGCAAATATCACCACAGTGGCGGAGGACTTGGTCGCTTTGGCTACGTTCAGCCCCAGAGGGCGATACTGTGGGCCAGCTTTAGGGTTGAACAGAACAACGTTCGGGTTCTGAGCATAGCGGCCACGGTACAGACGGAACTTCAAGTCTGCCATCTGGTTTGGAGACCAGGTGGAACCGTTGGACGAGGTGAAGAACACGCCGGTGTAAGGCTGTTTGGCGATGTACTCGTTGCTCAGCAGGTTTTTCTTGCCCATCTCAGCGATGAATGCGTTGTAGTCCTGGGTGTTAGCCAGAAGAACAACAGCGAACTCGGTGTTGGCGTTCAGGTAGACTGGATAGTCAAACGTGAACCGGGTAGCAACAGACGAGTTGGTAGACACCGATACCTGAGTCGGGTTCAGGGTCTTGCGGGTGATGACCGTAGACGCAGGCAGGCCGTTCTCCATCTCACGGATTTCCATGGTGATTGGAACGTCGCGAGACTTGGTGGAGAAGTACACGTCAATCGCCTCGATATACTCACCACCACGAGTGGTAGCCACCATGAAGGACTGAGCAATCGGGTCACGCCAGGTGTCGACAACCACTTCACTGGTGCTGCTCTCCTGACGGGTCTGAGCAGTGTAACCCAGGACGCGCGTGTTGACGAACGTCTTCTGGATGCCCTGCTTCTTACCGAAGGACTTGTGAACAGCCTCAGCGCTGGTGCGGGTCTCGTCTTCATCACGGCTATCATTCGCGTTGTCAGACAGGCGGAACACGTTGTCACCAGTGTTGAACTTGATGGCGTCGTTGCGCGGGACGAAGAACGTACCGAACACGTTGCCGTTAGCGTCGGACACCATCTGTGCGCCCTTACCTTTACCGTCCTGCTGAACGTATGCGTTCACGTTGCGGCCGGAGAAGAAGGCATACATGTTGGTGAACGGGCGCAGACCTGAAGCCTCGAAACGAACCTGGGTCTCACGCATGTACGGGATGACCTGGGTCTCGACGATCTGCTCACCGGCGAAGTTCGTGGTGGTCTGGTCGGTGTAGGTGTAAGTCGTGACGTCACGGGTAGACACAGTCGTCCGGTAACGGTAGCCCCACCAAACGCCGCCCGCACCATGTGGTTCCCACACGCGCTCAGACACAGACACGGTTCTCCAGGTGCCGTACACGCTACCCGGCTGGACAGTACCACGGGTGTTGATGGTCTCGTTGATGATGCGAGGCTCAACATAGTAGTTCTCGAACCAGTAGTCGGTGGTCGGGGTCAGCTTGATGTAACCGTTCCAGTTGAACACGGCATACGGGTTGACGTTGATCGTCGACGTCGCGTAGTCCTGGGCAACAGACACGTCCAGAGTAGACACACAGCACACCATACCATCCTTGATGGCAGTCCATGAAGAGTCAGGAGCCATGTCGATGACGTTCTGCTGTACGAACGGACGCAGGCGACCAGTGTCAGTATCGATGGAGCCACGCCAGTCGGAGGACAGGTCATCGATCAGACGATAGTCCTTGAATGGGTCAGCTGCGATACCGTTCTTGTAGCGTGGGTTGCCGGTTATTGGGTCGAACACCTGCTGAGTCGCGGCCGAGGATTCCAGCTGAGACAGAGTGGTGTAGTATTCGACGTTCTCAATACGCTTCTCCAGCTTGCCGATATCACGCATGGTGTAACGACGGTTATCGATCGTGTTGATGCTCACGTTGTCGATATTTGGAGTGTACGGAGGAATCATCAGCTCGTAAAGACGCATGGCGTTGTCCGGGATAGCCGGGCTGGCCAATTTGTCAGAACTGATACCACGAGCCGCGCCGAATTTACCTTCCGCAGACACATACACTGCATCGATACGAGGCAGATAGTATTGAACATCCATGATGATAGCGGAGTTCGGACGAACCATATCGGTGTCAGAGCCGCCGTTGGTGATCTTGCCACGGAAGTCGATGGAGTCGGCCAGGCCATACACGGTACCAGAAGACTGGGATGTGTAGTTCGGAATGGTCTCATACGGGATCGAGTTGTAGGAGTCAGCCGTGAAGAAATCACCCGCGCTGTGAGCGAAGTATTGATATTTCACAGTGAAAACGCCCGCGATGTTGCCCAGGTTAGAAGACAACGTCGATGGGTAATACCCCGCGTCACGCTGGCCACCGTCGAACGAGAAGTTGCCGGTCACATCAGCACCAGTAGCATCGCGTACCTGCACCAACTTCTGGCCGTCAGCCTGGGTCAGCACCTTGCTGCTTTCGTTGGTGAACGTCACAGTGTCGGTGATCTCAGACATGGTCTTGCTCTTGATCACAGCCGTGGTGCGTACCATCAGCGCCATCAGCATGATCTCTTGGTTAGCAGAGCCAGAAGACAGATGGATGGTCAGCGCCGAACCGACCGGAGTACCAGACAAGGTCAAGGCGTTGCTCACATCGATCTGTGCAGCCGAGCCGTCGGACTTCGCGCCAGCATACAGAGCGAACTCAGGGGAGAAGCTGTAACCAGCAGGAGCGGCAACCGAACCAGAGCCGGTGCTGTCCAGTGCGATCTTGTACGAGCGCATCACGCTGTAGTTGATGTCGATGTTCTCACCAACGATGAGCGACTTGACACCGAACACAGGCAGGTCGAAAAGGAGATCCAGTGAGGACGATTGGCTGAACTCTTTGGACTCCAGGTCGGAAATGAAGCGCGTCACACCACTGTCCTGGTAGGAGATCTTGGCGAAGGTAGTGCGATCACCAGTCCATACGATGTCACGCAGGAAGAGACGGAACTCAGCGCCACTTCTCTCTGCCGAAATCAGCAAAGCTGTACCGATCTGGCCACCAGACGAGTTGAGGAGACGATAGCGCGTAGAGCGGCTGATAACCGGTACGCCTTTAGACGCTTTGGTCGTCAGGAAGTTACCAGTAGCAACAGCAACCGGGATGTTGTTGACATTGGCAGTGTCGCGCGCCTTGTCGATGACGACGTTGATTTCGCCTTGGTTTTGCACACGGTAGCCGCGAACATAGGAGATACCCGGCTTCATGACCGCAACCATCTTGCTGGCGTCACCACCTTCTTCAGGAGTGTACACCCCACCGTTGGTGTCAGTCTTCAGGTGCTCACGCAGGTCGATTTGGTGCGCGGACACGTTGTAGTCACCAGCCTGCTCATAGGTGCGCTGCGCCATGGCGTCTTCGATCAGGTTGTAAGTGGTCTGGGTGACCATGGTCTGAATCTTACCGCCTTTGATCTTAGCCAGCTCCACGAAGTTATCGATGGCCTCAGCATACCCGGCGCGCTTCAGGGTCAGCATAACACGCAGACGGTGTGCGCCTGGAGCCTTGCTGTTTGGGGTGCCCTGCGCGTTGGAGTACAGAGAATTGTCTTCAGCCTCAGTGATGATCTGCTCTTCCACGTTGAAACCGACCTTGTGGTCAGTATCGTTGTGGTTGGCGTCGACAACCAGCATCTGGTCTTCAACATCAATGAACATACCCCGGACATAGTAGACGCCCTTGGTCATGCGGGCTACGATCGCGCCGCCCAGGGTGCCGACAACGCCGTAACCGACGCGGATAGACACATCGTTGGCATCGTAGGTGTTGAAATACAGATCTTCATCTGGAACGAAGCTGTTGGTCGTACCTGTACCGGAGTCGATCATCTCAATGATGGCGAACATCGTGTCAGGCTCGGATACATAACGTGACAGGCTAAGAATGCGGCCGTTCACCCCGGTTTCCTTCGACTGAACATACAGCTCCTGGATGCCTTCCAGGTCAGTGAATTCGCTGCCACCCGCCAACTTGAACTTCATGGAAACTTGGGAGTTGGTAATGGTCAGACCGCCGGGGATGACAACGGAACCATCTTTGAAGATGTTGTTGGCAAACTTCTCGATCTGGTTCGCGAAAATGGACTGGATTTGGTTCAGTTCCCTGGTCTGCACCTTGATTGGGCTAGGGCGGAACAGGATACGTTGGAACCCCTTGGCCTCATCGAAGTCATCGAAATACGGCTTGACGTTTAGATTGGTTGATTGCATTTTACTTGCTCCAGTATATGGGGGCGATTTCTATTATTTAGTCTCATGGGTTTTCGGCCATCCTTTTTCAATAAACACGACCAGCATATGATAGCTCCATCTTAAACGTTGAAGGGCAGGAGATACACAATGAAGACCTCGAAAGAAGCAAACCGCAACGCACGCATCACCGAAATCGTGAGTTGGATTAACAGTAACAATATCAATTTCATCGCCCCGGTATACCCGACGCCTGCTGGTTGGCAATGGCACCAGGATCATAATACCAAGGCGTTCTACCTCATCTTCATGGCGCCGTCTGACAAAGACCACATCATTGTGGACCAGGCTTTCATGAAGCAGTTTGAAACCGCCGCCGATATCATGACTCGCAACGGGGATATCCTGTTCATTGACCTCAACCAGGATCGTCTTCTGGTTCACGCTGACCAGGAACTCAATTTCTACATGGCTGGCACTCCCCCATCGTCCCATGCTGAACGGATGGTCTATCTCAAAAGGCGTCCATTCATGGTCATGTCCGGTGATACCCAGAACACCATTGGCCTTATGCGCGAATTGTCTCGTACCCTGTTGCTTGGCAACGGAAAGGCTTGTTTGACACCTGGCGCAAAGAATATCATGAATCAGGTATTCACTATGGTGCATGGCATGTTGAACGATAGAGTTCTTACAAATTGTGGCTGGCAACCAATAGATGATAACACCCGTTACTCGACTTCAGTCCAGCTTATCAAAAGCGTGACGACCATGGCTCATATTATGATGTTGGAGGCTAAAAGTGCCAACAAATCGGAAGGTAGTGTTCAACCTCAGGATTTTGGTGGTCAGGAAGATTGATCATCACCACTACAAAATAAGGGCGCGGGAAACCGCGCTTTATGTCATCAGCGCCGACGGGTTGAAATTCAGGAAGTTCGATGGAGACCAAGTCGGCAATTGTTCGGAGCACTTCTATGTTCAATTATAAGATTGACAAATGCCCTATTTGTGGCTATGTCTTCGTGGATGACGAAGACGTGGAGTTTGAGGAAACTGCGTCATACATCCCAGACAAGATGTGGCAGGTATGCCCTCAGCACGGCCGAATGTCAGAATTCAAGTGGAGTCCGGGTTGGCGGGTTGAACCGGTGAAGAAAGTCAAGCTGAAATTGTTCGAGCCGAAGCCAAAGGTCGAGGGGTTCTTCATCAAGTACATTGAGCCTGTGTTCTACCGGTTCAAGCAGAAAAAGTAAAGCCCCCGAAGGGGCTTTGTTTATTTCGATTTGACCTTCGTCAGCTCGTCTTCCCTGAAGTAGAACGGATACAGGGTGTCGCCAAAATCCAGTTCGTATGTCGGGCTGTCTTCACCAATCACGTTCAGAACGACAGCAGTATCCGGGAGACCTTTAAAACGGTCGCTAGTCTGCTTTACTTTGTCTCCTGGTGCGAACTTAGCCATGTGGCCTCCTACAGATTTTCAAATTGTGTTATGGTAGCACCAGTCACGATGTTGACCTTGCCAGTCTTACCTGCTGAGCAGTCGCTGTACAGTGCGCCGTTGGATACCCCGGCTTCAACTAGGATATCGTACGACGGTCGGTTTGTCTGCCCAGAGGTGGACGTCACAAAGACCCGGTTACGGCTACCAGATACCAGGCGCGCGGACACATAGGTCACATCGGCTTCAGTACCGGCATCATAGACCTCGGCTCGTAGAACACTGTTGTTTAGGGCGGTCATGGTCACCCCGTTGTTACCACAGCTCGTTGCAGCCACGTTAATTTCACTACGAGACACAATGTTACCTACAAGACCGGCCTTGGCGACGCCACGCAGTCGAACATCGATTTTACCGTTGGAGAAGCTGTCAACCGTCATCGCAGTACGCCCTGACAAGTACAGATCTGCCGTGAACTTGAGACCATCACAGTTACCGATGACTAAGGAGTTCAATGCGTTCGCCTTGCTGACATCGTTAGCGTGGATATCAACTTTGCCATTACAGTTGGTTACAGTGCATGCACCACCAGACGCGTTCAACACAGTGGCTGCAGCATCGACGTTTACCACGTTGATCAACTCAACAGCGTGATACCCCTGGAGGTTCTGCTTGTTGATTATGCAGTCACGGATCTGAACGTTCTTAACGTAGCGGATGCCGATTGCGTTCGCCTGAGTATTGATGAACTCGTTGCCAGTAATAATCAGGTCACCGATCAGTTGACCGGCCGCAATGAAGCCCGCATTCACAGTACCAATACCCATACCACCGTAGCAGTTGATGAACGTGTTGTTGGTGTATTTGTTGTAGCTGGCCTGGTCAACGTTGTCGTTGTCTTCAGCGTTGTTGGCAATCCCCGCACCCTTGATGTTGTTGCCTACATCCTTAAAGGTGCAGTTGTTAATCGTCACAAACTTGGCCTTGACGACAATCCCGTCACCAAACTTTGCGTTACCGCTGCTGACGTGGGCGACCAGTGCGGTCTTGTCAACAGTACAGTTCTCGAACACCACACGCTCACAGGTCTTGCGAACGGTCACACTGTCTTCCCCTGCGTTCTCAAAACGGCAGTTCTCAAACCGCAATTCAATGCAGCCGTTCTGCATGGCGAGGTTATCGAATTTGCTGTTTTTGAATACCACATCAACAAAGCGGCATTTGACCCAGTTGTCCAGGGTATTCTCAGCGAACTGGAACCCAACAACGCCGGTGGTGTCACTGTAGTTGGTATCGATGAGAATACCAGACCAGATCGCGTTGGCCACGCCTGATGTACCGTTGACCAAGTCATTGTCAGCGCCTTGCGCCGTTTTCAGAGAGGTTACGAACGGAACAGATGCAGTCGCATTGGTACAACGGAACGTCGTGTTCTTCCCGATCCAGCCACGGCCTCCAGTGTGTTTTACAGCACGGGTGTAGTTGTACACCTTGTTCTCAACCAGCTGAACCGGCTTCACAGACAACTGTTGAGCCAATTCGATGAGGACAGTATCATCCCCGCCGTCGCCGCCACCCAAAGATTCGATCGAGTACTGGCCGTTGACCGGGTTCAGTCGGAACGCCTTACCTGCGTTGTCAAACGCCAGTAATTTGCCGTTGATAGCCCCGTTCTGCACCCAGGTCTTGGTTGCGAGAAGGACGTTATCCTCTGATGGTTCACGAACCAACTGGATATCTGACTGAGACAAGGAAGCTGTGGAGTATTTCTTGGTATACACGATATTGATATTCGCTGGAACCGCGCGCGACGTTATCGATGTCACAGAATCAATGTAAGTGTAGACGTCGGAAACTATCCCGTTCCAAGGAGCACCCAACTGGGTCTTCAGGCCGTCGATGTTAGCCTGCACACCAGACAATTCTTCCTGGGTGGCATACAGAGACATGCTGGAACTCGGGATGCCGAACAAAGCGTAGACATCACGCCCGGCCGTCATCGGGTCAGTGTAGACCAGTTTGTTCCCAGAGATAGTGAAGTACTCACCAGGGTATTTGGCCTCACCGTCTACGAACAGAAGGACGCTGGAGAAAGTGATCTTCGGATCCAGGATGGTTTCACCGCCGGTCGTGGTGAACTTGCGCTCAACCATGACGCCGTTGTTCCCGCCCCCGCCACCCCCGCCCCCGGAGCCAATATCACCCCAGGACGTGTCGAACAGGAAGTAGAGCTGCTGGTTTGGCTTGAGATACTTCTGGACAGTGTCATCACTGAACAAGATATCTGCGCCGTCAACAGTGTATGCCCCGTTGACCGCATCAGCGGAAGTCGGGATTTGCACCACACCGTCGATTGTCAGCAAGCACGATTGAAAAGCGAAAGGCACAGTGACCTTCGTCTCACCACCCTGGGATATGAACACCCAAGGGGTCTGGCGGGGAGCCACCTGGTAGCTCCCGAAAATATCTTCTACGCGTCTCATGTTATTCTCCAGTCCCTGTGGTGCCCACGAGATATGCCTCCAGGGCACTCTCAGCAGCTTCAAATGGGTTAGCGCCACCATCGTATGGGAATGACAGTTTGCGCCAAGCAGGGGACTTCTCACCAGCCACGCTGATGGAGTAGTTGATGGTGCCCTGGCCATTGGTGATGGACTCAATGGATTCCACAGTGTAAGTCACTTCCACCTTCTCAGTGCCCTGGGAGATCTCCAGAGAAAGTTCAGGGAAAGACTTGGACACCGCAATTTCTTTCAAAATCTTGATAGACATTTCATGCTCCTCAGAGGCTGCGCAGCAACATCAATTCAGTATAATTAATGGAGAAGAATTTGCCGCCGTCTTCGTCCTCATGCTGGCCAATCAGCGCGTAATCTTCTGGATTAAGCCCCACAGCAACAATGGCGTCCCAAACTTCTTGTGCCATGAACCCGACATGCAGGGCGCCAGTGTCATCACTCTTCAAACGGTACTGCTTGGGAGACACGGATTTGGCCGCTGCAATCAGCTCTGGTGGTATCTCTGTGATGTCTTTCTTCAGGTTCTGATCCGAAGTCTGGTTGACTGAGGAACAAGTCACCACCCCAGTGAACGTTGCCGTCGCCCCTTCAACAGAAGTCGCTGCAACCACACGCCCGGTTGAACCCACATACGTCCCCACCACCTGTCCCGTAGACTCCAAGCGCCCAGCTTTCACTGTTGCTGTAGTTGTGAAGCCGTTGGCTGGCGTGGCAAATTCTTCCCAGGTAGTGAACGTCCAAGTCCCACCAAGAGGATCAGAGCCAGTGGAGTTGGTGCCGAAGCGACCAAACACCCTGACCGTGCCGGACAACCTGTACTCCAGGCGCTGATAGATCGTCTGTGTGTTTACACTGACTTGTTCAACCACCAGGCGATAGTTGTTGGTGATGGCCACGTCTGGCCCATTGATTGTCGTCCCGGCTATCCCCGCATAGCGCCCGACCATCACAACCTTGTTGAAGTTCATGTTGACCGGGAGTTGCATGATACTGCTAATTGACTGGCTCATATTAACCACCTACCAGATTATTGGTGTTGTAATAGGCATAGCGAGAAACGTCGATATGACCATAGTAGACCACGAACGGTGAAGGGTCAGTCGTCGAAGTAAGAGTGACGATACCCTGGCCGAACTGGATTACACCAGACATTGAGCCGATGTTACAGTTGGTCAGCTGTACCCCACCTTCCGGCTTGTTGCTGTACATGTTCGTGATGTTGAACGCGCCAGATATCTCACAGTTGGACAGCTGTGGACCATAAGTGTAATCCATTGTCAAGGATTTGATACGGCAGTTGCTTGCCTTCAGGGGAGACAGTGAACCGTTACCGCCAGTGAAGCTGATATCCCCGACCACGCAGTTGGACAGATACACGTATGGAGCCGCGTTGCCGCCGACGACGTTGATGTTGCCGCTGTTTGGGAACACCATATCAGACAGAACGAAGGCAGAATAACGAGTCAGCCGGGCAATATGGCTGTACGTGTCTGAATACATACCACCGCCAGTCCAAACAACGTTGCCGCCAGTACCGGTATCCGGGCGCGCCTTGTAATCATAACCCGGCTGGGCATCTTGACCGAAGTAGGTCACACCGAAGTTACCCAAGCCGACGATGGTTCGTTGGCCGTTGTTGGTCGTACCGCCCAATCCAGTCTGCGCTTCCACGTGGAGGTCTGTCAACCATACCGGCGAAGAGTTACCGGACACGATCACGTCTACAGCAGCATGCATGTTGTCTTCCACGTGACAGTTGTGGAAACGGATGAAGTTGCTATTGTCAGACAGAGGCGAGCGCATCACGTGAATCGGAGCATAGGTCTGGTATTGGGGACCGAAGTTTCCGTCAGTCACGTATTGCCCGAACACAGGAGACATGCGACCACACTGCAGCACTTTCAGGTTCTCGAATTTGGAGTCCCAGGTGTTGTCCACCGCGACGCCAGCACCATAGCACTGGTAGATAGACATGTTGACCGCTGAGACCTGAGTCCCATAGTGGAAATACATGCCGTGGACGTTTGAAATCGGGACGCCGTCTTTGTTGATCGCCCGGATGTTGAAGTCGCGCAGGTCAGCGAATGCAGGCCAGTTCTTCAACAGAGTGTCCGTGCGGCGCAGCTGGCCGACTTCCGTTGGGTTCGGGCCAGAATGGATAATCGCCCATTGAGTCCAAGTCATGTCGTCACGGTTGTTGCAACCACGGAATATGATCTGTGAGCCACTGTAACCACCCAGACCACCGTCTTGTTGTTTGCGGTAGGTTCCATGGATGACCAAAGGCCAAGCAGCGAGATAGTTTCCAGTGGTGGAGTTGTAGAAGTTCAATTCTGGGTACGTGGCATGAATTTTGTCACCGAGAGCAACCCCATTCAGGATAGGGCGAGTGATAGTGATTTCGGCCACAGGAAGGATGATTCTTGGGGAGTAACCCTTGAGGAACACGTTCACCTGTGCCATGAAGAAAGCGTCGTCCCAGTTGCCCAGAAGATCGTAATAATACTGGAGGTGCTGCTCTGATTTAAACAGCAGTTCCATATCCACGGCCTTGGCGCGGTTCAGCTTGAATGTGCCGACAGATGTGACAACGACAAGAGTGTCCTGAGATCGGCTGTAGGACACAACGTTGCCTGTGGCGTTCTTGACGAGCCAGCAGGTAGAAGTCGTGTCATCAAACACAACCTTGTAGCTGCCGATGTCCAGGCCGACATGGATGTATTCAGAGTTCTTGGTTTCATAACCAAAAATCCTGGACACTGCTGCCAGATTGGTCATCTCCGAAACCGCGCTCTTCGGTTGCGTGAATCTTGGGTTCATGGGAATTCTCCGATATCTATACCAATATGACTTATTTAGCCCAGGGGTGAAAAAGCCCTCCGTAGAGGGCTTGCAGTCAGACACCGGTTATCGTGACATCCACGTCACCGCCAGCAGTAGACATCACCCTTGGCTTCGCCCCGCTACCTGCAGGCCAATCCACAGTAATTGTCTCAGCCCCTGCCGCATAGGCTATCTGTGTCACTGTACCCGTGTCACCGATCAGTCGCTTGTTCAACACCCAATAGCCAACGACGGTTGCAGACTTCACATAAAGGGATATCACTCCACGATCACCCCCGAAGTGAGCCGATGGTAGCTCCTGAGGAACGTTGGCCACCAAGGTCATTTTACCACGCATTGCGCCCACTTGGTTCGTATGGATCGCCACCGAATCGGATTCTGGTGAGAATTCCAGAGTCGTGCCTGCGATCATATGGACGCTTTGGATTGTCAGCGTACCACCAGTGGCTGAAGGGGCGTTTGCTGTGATATCCCAATGAGTACGCCCGGCACTACTCGGAACCTCCAGGCGCGCCAACCATGAGTTGCCCATGGCTTCCCATTGCGCTGAGAACGTTATCGGGTTGGTAAACCCGGCAAGATAAGCTGTCACCAGAATACCAGAGCTATCACCTTTCTGGCTGGCGTATACCCAAACTGCACAAGACGAAGGGAAAGTCTGAGCAACGCGAGTGCTGATTCCCAGTCCAGTTGGTGAAGTTGCGGCAGTGCTGGTCACGTTACGCCCTGACACGGTCACAGCAGTACCCAGTTTGGTGAAGCCATATGGGATATTGGTGAACGGATCTATGGACACCAGTCGATGGTTCTCTACCAGGTTGGCGTTCTGAGGTCTGAAATTAATTTTGCGTGTGCCGATGGTGACACTACCCTCGACCCGGTTGAATTGGGCATTGTTGTTAAGGGCAAGAGTCCCCATGGCCAGGATGTTGATATTATCCAGCCACACACGAGTACCTGCTGCGCTGTTGAAGTTCATCCAGTTTGCCGCCCAAGAGCCTTGTCCTGGGGACGTACCAGCCGAACCCAGCTGCCATTTCCAATCCGTCAGATAGTAAGAAGTTACCTGAGTGCCTACCGGGTTGGTCAGGTTCAGTGCAGCTCCTTCGTTGGTGTGGTAGTCATGGATAAACACCCCGTTGGACAGGGAGCAGCAGACGCCGCCGTTGACATCAGAGTCCAGCATTGTACCGCATTTATCAAACAAGAAGTCCGTACCGTTCAGGGAACAGAGACGCGCAGTGCTGTTTTGGCGGTTGTGCCAGACTGTACCCTTGGCGAACACGTGAATCCCTTCGAACATGATGCCGTCATGTTGTACCATTTCGAATGCTCGGCTGGTAACGCGCGGTGCAGCCACATCCAAGATAGACCAGCCAGGACGGTAAACGTTTGAGTTGATGTGGATGTTCTTCAGGCGCGTGACGTCAGCACACATTTCAATATGGAAGTCAACGTTGAAGGCGTAGCCGTAGATATCACTGAGGAAATGTGCTTCACCCCGACCGTTGAAGAAGTCCCAGGCAGCGACATAGCGAACATTCACAACCGAGCAAGAGTGACTTGCCCAAATCGTCGGACCATAAGTCAAGATATCGTTGATGGTCGCGGCTTCTTTCGGCTGGTTGATATACACGACGGAAAACCCAGAGAACACAGCATCACGCCCGGCGGTGAATAGCGGTGTGGTTTTGCCTGGAGTCATGGCAACATGGAAGGTCGTGTCATTGACCACCTTCATCGTATCACCGAGAATAGTCTGTGGTCCCTGGGTCATACCACGACGAGTACCCAGCAATTGTACGCCATTGGCCAAGGTGATGGTCGTGTCGCCTTCAATCCGGTAAGTGCCAGTCAGATACAGGATCTTATTCTTCAGAGTGCCGACGAAGTCAATTGCGGCTTGGATAGCAGCACGGGAGTCGGCCACCCCATTTGGGTCAGCTCCGAAGTCTTCAGCCGAGTACCCGGTATCCTTCATGATCTTCTTCCAGCGTTTGCCTCCAGCAGTCACGAGGATAGTACCACCATTGTCTGCAGTGGTGGTATCCAGTTCGTCATACCAGAATTCACCACCACCCACACCTTTGATCGGACCATACTGCTTCATCAGTATCCGTTCGTTGGGTTTGGTTGGCTCAATGGCACGGACTTCAGCGATACTGGCAGCTTGTCCAACAAAACGGAACCCGCTGGTCGTACCGAGGCGATCTACCACATCCCCACGTAACCCTACCAACTCCCAATTAGAGTCCGGAGAAGTCCCTGGAAGCACCGGAACACCGCCAGCTGGGATAGCATTCTTGTAGCGATACCAGTTTCCGTCAGAGTGTTTGATTATGTCATCTGGGATTTGAACAAAACCACCATCCTGGAACGAACCCCGGCGGTAGTATGTAGCTGGTTCGACGTCACCCATGAGCGGGTGGTACGAAGTATTTTTGGTGACCATTTGGAAACTCCATGGATAATGGGTATTATTCAGTATTTAGCGCTAGACTATAATTACATGAGGAGGTGTGTATGACTGATAGCGAATTGGCGTCACTAAAAAGCCTGGAAGGATTGGAGCAAGAGTTGTACAAATGCGGTTCCAACAAGGATTACAATCCTTTCGATGTGGAAGAATAAAGCCCCCAAATGGGGGCTTTATAATACTTAATTTTCCGAATATCCCTTGAGACGCTTCAACTCATCTTCTGCGGACAGCAACAAGTTCGTGCCACTGCCTACTGGGAATTCAAATGACCACCATTGAGGGGCTTTCTTACCCCTTATAGTCATAGAATAGTTTGCGACAGCTTGTTCTCCAGTGATGCTGTCTACAGACTCTATGCTGTAAGTGACTTCCTCTTCCACTGAGTCTTTTGGCTCATACAGCCCCAGCCCAGGGTAATAGTTGGAAACCGACAACGTTTCTTTCTTAACGAATGACATTACAAATCTCCTCAGTTCACGCTGTGAACATATGTGCTGAGCGTTACGCCCGTGATATTTCTGTCGTTGCCTGAGTGGTTCCAGACGAGGAATGTTACTTCCTGCGCATTGGTCACGTGCGCCGTGATAGTCAACCCTTGCGCTGGCACACTAGTAGCCACTCCTTCTGGCATCCAGTTGGATAACACCCCCACCAACCCCGTCACTTTGATCTGTATGAACGTGCCGTTGGTGACAACTAAATCTTGGGTGACGGTCACCAAGCGCCGGTTGAAATTCAATGGTGTTAAGGCCGGAGTTCCATCACCGTTTATTGCCGAAACCACATAATCCATTGGGAATCCGACGGCAGGGGCGCGGTTAGACACAACATCCCCGACAAGGTGAGTCAAACCAGAGGCAGCAACACCGTCGTAAACGTGCCGCTTGCGCCCGAACTCTGCTGGAGTCAACTCCATAGAACGAATCACGGTCGGTCCCACGTTAAAGTTGCTAACGCTGGGGAAATTCGGGCACGAGTAAACGTTCCCTCCGGCTTTGACACCAGTGGTAAATGTCCCTGTGAAATACAAGCCTGCAAACGAGGACTGCAGAGCAATATCGTTCCCACTGAAAGAAAGGTCATTGGCGCTGGACAACCGAATATAACCCTTGTTGGAATCAACCACCACGTTGTCACTGAACACTCCAGAGCCGCCGATCTTCAGCCAAACCGCGCCCACGCCATCAGTCGTCCTGGTAGAACCAATAAAGCGGTTCCCTGTTGCGACAGTATCCGATCCTTGGTACGCCACAGTACAGTTGGTGACGATGTTGGAAGTTACAACCCCACCACTGACAGTTATCCCAGGGTATTCCGCCCCAGTCTGTGTGCCCGCGCTTTCCACAGTGTTACCAGTCACCAACACGTTGAATATGTTGATTCCGTTCAGGGACGTTGCACTAATCCCGACCTGGCCGCAATTGACCACGTTGTTGCCTACCACGGCACCCCTGTACATCGGGTTGAGGGATGGGTTGTTAAACACTGTGGTGTCCCAGTTTATCCCAAATCTTTCGATGTCAATACAAGAGTTGGCCTCTATTCTGAGGTCGTCCACGTTAGCGAATGACAACCCATAGGATGTGTTACGCACCAAGTTTCCGACAACGCCGAGAGAACTGAAGTTAATACCAGATACTGTCCCGATGACTTCATCATTCAGAGTGATACCACCGCCACGAGCGCCACCTGCTATACCAGATTTCTTCAGACCATCGAATACGTGGTTCCCTTCGATCAGGCCGTCATGACAGAACACGTTTGCGGTCTTCAACAAAATACCGTCGCCATGGTGGTTGAACACAAAATTGTTACGGCAAACGAATTTGCGCGACCGGCGAATAGCAATGCCTTCTTCACCGAGTTCGTGAGTTCGGTTCCCTTCGATTATGTATCGTGCACCAGATGACACAGATATCGCATCAGTGTGGTAAGAAACGTCGCATTGTGACACCAAGAAATCGGTGCAGTTGGTCATCACCATGGCCTGATTAGTTTTAGACCACATGACAGAAGGATCAGGAAATGCTGACCGCGTTACCTTGATATCTGTGAATATGAAATTGGCACAGTCATCAAATGTTATCATAGTGTAGTTCAAAGCAGTACTGTCTGTGGTGATCGTGCCGCCCCCGCTGTATCGAACATTGCTAGAACCGATCAAGGTCTGAGCGCGGATAAGATATTTGTGGCGCATCACAACTTCGATTCTAAACTGATCGGAGGCCTTGGCCTTTGCAGACTTCCAGCATTCCACTACCGCAGCAGTGTCATCTGCCACGCCATCACCTTTAGCACCGAACATTTCCGGCGTCAGCATGTCATATAACACGTTGGCCAACGCCGCCGTGCCGATATTAATCCATGCGGTATTCCCCAGGCCACCACTGGTGGCGGGAGTGGAACCAGATGGAACAGATTTAGGGAGTGCGCCTCCCCAAATGTAATAGTTGCCATCACCACCATCAGCAGAATCCCATAGCAGTGCTTCTCGTTGGAATTTGATGGTATATCCATTACCAAACGAGCGACGTTTGTAATAATACGCTTGCTCAAGATCGGCGTTGTTAAAATTGGGGCGTCTAGTTGACATGATAGTCTCCGCAATAATCGGGTATTATCGATTATTTAGTCAAAAATAAACCCGCCGGAGCGGGTTCGTTTTCAAGCTTCAGGAGCCGGGTCTGGTTCCGCAGGCGGTTCCAGTTCAATCTTGAGGGCTGCTTCGGCCTCTTTGAACAGATTGCCACCCTTGTACATGAAGCTGAAGCTGTACGGATACTGAGATGTAGAGCCGTTCACCTTCACATCACAGCGCGCGCTGGCCGAACCATCCTGAAGGACAGTCACAGAGGACACAGTGTACTCAAACTCTGCTGCCTCAGTACCGCCGTCCTGATACACTGCAGTTTCACTGAAGAATTTCTGAAATGAGACAGATCTAGTTTTCTTAACAGACATGGTTTAACCCTCAATTTTGTCAAATTCTTCACGACCGCTGCCGTAATACCGCAGCACCCCAGGACCATCGATACCCATCTGGATTTGCTTGCTCACAGATATCGTTGTGGAGCCGCCACCTTCAAACAGGAGGGCTACACGCCCCCCATCATCCGGTTCAACCCCGACAACTTTGTGAACTTCGATAACTTCATCCAATTCTTCACTCATCTTTCACCTCTTACAAACTGTGTGCTACAGGATCAGGATAATGCACTGTGCCTGCAACAGCGGAATCCGCACGTGCCCAGGTCGGTCCCCGGTAACTGCCAAGCCACAATGTACCATTAGCTCTGGGTTGTCCTACCGCCGATCCGCCACGGATATTCAAACCACCAACAACACGGGTGTCAGTTCCTGAGAAGATGCAAGGCGGAACAGTCGAACTCTGGTTCGGGGTGATCTGTACTGTACCCAGATTAGGGACAGCACCTGCAGTAACTAACAGTGAGTTGCCCAAGCAACCATCAATTTGCAGATCACGAATCTGTGCATTGCCTTGTATCGTCACGTTGATAAACGTAGAAGTCGAAGTTGGAGACTGAGACACATACAAGCGGTCAATAATATTGCTCCCCAGTACCCGCACAGGTGATGCCCCGCTGGATGGTTGGGTAAAGTTCTCCAGCTTCAACTCGCCGATGTCGGTCCCGTCAGTACCCAAGTACGCATCAGCCGATTTAGTTAGGCCACGTTTAACATGAAGGCCACGGATATGACAGTCAGTTGTCGTGCCGTTGATAGAGATCGCATATGTACCATACCCACTCTTGGCCTCTATAGTGATGTAGCCCATAGAGCAGTGGCTGGAGCCAGTATGCATCTCAACACCGCTATACACCAGGTCAAGCTGGACGTCAGCGATCATATTGTAAGATCCAGACATGTAGATGGCGTTACCAGCACCCTTGGCGCGCCGGGCTTCAACAAATGCACCGCCGTACAGGGAACCTGTCATCTTGTTGTAGGAGCCAGAGAACACTGCGAACGCGCCGCCATAGTTCAGGCAGTGACAGGTATCGACCACATTGCCGATGGCGTTCTGGCCGTCTTGTGCGAACGATACCATAGCGCCCTGGTCGCGCAAGGAAGCAGGTTCTTCAGTATCTTCTGGAGACACCCCGGCATACTCACAGAACAGATTGCTGTAGTACGAGTAATTGCTCTTGATCAGGACTACGTCACCAGCGATGAAACCGGCGTTCATACCCACCAGGAAGTTGTTCTCCCCCTCGCCACGGATGGCTGCATTTCGGATGTCGTCAGCGTAAAAGTTGAACACCCGCGCGCCGCCCATCAAAGAAAGACCGTTACAGAAGCCGATCGCAGAACAATCGCTGGCTGTACCGTTGGTCATTCGCAAGAACTGAGACTGTACCACCTGGGTGTAGACAGACTTCGCATGGGCTGTCCCGACACCACGGATACCGTAGAAGTTCTTGTACGCGGTGTTCATCCCGACGTTACCGTCAAAGTCTTTCTGCTGGAACATCAGGAAATGAGACTTGGCTTTGATGACCGCGTCGTTCCCGAACAAGTTCTGCCAGGTTGCCGTGTACGGGAGGATGATTGGGCCACCGATCAGATAGGTCGAAGACGCGTTAAAGATCACGTTAAGGCCAGTTCCCACTGCCGCGTTGATGGCTGCAATATCATCAGTGACGCCGTCACCTTTAGCCCCGAACTGCTCCGGAGTAACCCAACCAATCGCTTGCTGGAGGTTCCCACCGTTCTTCATACCAACCATGGCTGCGCCGCCGGTTGCCCCGATGGTGGTCGCAAACCCGAGGTCACCCACAGGAACCCAAACACCAGCCGGGTTGGCAACTGACCATACACCACCGTCCGCCATAGGGTTAGCCCCGGCCACTACGCGCGGAAGATAACCGATGTATTGGTAGCTCTTTTCCGCGTACTGGATGATCTGGTGAGGGGAGGTCACTTTGACACCAACAGACCATTGCAAGACCTTACCTGCGATGACGTCGTCCAGGTTAGACACCAATGAAGTGCCCACCATCTTCGCACCGTCTTCATCAGCCAGCTCTTGCTTGGAGACATAGCCTTCGAATCCGACATCGTTATCGAAGCCAATAGTGACCTTGACACGGTCGCCCTGACCACTGATAGGATCAACACCCAGCGGCTCTGGGAGGATGATCTTGTTGTCAACGATGGAGTAGTCATCTATGTCCCAGCCGATGCCATTGATTTCCAGCTTACAGCGGGTGAACGCAGTTCCTGGGTTCAACACGGTCTCACCGCCAGTCGCAGTGTAACGCCAGATGATTGGGCCATCCTTCAGAGCCTGAACCTGATTCTCCAGTTCCTTCAGTCGGCTGTCTTCGTCGCTGATGGTCAGCTGGATAGGTTTGTACTCGATGACCTGCACTTCTACCCCGGCCGGGATCTCTTCTTTCAGAGCAACGCCAGTGTCGGCCAGATTGTAACGTTTCTCTGCCAGGCGCGCACCGTTGATGTAGACATCAACCATTTCGGTTGCGTGGTTCACGTTGATGAACGACGTGGGTGCCGTCAGCACCTCAGAGAAGATGGTTCTGTTGTAAACCTGGCCTTGGCCCAGGCCAACACCAGAAGTGATGATCCAGCCCTGCTCCTGCCCCGTCCACGTGAATGTTGCAGCCACGTTGTTGGTGGAAATTGTCATGTCGTCGGTTTGGCCATAGATTTTTCCACCACTGGCCTTGATTGTCAGCGGCAGAGTCGCGAATTTCCCAAACTGGTCAGCGATGGCGATGATCGTGCCAACACGGGTTACAACCGGGAAGATGATCTGTGATTGACCCAGACGGTTATCGATCAGGTAGCCACGCGCTGCTTTGGCGACATGCACAGGGGAGTTTTTGTCAGCTTGTTCCCAACGAATGCCACCGCCACCGAGTTGGCGCCAAGAGTTATCACCATAACCACCTTCGAACTCATCGTTGTCTGGGTTATAGCGAATGCCCGCGATGTTGGCATCACCGGCCGTGTTGTCAGCTGGGACGGTCATCTCAGCACCAGGAGCATGTTCAATCAGCCCGGTGTTCAATATACCGTCAGTATCGATCCCTTTGTCAAACTTCGAGCGCTCTTGAGCCTCAATGCCAGACGGATATTTTGGTCTGAGCTGGTTAGTGGACATTTTGATACCCCTAATGGAAATGTGATCATTAGGGGTATTTAGTCGACTTTAGTATTGAACCAGAGTTTTGTAGCTCAACGTCACAGTCTTGGTCGCGTCACCGTTCACGGCCTGAAGCACCATGTTACCACCTGTCAACGCTGCCGTAAACGTCAGCGAACCGGCGAAGATCGCACGTGAATCAACAAAGGCAGTCGTGCCATCGTTGGTCATGTACACCTCGAACACAGCGGGCTTAGCAACACCTGTCCACACCGCTGACACCACGAACATCGCAACTTCCTTCTTGGCGAACGTCACCAAGTTGGTCGATGCACCACCTGCAGCAGTACCAGTACCGCTCTTGGCGTAATCCATCTTGGTGCCAAGGCTGGTGTTGATCGTGCTGATCTGACCGTCCAGAGCAGTCATCTTCGTGTTGTAGGTGCTGTTGTCTACCTTACCCGCCAACGAGGTGTTGATGCCAGAGATAGCAGCATTGTAAGTGGTGACATCCACCTTGGTCGCCATACCCGCGTTATAAGTGGTCGTCAGCACACGTGCAGCGTCAGCAGCATCCAGAGCAGTCATCTTTGCATCATAGGTGGTAGTCAATACACGTGCAGCCAGGGCGTTGTTCGTGGCGGTCAAGTCCTGGTTGTACGTGGTGATGAGAACACGCTGGTTAATGCTGCTGTTCAGCTGAGTAACCGTATTGTTGAATGTGGTGGTGTCCACCTTGCCGCTATTGCTGTTGGACAAATTCGTAAAGCGCTGATCAGCATAAATGGCGTCACGGAACAACTGGTCAGTAACCTTGTACGGGGTATCCCCCGCCATCACCACGTGGGTATCCGGTTTAGTGCCTTCTGGCAACGCAGACAGGGTGTTGAAGTTGAGATCCAGACGCAAATAGCCAGACGCCCCGGTACTGATGCTGATCGCTGCGCCAGGGGTATCCAGGCTGAGGCCATGCTGCTTCAACTGCTTTAGGTTGACGGCACTGGTATCCAACGTCGCGATGTCTGCAATTTCCAAGGTCTTGGATGTTGGGATTTTCATCCCACCATTGGCCTCAATCTGGGTGGCAAATTTCTTCTTGCCGTTGACGATTTGCTCAGAACCGTCGATCCTCATGACTTTGTTGTCCAGTACATCGGCCTGTGACGCGATAGCCTGATAGGCTCCTTGCATCAGACGAGACGACGCGGGGGTTGTTGCACTCCCCACCTTCTCGTCGTCAACGATATCGGCGATGTTGATCTTCTTATCGACCTGCGCCAACAGTTGGTCGATCTGCTGCCCTGTAAACGAGCTGGAGTAGATAGCCATTTTATTGCCCTCTTGAATTTTCTAAGAATACAGTGAAGCCAGCCGGATGGAAGTGCTGACGGAAGACCTTGTCAAACACGCCCTGGATCTCAGTGATGTCGCCTGGAACCATAATCACATAGCTGAATTCGTCATAGTAGTAATCGTCACGGAGGCCAACATAGCCATCGAGGTCGAAGTTGTCATCCAGCCCGCCGATCTCGTTCTTTGGCTCTTTGATCTTCACAGGAACACCGAAGTAAATCCAGAAGAACAATTCAATAGCCTTGCGTGTACCCCTGATGCTGTATATATGTTTCAGCAGCTTCAGCCAGCGAGGGTGATCCAGGGTACGACGTTTGGTGTCGTCCACGAACACAGAGAACGTGTCACCATCGCTGGTCAACAGCCCATCAGACCCGGCTGGCACGAACTCACCGAAGTCGGGGAACGATTTGTCTGCAGTGCGCTGGAAGCCAAAGTCGTCATACCATGCGTTGATGTTGGCGTCTTTGTCATTCTCAGCGAACAGAGGCCGCCCCTCGACATCTTCAAGGGTGAAGTCCATGCTGAGCAGGTTCTCAAATGAACGCACCAGGAAGTGATCAGACAGATAATCAATAGTGCCTGTCCCCACCGTCTTGGTCGCCTTTATCGCGATTAGTTGTTCTAATGGCGACTCATTAGAGAACTGGTCAACCCAGCTGCTTGGATCTGCCAGATATCGTTGGATCTCCTCAGCCGTGAATCCCTGTTGGCGATACAACCAGTCATAGAACAAGTCCATGAACTCGATGAATCGCGGGTACTCATTGAGGAAATACAACGGGACGTCATATTTTGTCCCGTTCATCCCGTTATTAAGACCCGACATAGCGCACCTCTGTATTCACTTGCACTGAGCCAATCCTGAGGATTTGGTTCTGCACGGAGGCCAGGTTCTGGTTGTCCCCTTCTGGAGCGACAGACAGAGTCACGCCGCCATCATCGAATTTGGAAACCACGAAGTTGTTCAGGGTGATGACACCCTTGGCGTAGTCAACGACGCCCACGTTCTGCACGAAGAATGAGTTGCCGCTGTCATTCGATACTTTGTACATCGCCAGGTTGCCGTTCACGTCCTTGATGTAGTAGGTGAAATCCACCTCAGCAGGCAGCGGCTTGAACCCACTGATATACACTGAGCCTACCTTGAGCGTCCGGGAGAAGCTGAAAGAGAACGTCTCAGCGATACCCGGCGTTGGTGAGAAGACCTTGGCGTAGCGCACATCAGTGATGTTGGAGATGATTGAGCGATCAAAGTTGGTGATCGCGTTCTCCAGGATCTGTTTGTCGAAGATCTCACTGAACCCTTCCAGGTTGGATTTGCCCCAGGCTTTCACCTTCTCAGACACCAGCTCCTTGATCTGCTCGTCACTGTAGACCGTGGTCGTTGGATCCCAGAACACCAATGTGTTGACGTTGATGAGGTACACGTCTGCGTCCACGATCCTCGGAGTAATGGAACCCACATTGTATTTGTCCAACGCCTTTTCCATATCAGCCTTTTCTTCAGCAGTGAACGCATCACCCACCGTTGGAATGGCGGCGATGTACACGTAGCCCGGCGCTGGCATTTCAAGAGTCTCACCACCATAGGCGCGCGCTTGGGCTACGCTCGGGAACAGACGTTTGAGCAGCACGGCATAGTCGGTCTCAGCAACTGCAGCCCCTTGGGCTTGGTACGCCAATGGAGCCATACGCTGCATGCTCTCAATGGTCTCAGGATCAGACCCGCCTTTGGAGCGCTCAGAAGTGATGGTAACATCGATCTGGCTGAAGCCACCGATGGACGATGCTGAGGTGATGGACGTGATGTCGTTGCCCAGCGAACCCTGGCTCACTAGATACTGGAGATAGACAACGTTGCGGTCTTCAACCCGGCGCGAGATGAAGCCGTCACCAAACTCTATGCTGTAGTAGCCGTCGATGCCCAACTCAACGTAGTACAGGTTGGATGTCTGGCCGAGGTCAAACGCAGTCTGGTAACGGTTGAATGTCACGAACGAATCCGAGGTTTCGCTGGCCTGTACCTGCACATGCATGCGGTCGATGTCAGCATCCTTCGAAGGGACGACATAAGGAGAAATCGCCGAACCTTCAACCGTGTAAGTCTTGTACATCCAGTTGCCCTGGACCAGCATGACGTCCTTGAACAGATAGGAGCCGTCTACCAGTGTGGTCTGTACCGGGTTGTCAACTGTGAAGTTGTAGGATTTGTTGTCCTTCACGCCGATGAACATGGCCTTGCGATCCAGCACCAGCTGAGCCGGGGCGGTCGTGGAATCGTATGGCGTGACCTTGATGTCAGCATACAGATACGCGGCCTTGTAGTTGCTTGGCGTGTAGGACAGGAATTGGGAGCTGAGCGCTGCGTTCACCCGCTGTTGTGCTGTCTGCAGATGTCCTTCACCGCTGACCATGTTCAACAGGAAAGCCTTGGTGTTGGTGTCCATAGACAGCAGACGGATTATCGCACTGAGACCTGCGCCCTCGAAGTCATAGTCTTTGAAGGTAGGATCGGCTTTCATGCGCTGTTTGATCAGGTACTCGAGCGCTCTGACGTCCAGACCTGTTATGGATTGCTTTGCCATGGGTAGAACTCCAATCACAATAATGGTGTTAGAGCTATTTAGGCAGGGGGCTTTGCGAAATGAGGAATTGCTCTCGCGCGATATTTCAGTATTACAATTACTGAGATAATATTAATCACTCGCTACGCTCGGATAAGGTCAAAACAAGTGACCTCGCAGTTCTCGCTTTGCTCGAACTACTCGTTCAAAGGCACAGCAAAAACTGTACCTGGAATCTTGTTCCATGAAAAATGGTTTTTAACCCTACACTTTGGTATGGTATCTTACTTCCCTTAATTTTGTTAGGACATTAGTGGTTATTAAACATTCTAATGGCTCATTAGATTCGCTTATAACCACTTATAATCAATAACTGAGGAGCAACTATTATATGTAGGACTATTTATCATGGTGAGGACACCGTAAATGAAGAACATGCAGATCAAAACAGTGGTACAGAAGTATATCCAGCCTGTGTGCGACAACTGGGCAGGCAGTAACAACATGGAAATCATGAACCGCATCTCAGGCTATGTGAAAGAACGTACTGGCAAGGGTGTTGGGTTCAGTGAGATATCCGTCACAGCCCTGCGCCTGGCACAATATGAGTTGACTACTGGCAAGACCATGTCTATCAACATCATGTGTAGTGAGATGCTGAAGTCCGAATTGGAACAATCCTCACAGGCGCGCCGTAAACGCTTCGGCAACATCTACAACCCGATGCCACACATGACCACGCCGGAAGGGAGACAATCCCGCTTCCGTATTCACCTGGTAGAGATCCGTGGTGACAAGCAATTCGAAGTTCAGTACATCCGCAGCGACAGTGGTCGCATCTGGCCTGTCGGCGTGATCGGCTTTTACGGTTCCAACATCAATGGCTGGGCAGAGCGTGTCGGCCTGCAGCAAACCCTGAACCCGCACAGCAAGCCAAGCACTCATTATATGTCGTCCGAGCGTGCTTCTGATTATGTGTTTATTTTCAACAACGTAGCGAATAAATTTTTGTAAAAAGCGCTTTTATCAATAAAGAGTTGCAGTATAGTTAGATTCATAGCGAGGAGGGACAAATGGAACTGATTCTTCTGGTGTTACTTCTCGCGGTCGGAACATTACTTGCCCTGGTGATGCCGACTATACAAGGTGATCCGACACATGGTGGGGTTGCCAAATTCTCTGAGTTTTGTGGGATCCCCCACGGGACACACGACTTCGGGTCGTGTAGAGACGAGACCGGGGCTAAGTAAACAAATTGAGGGAAATAGCCTGCACACGGCGGACCTGAATCCAAGTGTGGTAATCCCAAAGCCAGGGGCGCAGGTAAATAGGCAGAATAATCACCAACAGCCGCACCGGGGACGCCTGGAGCCGTAAGGAATACGAAACATCCTTTCATTTGACATGGTTGTAGCTCAGAAAAACGAGAGCGCCCCGCCGGAGTCATGACCCGGTAAGGGGAGGTCGGAGGCTGCTAATCTCCCAACCATGTTGAATGTCATACTTTGGCCGGGTAGCTCAATTGGTAGAGTGGCGCGCGTACAGCCTGAGGCGACATTAGCGCGATGTTGTGGCTTCGAGAACCACCCCGGCCACCCTAAAATAAAGTTTTTGTCAATAACAAGTTGGTGAGTATAGTTAGATTCATAGAGCGGTAAGCTGTTTGGGGTTAAGTGGTGACTGGGTCGAGGTCGAGTCACACGGAAACGCCCCCTTAACCCCAAACAGGTTTTCGTTCTCGTCGTAGCGATTATGCGGGCTTTTTGAAAACTGACCACATAAATCAAATGCAAACGATAACGCGTATCTGATGGTCGCTTAACCGCGAACCCACAGCGAGGGGTGAGTCGCCCTCGTTACCAAACGACCATGGAGTGCCCCCGTCCGTGTATTAGAAACGGGGGAACATAACTGAGAGGGTTATTGTCAGGGGCGCTGGATTCACAGTTAACCAGGCGTGGTGATAATCTTCTCAGTTATGCCACCGCATGACGTGTTGTTACGCTGTTGCTTTCGCTGTATACCAACACAGGCAGTGCCTGTAAACGGCTGAAGCTCTAAAAGGTAGAAGCCCAGAGACTCGGCATCTCTGTTAAAGAATGGTCGTGGCGCCCTTCGGGGCGCACATCTCAGAGTTCGGTTGTACGACGGCGGAAGCCAGGACAAAGCAGCCACTGACCGAACTCTGAGATGTGAGGTAACTTGCATCACTCGATGCTTCATAACCGGGCTATCAACCCGCGCCAGCTCAGGCTCTTATGAGTGGTTGTGAAATCCATCGGCCGGCCTTGGATAGCCCGGAGTGAGACACTCATCTAACCTGCTGATGATCTCGCTGCCCGCCTGAAGTCTTGCTCTGGGCGATTCCAAAGTCTTTATTGGGTTGAGCACATAATATTCCCAGCAATGGGGAGCGCGTCGAAGTTGTGGATAACTGAAACCCGTGCTCAACACCAATAAAGATTACTGCCTTGTTTGCGGCCATACGCTCTAGCTCCCTCCTCCACGCAGAGGGAGGCGAAACGTTAAAATGAGTGGTGAGGTTGGGCATAGGACTACCCAGTAACTAAATCGTTGTTGACGGGACTGCGTGGACCTGAGACCTTGATTGAAAGCTGGTAGCCCACCTGGATCGTCCCCAGGACATGGCGCCAAATTTGGTGCATGCAAGACGCCCGGCATAGTGCAGGGACTTCAGGTTAGACTCCTGCTTGTGTGCACCAAACCACAACGTTGAGAACGTTGAGAACATTGAGAACGTTGGAAACAGTGTCCTCACCGTTGTGATAAACCTTCTGAGTATCCTGTGGTTGGACACTTTGAAATCGCGACCCGGCTGGCATGGTAAGCCAGCAAGAATTGAATCCGAGTTACCCACCCCCTGAGGTAGGCCACCAATGACGGGGATAGGAGGAACGGGGTAGTCCGACGACAATATGGGATGAAAGCAACCGATGAACCTAGGATAATCGGGGCGAGTATGACCAGACGATAGAAGGATAAGGAGGTTCGAATCCTCACTCGGGTGCCAAAAATGTACTCAACCCAATTTCACATGCCCGAATCCCGGTCTGGTTAAGACATGTGAATGGAAAGCCCTGGAAAAATAAACTCCTGGAGTGAGGCCAGAGCAGGCCGATGACCTTCAGAAGAGTTGCCGCAAGGTGCTCAAGAGGCTCGCATGAACTGATCATGCGCAAACGGGAAATAAGGTCTAGCATCCCTTGGTTGAGTACACCATTCAGTCCCTTAGCTCAGTGGTTAGAGCATGCGACTCATAATCGCTTGGTCGTTGGTTCAAAGCCAACAGGGACTACCAAATCGGGAAGTAGTTTAGCGGTAAAACGCAAGCACAGGGTGCTTGAGTCCTAGGTTCGAATCCTAGACTCCCGGCCAAACCGGTCGCCAGCTGGTCTGCGGGCAGTGGCTTGTCTAACAGTAAATTGACGGAAGCCCACCCCTTCGGGGGTGCCAAATTTCAACAGCCCAGGTAGGGATTGACCTGGGCTTCTTTTTATCCTGGATTCGGCTAAATATGTTGAAACCGGAGGCTATCATGAACACATTCCAGAACTACCTCAACATCCGTGAGCATATCCGCAAGGTGGGTGACAAATGGGAAGTCACCAACAAATCAGGCACCAAGGTGTTGGGTACACACGACACTGAGAAAGATGCCGAAGCCCAGCTCCAGGCTATCGAGATCAGCAAGCACAAAGATTGAGAATTCTCCTTGGGTATTGAGTCCTGTAAGTATACAATGACCTCAATCACTCAAGGAGACTGCAATGAACGAATTTGAAAAAGCCTTAGATTCTAAAATCGATGAAGCCTTGGCAGGTATCGATCCAGAGATTTTGGCTGAGGCGAACGCCAAGCGGGAGAACCGAAAGACCATCTTCCCTGTACTTAGCCTTGACCGCACCAAGATCAAGTGGGACGATTACCTGTTCGCCCTCACCCCCAACGAATTGCACACGAACCCAGCGACGGGGCAACGTGTGTGGTTCAAGCGTGAAGACTACTTCGCCCCTCTGTCTGATTATCCGGACGGCAAGCAGGGCATCAACGGCTCCAAACTGCGTCAGGCAATCTGGCTGATGCAACAGCACATCCTGGCGGGCGGCAGTCCTGATATCGTTCACGGTACGGTCATGGGTTCACCTCAATCCCCGATGGCAACAGCTGTTTCTCGTCACTTCGGCGGCAAGACCACTACGGTACTGGGGGCAACGAAGCCAACCACCTGCATGAAAGCGGAGATGGTTGAGATGAGCGCCTGGTTCGGTAGTGAGTTCAACTTCGTCGGCTCAGGTTACAACACCGTCATCCAGCCCCGCTGTTTATCGCTCCTCAGTGAGACGAAGCCGGATGCATACTATCTGGAGTATGGTATTACCCTGGATCATGAAAAGCACTCCGCTCGTCGCTTAGCGGACTTCCATGCGCTGGGTGGTCATCAGGTACAGAACATCCCTGACCATATCACTGACCTGATCATCCCGGCCGGTAGCTGTAACAGCACCTGCAGCATCATGACTGGCCTGGCGATGTTCCCTAAACCAAACCTGAAGAACGTCTGGCTCATCGGGATTGGCCCAAACCGCCTGAAGTTCATTGAAGACCGTCTGGATATCATCGGGCGTGAGCTGGGGCTACCGCACATCCGCAACTGGATTCGTGATTATCGTGACAACCCTGGGTTCGGTGAAGGTGGAAAGACCAAGTCCAAGAACACCAACGTGATGCATCTCCTGTTCAGCGACAAAACCTTGCGGGTTGAGTCCGAGAACAAAGAAGACAAGGGACAACCCCGCTTCACGGTTCACCATGTTGACCTGCACACCACCAACTGGGTGCGGTACAATGACCTGATGGATTACCAGTGGGGGGAAATTGAACTGCACCCTCGCTATGAAGGGAAGGTGATGACCTGGGTTCAACAGAACAAGCCAGAGCTCCTGAATGAGAATTCTCTGTTCTGGATTGTGGGCAGCAAGCCGTACATCGACCCGATGCGCGCCAACTGTCCTGAACTGTCGATTCCAGATAACATCGAAGTCAACGATTTTATCCCTGCGGCCAAACGCGGGAAGTGAGTCTGTCATGCTGCTCATCGCATCGTGTATCTGTTTCTTTATCGCCGGGGGCTGGTGTGCCCTGGCGTTTCCTCGCTTGTTTGTGAACCCAAAGAAGACCAATCTCAAGCTGTATTGCATTATCTTCGGGGGTTACAGCGCATATGTGGTCGCGAGGAGTCCGGAGAATGCCGCTGAGAACCTCAATGGCATTATGTTGGCCTTCGCCGATGGTAATAAGAAGATCTTTGTCGAGGGCAGTACGCTGGAGAAATTCGGTGATAGTTAGTCAATACTAACTTTCGCGCGATAATAACCCTGGAATAATCCACTTGAATTGAAGAGGCTTTACCATGAGAAATGTTGAGCATTGGGTACGAGCAGCGCAACGCCACGAAAAGCTGCGCGTGTATCGTTGCACCGGGAACGTGAACACCATCAACCAGTTCCTGGCACCCTACTACATCGTCCGCGACGGTGAGCTGAAGATCCGCACTACCCTTGGCGGCGAGATGACCAAGGCAATGTTGGATGCACCGGCTCACCGCCGCTTTGGCCTGGTCCAGCAGGCACACAGCCTGAATGATCACGGCATAGGCATAGAGAAAGGCGATATCCTGATCCTGAACTATCACGACAACACATTGTTCGCAGCCATTTGTGGCTCTGTTGACAACTATCGTGAGATTCTGTTCGGTCTGGGTTACAACTACCTGGCACCTGAATCCCGCTCCAGTACTGACACAGCCAGTACCGTGGCGTCACACCATAGTGAAAATGCGGAGAAAGAGTCCGCCATCTTCGCTGAATGGTGGGAGAAGAACGGCCAGGACTACACTGACGGCACCCTGAAGGTCACGGTCAAGGTTCCCGAGAGCACCCTGTATTTCGGTACAATGGGGAACCGGGATGAACTGGCAGAGCGCCTGAAGTTCATCAACAAGGAATACAACTGTCCGGAACCTGAACGGGTTGAAGTCAAATTTGACCCTGAAGCTATCGGCCAGCTGGCTCCTGAGAATGATCCTGTGTTCGAAGCCGACAAGCGTGACCTGATGATCTATGAGGCCATCAACAAAGCTAACGAAGGCGGCATCTTTGCGGCCTGGAACTGTTACCAGGTGCTGAACCGAAACCACGGTGTCAGCAAGGAAGAGTTCGCCACCAAGGTGAAGTTCCTGGAGATGGGTTTGTGGTCTCGCTTCAAATTCTGGTTAGCTCGCAACTAATACCCAGCCTCGCTAAATACCCCAATGAGACTCAACCATCATTGGGGTATTATCATGTTAGAATCCAAATTGTTCCTGAAAGAAGACGAAGACACCGACGGCGAAGACAGCCTGGTGTGGGTAGGCTCGTTCAACGGCACCACCATTGAGATCTATGAGCGCGCTGATACCGGCGCTGAAGAAATCTATGCAGGTGTTGATGACGGCGTCACCCTGGAAAAGGCCGCTGCTGACCTGGCCGCATTCCTGGACTCAGCACAGCCTGAAGACTATCAGGCGCACGTGTCTGAAGATGACCCAAGCATCATGCTCATCACTATCGGCGGCAAGCCGTACAGCGCATTCGCCATTGAAGGTGAGGGTGAAGACCGCGTTGTGGTTGGTGACCTTCAGATTGATGACGATGAGATGGACTACCTGCAGGTCAATGGCGTTCTGCCTGATCCGAAGTTTGGCGACATGGATTTGGGTGATGTGGACGGCGATGACGATTTCTGGGATGGCGAATAAGATTAAGGGGGCAAAAGCCCCCTGTTTTATTTCGATGTGAACTGCCCGTTCTTGACCTTCCGCCCGGCCTTGGTAGACACCAGAGGATCACCGTCCTTGTGGTAGAACAATCCTGACACCACTTCTTTGAAGAAGTCCCCGTCCTTGACGAAGTTGCAACGGGTTTCCTTGCCGTCTGCCTGGATGATGACGCCCCAATGAGTGCCCTTTCCCGCTGGTTCCAACTCCTCGCCGTTTTCCAGGATAACTGGGGCACTTACGTCTACAGGCACGTGGACTTGCTTCACGGACACGTCAGCGGCATTACAGTGCACATACGTGGGCTTGCCGTCCATCTTGACACGCACATAACCGTCACGGTCGGCACGGGCATAGCCACTCTTGTGTTCAGATGCGCTATAAATGCGGTGGGCGTTCACAACTTCAAACTCACCGTTCACCGGCTTGTTACGCAGGACACCGTCTTTGATGGTCATCATGAAACGGCTTTCAGTATATTGTTTGGTCATTTTCAAATTCCGTATTTGCGAACGTCAGGGTGGACCAGGCTTGGGTTTCGCTCCAGGACAATGGCGGCAATTTCTTTAGCCTCGGCGATAGAAGACGCGGTTTTCTTGACCCGGCGCCATTTGAACGTCAGGACGTCGTCATCTTCACGAACATACCACTCAGCGACGTACACAGTGAGGCTCAGGTCAGTGGCAGTGCGGTGGTCTGGAATATAGGACTTGTCACATTCGATCTTAGCTGCTGGACGCCCGTTTTCATAATCAGCAAACGGGAAACCACGCTTTTCAAAGGAGCGGAAACGCCCGGTTGGGGCGGGGCAAACACTCCACTTCAGTTTAGGTGCTTTCACGGTAAAGTTCCTTCAGTTCAATTAACGGCGGAAAGGGCGGTTTGCGTTGGTGCGGTTGCGGTCATTGCGCACTGCAGTTGCAATCGCAGCCGGGCTAAAATGGCGTTCAATTTCAGCGTCAATCTCAGCTTCGTTCTGGGCAGGCGTCACTTCCAGGTGCCCCCAGTGCATTTCAGCCCACTCAATTACAGCTTCGCGGGAACCTTCCACGGCGTCATATACCTGTGTGGAGTTAGGATCTTTGTCCTCAACTACAGCCATAAAACGTTTTGTGCCGTACCGGATAAACGCTTTCAAGGTAATAACTTGTGTGGTCATTTGTAGTTCCTTCGTTTCAAGTGGGCTGCTTTATGTTTTCAATAATACTCCCACTTATTGAAGAAGTAAACCAATTATTCAATAAATTTTAAATTTTTCCCCTTTATATTGAATTTCCTTGCCGATCTGTGACACCGCGCTGTTGGGAACCCTGATGTCCCATGACATTCCCCACTCATTGTCTATGAGGGTGACTCTGCTGTGCCTGTTGTCAATTTCACGGTATTTGGTGATGCGCCCACGCAGGGTAGACGTCTTATTGGAATGGACTACGATTCTCTTGCCTAACACGTTCATGACCAATGCTGTAGAATGAAAGGCGTCTATAATAACCGCCAACGGTTTATTGAAACAGAGGGCGTCCGTGCCCGCTGGATTATTTCTTGCTCAGATCCGGCCACGCCTCAGCGCCAGAACTTGAAGCAGCACTCCCACTACCGGTTTCAGCCGCCCCAGGCGACCCAGGCTGAGACTTGCTATCGGTGCTGGTAGCCTTTTTGACAACCTTGACACCGAACTCAGTAAGGGCATCGGCCGCTGCATCCCTTCGACCGTTGGCCTTATAATGGTTGTATCCTTTGATACCGAACGATGCGGTGATCGCGGTCAACAGAGCAGTTATGTACCAGTCAGGGGCTTTGTCCAGAGCAACCATACCACCGAGAACTGCAGCGATGAAGTCACCCTTGTGATATTCTCCTGGGTACATTATCAACTCAACGACCGGCGCTATCATGATAAGGATAGCAGGAACGGCCAGCACGATAGTCCAGAACTCATCCTTCCAGGAACCACCAACTTCGGTGATCTTGGCGATCTCCCAGTCACTGGATGACTTGATAGCCTCCAGCTTGATATCGTGCTTGGCCTTGGATATCTCTCTGCGGTACTGCAACAGGTCAGACCCCAAGTTCCATACTCCTTTGATAGCGCCGGGAATCAGGTTTAAGAAAGGTATGGCCATGGCCGTAACTCCTTTGTCATTGATCCCGTTTAGGGTTAAATATCGCCACGTGCTAACGGCACGGTTAAAATCAGGAGCCAAACATGTCCGTCTTCTATACCAACGTCGCGCGGCGCGGCAACGATTTGTTGATTCGAATTGCTGACCACGACGGGAACCGTCGCAACATCCGTCAAAAACTCAAGCCGACTCTATATTTACCAACCCACGATTATGCCAATGTTGATAAAATTGGCCTGCTGGGTGAAGCCCTGGCAGAACGCAAGTTCGATTCCATCCGTGACGCAGAAAATTACATTGAAGAATACAAAGATGTGGTTGGGGCTGCAGTGTACGGACAGTCGGCCTGGGAATACCAATTCATCGCCCACAACTTCCCTGGAACGATAACCCCAGATTACAACAATATCCATGTCGCCAACGTCGATATCGAGGTGTTCTCGGCAGGCTGGAACGGGGAACTGACCAAAGGACCATTCCCTCATCCGACCATTGAAAAGCAGACCTTCAAAGGCTCTCGCGCCCAGGCCGAGCGTTATCATCGCCAGGTGCTGGCATCCCACGACTTCATTCGCGAGCACTTCCCTGGCTCTTACATCAACAGCGATATCACGGCTGAACAGGCTTTATGGAACGCAGGCAGTGGTGAGCTGGCGGTTAACATGAACGCTGCCTTCCCTATCTCACTGATCCAGTGCCAGGATATGCAGCGCAACGTGTATCACATCTTTGGTATGCCCTGCGTTAAAGACCGCAACAAGTTCGTCTACAACAAGACGGATGAGCAGATTGAGAACCTTGAAGTCATCTATCATGAGTTCCAGACTGAGCAGGACTTGTTGAAGGCATTCCTGGCGCACTGGTCGGAGCGTCAATACGACGGCTGGACAGGCTGGAACATCGAGCAGTTTGACTCCCCCTACCTGGTAGAGCGCATCATGCGTGTGCTGGGTGAGTCCTATGTCGATATGCTCAGCCCGTGGGGCATCGTCAAGCAGCGTATCATCAAAGACAAGCGTGGCCCAGTAACGAGCTATGACTTCGTCGGCCTTGAGATGATGGACATGCAGCAGGTGTACAAGAAGCACACATACACCACTCGTGAGCGTTACTCCCTTGATTGGATCGCGTACTGTGAGCTCGGTGAGAAGAAGCTGGACTACAGCGAATCAAAGAGCCTCAACACCTTGTACTTTGATGACTATGCCAAGTATTGCCGGTATGGTATCAAGGACGTCAAGCTGGTGTACCGCCTGGAGCAGAAGCTGCGTCTCATCCAGCTGATGTTCGTACTGGCCTACAAGTCCAAATCCAACTATCGTGACGGCCTGGGGACTGTGGCTCCTTGGTTGGCACTGTGCTATTACAAGCTGTATGAGAAGGGCATCGTGCCGATGATCAAGAAGGTCTGGGATGGACCAACCGACTTCGAAGGTGCGTATGTGATGGATGTGGTGCCCGGCCGGTATCGCTGGTTGATCAGTAAGGACTTGAACAGCCTTTACCCACACATCATCCAGCAGTACAACCTCGGCCCAGAAACGATCATCAACGACAAGCACAAACGTCGTGAGATCATTGAAGCCATGGTCGCTGAGCTGAGAGCGGCTTCTCGCGAAATGACGTTGCCGATGAACAAGCGCGCGGCCTATATCAAGTTGGCTGACCACCTGATGCAGGCTGTTGACGAGCGTACCCAGGTTGTTGACGACCTGATCGCTGTCGGCAAGTTTGAATTCAAGTGCCTCAAAGAGTACAACGTGTCGTTTACTCCGAACGTACAGTTCTTTGACAACAGCAAGATGTCGTTCCTGTCTGAGATCATGCGTTGGGTGTACAGCGAGCGTAAAGTTGAGAAGGCAACCGGCCTGCGCTATGAGCAATATGCTGGCTGGTGTGAGGAGCTGGCGGAAGGAAAATTCTCCCTGGAGAGCGCGAAGAAGTCCCGCTTCTGGGATGAGGAGTGGTATACCACAACCATGGAATTGGCCAAGCCTCTGCTGGAAGCTGCTGCCGAAGAGTGGGAACGCAAGGCCGTCATCCAGGATGTTTTACAGCAAGGTCTGAAGATCTTGATGAACGCCGGTTATGGTGCAACGGGCAACGTGTGGTTCAAAGAGTACTTCGACCTGCGTATCTCCGAGGCGATCACCACTGCTGGTCAGCTGATCAACAAGTGGAACAAGAAGCACACCGATGCATTCCTCAACAAGGAGCTGGGAACCGCCGGGCTGGACTATGTTATCGCCGGTGACACTGACTCCAACTACATCACCTTGGAGCGCCTGGTCAACCGTGATTGGCCAGAAGAGAAAGACCCACATCGCATCGTTGAGAATATCGACGAATGGACCAAGACCGTCTATGCCCCTCTGGTCAAACAATGGTGTCAGGATTTGTGCGATACCATGAATGGCTACGAGCAGCGCATGGTCTGGGAGCGTGAGGTCATTGCCTCAGATGCGGTATGGCGCGCCAAGAAGATGTATTGCATGGCGGTATACGACTCCGAGGGCGTGAAGTACGAGAAGCCGAAGATCAAATTCAAAGGTCTTGAGGCGCGTAAGTCCACAACCCCTGAGTGGTGCCGTGAGCGTCTTGTCAAATGCTATGAGGCGATGCTGTTGGGTACGGAAGCGCAAGTCCAGGACATGATCTCCGAGTTCAAGAAGGAGTACATGGAGTTGGGTGTGGCCGACATCGCCCGTGCGTCCGGGGTGTCTGATATTGAGAAGGCAGTGGATTCCTCCGGCGCGTTCGTCAGCGGTGCTCACTATGCGGCTAAGGCATGTGTCAGCTACAACCGCATGATCGACAGTAAGCCTGACCTCAACCTGATGCCGATAGAGTCTGGTGACAAAGTGTTCATCGTCTTGCTGAAGGACAACAACCCAATCGGCCAGCGTTACCTGGCATTCCCTGACTACCTGGCACCAGAGCTGGATATGGAGAAGTGGGTTGACTACCAGAGCCTGTTCACGTCGAGCTTCATCGACCCAATACAGACCCTGCTCACTGTCGTTGGCTGGAACTGGAAGAAGCGTGTTAACCTGTTGTCTATGATGGGTAAACGATAATTCTTTCAATATGAAGACGGGGGCGGTATACTAGCCCCCTATCTCCAATAATCATTGAGGTTATCCACATGAAAACGAAACTCGCTTTAATCTTCGGCCTGTGCCTGGCCACCACATCCTGCGCTGCTGTTGACTCTGCCCTCAGCACCGAATCATTCACCAACCCAGAAGCTGTAGCCATGATGGAGTCTATGGTCAAAGGCCATGCTGCTCTCAGTGGCACCAACGCCGGTAGCATGCGCACGATCTGTGCCCTGGAGCAGGCGGATGACACCGATCCGACTGAGACGTATGCGTGCTCCACCTTCCTGAAAGACCACATGGTCGTCCTCCATGGTGAATGCACTGAAGACGGCTGCACCCAAGCAGGCTTTGACAACGTGGAGATGGACGATGGAAAGTAATGATCGCATCGCCAACAGCCATCGCCTGCGTGAGCTGGTAGATCTGTTGGAGCGCCGCCTGGTCAGCTGTAACCGGCTGAACTATTGCTCTGATATCATCAGCCGTATCCGAGCTCTGACTGGCGACAGCGATCTTTACCAAGAGCTTCCAGCTGAGCTGACCTTCCATGGCAACATGACGGTCGGCACGAAAGTAATTGTTGACGGGGAACAACCTGGAACCGTCACTGGGGTAGTTGGCCAAGGCCAATATGCCTGTCTTTTAATCATCACCCAACCAAAGGAATAACTCCATGGGCGATTATGTTAACGGGGATATTTCCCTGCCGATCTACCACGTTGGTGTAGATATTGATTTGACCGTTGTTGACACCCTCACCCCATGGTTGGCGCAGTTCAACTCCCTGGGTTCGACATTTGAGGCGTATGCGCGCTCCCGTGAGCTGGAGTACACGTTCCGTCCTATCACTGACACCTGCTACAAGGAATTCAAGGGCGATCTGTGCCCTCTGATGATGGAGCGCGCGCCTACCGGTTACGGCTTCCAGCCGATGATGTACTGGCGTGATCCTCGCCTGTATGACAAACTGTCCCCGATCAATGGTGCTGTGGAATTCTTGACCAAATTGTACCGTGGCCTCATGGGCACTGGTCGATTTTCAGATATCCGTTTCATCGCGGTCAGCAAGTGTGAGCCGGAGCATGAGCGCAGCAAACGTCAGTTCGTTGAGCGTGAATTCCGTGATATGTTCTATGGGTTCATCAGCACCGATGACAAGCACCTGGTCAACCTGGACATGCTTATTGATGACAATCCTAAGTATGTCGTCAACTGCGCGGCCGAAGGCATCTTCCAGATCTATGTCCCTCAGGGCAATTATGAGAAGTTCGAAGGTCTGTCATTGCGGAGCTGCGCCAGTGGTGTGCTGGAACACCTGACCATCGAGCCGTTCCCAGGCATGAACCACTTTGACATCCTGAACCCGATGATGTCTGATATCGTCGAACTTCTGATGCGTCATTACGATTACGTCAATTAGGTGAAAAATGGAAAAGTTTATTGTGAGTGCTGATGGCGATGTCATCAATGAAGGGCTGGGCAAGAAACTCCACGAGACGTGCCTGGAGTTTGCCCGGACGTCCACCAACCCTATCTCATTGGCCACGCGTATGCATGCCCGTCTCGTGGACCTGAACATCATAGACGATAGCGTCGATATCGTTTATGACTTCGACGCCCGGTATCGCATCCGTTTTCAACACGACGAGCAGCCTTATTATTTCGAGACCTGGTGTACCTGGCAGGGTGCGCTTAACTGGAAGATCGCATTTGATAAAGAGGCTGTGGCATGAAAAACATGATTGTCATCAAAGGAACCAGTGGCACGGGTAAAGGCACCCGTGTCGTTCAGCTGATAGAGTTCCTGCGCACCAAATACGAACCTGTTGTCCGCGAATACACCCATGGCGGTAAAACGCGCCCGTTCGGCCTGGTTTTTGAAGAGTTGAAGCTAATGTTCGTCGGCCAGTATACTCGCTCGAACAAATCCGGCCTGACGTCCTGGACTTCCATGGACGCCATCCATGCAGCTGTTGGTAAGGGTGAGATCGCCCGTGAGTTCATCTCCCAGTACCTGAGCGATGGCTACACGCTGGTGTGTGAGGGTGAACCGCTGATGCTCAGCGACAAATGGCGTCCTGAATGGATGTTCAACAACTACAAACTGGACAACTTGGCCATGTTGTATTTCCATTATGCCAACCGCGAGCAGTACGATGCTCGCATCATCGGTCGCTCCGGCAAGAAGGCTGGGGACGGCGGCTGGGCACGCAACGTTTCCTATCCTAAAGAATTTGAGGCATCCAGAGTTGAGATGTCCCAACTTGTTGGTGTGCAGGAACTGCTTCGGGAAAAACGGTCGTCTTTGTATTCCAACCGTGAAACAAAAAGGCTGGTTGGTGGGATACATTTGTTGTCTCATGACTACAATATCGGAATTGTGGGTGATGTTATATTGGGATTCATCGGCCGACGTGCTGAACTCGTAGAGGAGTTCTATGATTTCTGTGACCAACATCCTATGTGCCGTGGGGTTGATGGTACTGACCCGCTGGCTCACCGGGTTGAGCAGAAGAAGCCGCGCCCTGAGCCTACCCGTCGCACCCCTGAACAGAAGGTGCAGCCGTCTAAGAGTTCCAACCTGCTGGCCATGCTGCTAAGGAACAAGAAATGACAATATCAAAACTGCCTCCAGCCGGGGGCTATCAACAACCGGGTGAATGGAAGTACCCCATTGACCTCAATATCGACTATCGCGCACCGGAGAACCGTGCCTATCTGCTCAAGGCTTGGGTGGAGGCGCTGTCCTATACCGAAGAGCACAACCAGCAGATGCGCCTGATGGACTATGCGGTGGAAGCGATAGAAGACATGCCTGCGCTTCAGAAGATCGAGCGCAAGATCTGGCTGTCGTTCCTGTGGGGTTGCTGCTACAACGCGATTGGGCCATGGACGATCTACAGTGAGTTCCCTGTACCACCACAGTCGCCTGAAGAGTTTCAGCGCTTCTGTGACTGGTACAACAAGAACTTCGACCGCATGCGCTTCGACACCGATTGTCGTTATCGCAAGTCTAAGATGATCCCTTGCGTTCAGTCCTATCTGGATTGGCTCAAAGGTCGCACCCAGATGGATGCATTCCGTGAAATGCTGGAATGTGGTGACCAAGCAACGCAGTTTGAGTCGCTATGGAACACAGCGATGTCCTGGAAATACTTCGGACGCCTGAGCGCCTGGAACTTCCTGGAAGCCTTGAACATGGTGTTCGGTAACATGTTTGGGGTTGATGTACCGGGGTTCATGCTGCGTGACCGCGAAGGCAGTGAGTCCAACCGCAACGGCGCTGCGTTCCTGTCCAACCGTGATGACTGGGTGACCAAGCACGGCAAGAAAAAGATCAACGGTTGCCCTATCACAGACGAGGAGTGCGACATCCTTGAGGTGAATCTGGAGCAGGCATTCCAGGAGTGCGTTGCCGAGTTTGGGCACATTACCTTCATCAACCGGCTGAACTTTGAGACATCCGGCGCATGCTGGCTCAAGAAGTTCTTCCGTGAGAAGAATACCCGTTACATTGGGTGGGATGCTGAACGTACCTGGGATGAGATCGACTACATGGAGCGGGAGTGGCCTCAGTACTCCTGTAAGCCATTGTGGGAAGCCCGCGCGCTTTGGCTACCAGATCACCTGCTTTGTGAGAAGGCACCCGCCGGGCACGTTCCAGGCGTCCAGAAGTGGAAGATGGATGTGTTCTTTAAGACCGGCCAGCCACTCCATATCTGGCACCTGCAACAGGGTACACGCTGGATGCCTAACGAGGCAGCTGAGCCAGCCGTCAAGCCGAAGTCTGTCAACCTGTTGAGCATGCTGGGAGGTAAGAAATGAGGCACTGGGAGTATGACGAGAACAGCCTGCGCCTGCGGGTAATTCGCCAGCGCATCAGTGATCCAAATGACAAGCGTACCCCGCGCCAGGTGATGGAGGATTTGGGTATTGATTATGAATCCCATATCCCCCTTGACCAATGGAACGAGCACGTGTTCACCGGCTGTACCGTTCGTGGGGTTCCCATCTGCCATATGTGGGTAGATCTGGACTACTGGTTGCCGGGCTTTGTAGAGATAATTGACTGCCCATAATTGAAGTCTTTTTCAATAAAGGGGTGCAGGCGATAATTCGTTTGTACCCTTTTTCTTTGGAGATTTGTCATGGCACAGCTATCAAAAATCATTCGTGACGTCTGTACGGTGGTGTCTCAGGTTCACAAAGCACCAGAACTGGCAGGAGGTCGACCAAACATCAGCTATTATGTCGACGGCCTGAGCACCATGAAGATCTATATCCGCTGGATGAACTGGAGCGTGATCGATGGTGAGATAGTTCAAAATTGCCCACGGTTCGTTATTGCCAACATCACTGTGTTTGAGCAAGGCCAGGGGATCTTCAGTTATCTGCTGGACTCGCTCAAACATGAATGTCGTATGCGCCAAGTCGGCCTGGAAGTGGAATGTGTGTTAGAGGCACGGTTCGCAGACTTCCTTCGTTGCCATAACTTCGTGTCTGACAAAGACGAAATGCCGGTGACTCTGAAGTGGGACAGCACCCCTGAACTAGAGCCGTTGACTGGGTGTGATGAAATCTATAGTGAGGTGGATGCGTCCGGTGTGTTCGATGCTATCAAAGAACGCCTGCGCCTGCGTGATAAAGAAATCCGTGTGGTGTTCGAATCTACACCATCCGGGCGTTCCGTTGGGGTTTGTGGCCGCAAAGTATCAGAAATCGTTTTTGATGAATTGACGTCTAATATGCAAGCCATCGGGCGGTCTTTACGCAAACCTGAGCCTGTGTTTGTAGATGCGCCATGTGAACCATGGAAAGAGAAACGCAACCGCAATGCAGGCTTCGCCAAAGCCCGGCGCGCGGCCAAGAAGTCCCGGAGGAGCCGCTGATGAGCTTTGAACTGACCGATGACATGACCGTCCTGGAAATGATGATTGAGTGTGAGGTTTATCAGATTAAACGCCTCCACAGCAAGAACACCAAGGACGGGGATTGGCCGTCTGAATCCGAGATTGAACAGGAAGCCAAGGACAGAATCAACGAAATGTCCAATGTTCAGTTGCTGGAGCAGATGCAGTTCGTTTTAGATGAGCGCAAAGAGCAGCGAGCCAAGCGCACCCAACAACCCCTCAATAAGGCAGAATCATGATCTGGTTTTTCTTTGTAATCCCGGTACTCGTGGCGGCATGCTGGTCACCCTATGCTCTGAAGGTAAATCCTCGTGAGCGTGGGACTGTGTTCAGTATTCTTGCCGTAGCTGTAGTGGTGGCGATGGGGCTTCAAGCCTTGTCATATGTTGTTGCCATTGATGCCTCATCTTCTGATGTCGAAATCCTGAACGGAAAAGTGCTCTCTAAGAGCCGAGAGCGCGTTAGCTGTGAGCACTCATATGAATGCAACTGCTATTACATAGAAACGTGCTCAGGGAGTGGTACAAGCCGCTCCTGCACCCGTACCCGGCACTGCTCAACCTGCTATGAGCATTCATATGACGTAGACTGGGATGTTCAGACCAGTGTTGGTACGATCACAATCAACCGTATAGACCGCCAGGGGTTGGGACAACCTCCTCGCTGGACCAATGTCGTACTGGGTGAACCTGTGTCACGCTCTCACTCATACAACAACTACCTATTGGGCAACCGTGACTCTCTGTTCGCCAAGAACAAGGAATACGGCGAGAAGTTCAAGGATATCATCCCGGAGTATCCTGAAGTATATGACTATTACCGTTACAACCGGGTGCTGAACCTTACTGGGGGCTACCTGCCAACCGTGTACTGGAACTCAGTCCTGAATGATGAGCTGAAGACCCTTGGGCCAGCGCGCCAGGTGAACATCATATTGGTGGTGTCCAAAGACCAGCCTGCTGAGTTGTTCAACGGTATCGTCTACAACTGGGCTGGCGGCAAGAAGAACGACGTCATCGTGGTCGTCAATATTGATGACGCTCAGAACATAACCTGGGTTCGGTCGACATCATTCGCGGATGGCATGGACAATATGGAGCTGCATCACCGCATTGAAGATAAGCTGGTCGGCCAAGGTATGGGTGTCGCTGTGCTCAAGGATATCACCAACGGCATTTCCGCCGGGTTCAACCGGGTGAGCATGGAGAAAATGGAATACCTGAAGTGGCGTCCGATGACTACCTGGGAAGCCGTGTGGGTTGCCTTCATAGGTGCGCTGTTGCCTCTGATTGCTGGCGTTATCATCACACGCCGCTATTGAAAACAAAACCGTTATAATCTTTTCACTATCAACCATGTAAGGAACCAAAATGAAGAACTTCTTTATCCCAGCCGCTGTAATCGCCATCATCATCCTGTGTGCTGGCGCGTACATCAGCATCAACAACGGCTTCGTGAACTCGGAAGAGCAGGTATCGGCGTTCAACAAGGACTCTGAGAACCACCTGAGCAACTACACTCTGAAGGTTCAAGAGGCGGCGCAGGTTCCGGCGATGTACAAGAAAGACCTGCAGGACGTGATCACTAAGACCTTCGAAGGCCGCTATGGTCCAGACGGTTCCAAGGCTGTCATGCAGTGGATCCAGGAGCAGAACATCCCATTGGACTCTTCCTTGTACAAAGAGATTCAGGTGATCATCAAATCAGGCCGTGACGAATTCCGCATCAGCCAGACCAAAAAGCTGGATGCTTGCCGGATCTACAAGCGTGACCTGCGGGCGTTCCCTGGCAATCTTGTGGCAAATATTGGCGGCTACCCTCACATCGACCTGGAAGCAACCTGTCGTATCGTGAGCGATGCCAACACCCAGGCTGCGTTTGCGGCCGGTACTCAGACGGCGATCAAAATCGGGGGCTGATATGAAACCTGCAGTGTTCATCGGCGGTGCAACAGTCATCGTCGGTAAGAAGACCAAATCCTTCGTGGAGCTGGCGCAAGATTTCCAGAATAGCAATGGCCATTACAAAAGTGGCGACGTCCTGGAAACCTCCGAAGTCCTGCGCCACAGTCAGGGGTTTGTAGAAACCCGCAACACAGTCTACGTGTTGGTGGACAAACCGGGGACAGCTGCGGGTGGCATTGAGGTGCTCAACGTCTACGAGGACAAGGCACCCTAAATAATAACTCACTAGCAATAGGAGTTTTATCATGTCTGAGTTCCTCGTGTACGGTCTGGGTGGCGTCATTATCGGTTTCATCGCTGGCGCCCTGGTGTTCCGCAAGCACCAGAAAGACCTGGAAGTCTATGTTCAGAAAGGCCAGGAAATCCTGGACAAAGTTGAGACCAAACTCAACGATCTGAAGAAATAATCCAAGCCCCCTCGGGGGCTTATTGAATTGAGGTGTGTATGTCTGTAGAGAAACTGGTAAGCCCTATTCTGCTGGCCAAGATCATTCAAGAGTTCCGCTCCCACATCGCAGTGAAAGGTGTGCTGGCGTCTGACTTCAAAAAGCTGGAAATCACCGACATCGAATACGAAGCCCTGGGCACCAAGTATTTCTTCGAAATCGATTATGAAGTGCTGATCCCTGGCGTGGCTACGTCGTCTGTTCTCGACCTCGGTCACGTTCGCCCGCAAGCGCCGCGAATCGACAAGCACGAGTATTCAGGTTTCCTGCGTGAGTATGTCGACCTGGATGACCCTGAGCGTAACAAGTTCGAGGTCATGTTTGTCAACAAAAACCGCCCTGGCCAAGATGTCACTGACTACTAATCTGAACTCAAAGCCCCTGCGGGGGCTTTTTCAATAGAACCCTTCTCCGCGTATAATACCCTGGTATCCCAATAAACCACAGGAACTGTATTATGCGTCAGCAGCAGAAAGAACATTTCACAAAGCAATCGTCATCCATATCCGGTCAGGCTTACAACGTTGAGCTGTCCGCCAAACTGTTTGAAACGGTCTACGGCAACATGTACCGCTACAAAGAGGCTGCAGTCACCCGTGAGCTGTTGTGCAACATGATAGATGCCCATGAGATGCGTGACCGCTTCTACCGCACCATCCCTGGCTATTATACTTCAGTACTGAGCATCCCTCAGGCACGTGTCAGCAAGTACCTGGCACCAAAGGGAACCAAACCTGTAGTTCACCTGCCTGATGATCTTGAGCCATGGTTAGAGATGCGAGATTACGGCATCGGCCTGTCCCTGGAACAAATCGTCGGTGAAGCCATTCCGGCTGACATCGATGAGGTGTTGATCCAGGGCAACATGATCGTCAAAGAAGACTCTATCCCAGAAGGGGCAACCATCATTGGCGAGCCGGGCTACTACGAAGGCAACCTGGTCTTCCGCAGCCCGGAGAACAACGAGATCATCCGTGGGCCAGGGCTGTACACCACGTTGTTCCGCAGTACCAAATCCGAAGATGACGACATGATCGGTTCGTTCGGCCTGGGTTCAAAATCTCCTTTCGCTGTGACCGACACGTTCACGGTGGAGTCTCGCTATGAGGGTAAGGTTCACCGCTTCCTGATGTACCTGAACTCCAACCGTATCCCGTGCTGTGATATGGTGACCAAAGACCTGGAGACCCGCGATCCCAAGCCGGACACCACCGATGAGTACAACGGCCTGACGGTTCGTGTGCCTATCAAGAACTCTGAATATGGTCGCTTTGCAGCAGAACTGAAGCGCATCGGTATGGTGATGGAAGAGTCCGCGTGGCCTGAAGTTGAAAACGATCGTCACTTCGGTGGGTTCACTGGTATTGACCGCAGCAACAGGATCAACAACACCTACATCCAGGCGGACAAGAACGGAACTCACTTCGCTGTAATGGGCGGCGTGTCGTATCCGATTGACACCAACCAGTTACCCCCTCACCTGGCCAACATCCTGAGCCGGTTCCCGACGACGTACACGTTCTTTGGTATCGGTGAGCTGAACGTGCCTCCATCTCGTGAAGACTTGGACTATGGTGAATACACGCGCGCTGCGCTGGAGAAGTCCCTGGAAGAGCTGCGTGACCGTGTTGTGGGTGAAGCCATCAATGACGTCATGGAAGCGAACCGCAATGGTCCTCTGTTCGCGTATTACACCAAGATGCGCTTCAAGGACACTTATGGCGATACGTTCTTGACTATTCTCAACGAGCGTGTACCGGCTGACCCGCGCTTCAACGCCAAAGGTCAATTCTATCGCCCAGGGTATGAGCCGAAGGTCAACAGAAAGTATGTTGAGAGCCTGGAGAAATACCCGACCCTCATCGGCGACAAGGACAGCTTCTACCGTGTCCAGCACTTCAATACATGGCAGCGCGACGAGAATTACAACATGAATATCGTGGACTTCCATAAGAAGACCCCGAACATTGTTATCATGGATGATCCTCGGGCGTTCACCCAGAAGTGTAAGACCCTGGCCAACCGCACCCTGAACGATGTTATCCTGATCATTCCTGACGCGGATATGATCAAGCATCGTAACAGCAAGCTGGGCAAGCTGTACCTCAACGCCAACGAGATGCGAGCGCGCATCCGTAAGTGGGCTGGCACCAGTAAGGACATGGACTACATGGCCTTTGCCGACGCCTTTGCTGAGCACTTTGATCAAATCGTCGATGCTGGATCTATCAAGTTCACAAGCGAGCTGGAATATGACCGCCTGGTGGTAGATGGCAACCTGGGCATCATGCGGGTTCAGTTCACCAAAGGCCGCTATGGCAGCAAGACCTTTGAGGGTTGTGAACTCAAATCTGATGCCATCAGCCGTATTGCCGATGCCGGTAAGCGTATGGTCTACGTTGAGCTGTCAGGTCACAACGTCATCTCCGAATACAACGGTGAGGTCATGGACGCAGATGACGTCCACTATATGTGGGGCTATATGAAGCAGATGGAATCCCTGCGCTCTCCAGTGCCTGAGGGTGAGCGGCGCGCACAACCTTGGTACAAAGATATCGGCCTCGACGAAAGCCTGTACCTCGTTCGCCGCAAAGCCGTTCCGTTCCTGAAGCGCAACAGCGAATATTTCGTGTCTATCACAGAAGTCATCGACGAATTCCGCAAGGAGTTCAACGATATGTTCCAGGCTGTTGCCCTGGAATGGTTCGCTGAGCAAGGTAGCTCCATCCAGAACACCATCGGACGTTTGGAATATTACCAGTGGATCGCTCAGCAGTTGAAGGACGACAAGCTGTATTCAAAATACAACACTCTGCAGCAGAAGTTCATGTCGTCTGTTGTGTCCGCCAAGAACTGTGGTGCTGCTCGAACCCAACTTATTGAAGGTCGTGAGGTTTATTACCAGAACAACAAGTCGGCGATGACCAACTTCAATGAAAAATTTGAAGCGTACAAACCGAGTAAAGAAGATGACCCATATGGTGCTCTGACGTATCAAGACCTGTGCAGTCAGTTCTACAACATCACAGAACGATTAGCTAATCACCTGGGCATTGATGACGACTACCTGAAGCCTCCGACTCGGGGAAACCGCAAGTCTCGCGGCCGGGTTGGCAACAACCGGAAGGAAGAAGTTAGAGCCGCGATCGAGCGTCATTTGATAGCTCAATACGTGGCGGCGAGTTATAAACCTGCTATGGGCAATAAGTTGCTGGGCAAATCCCAGTTCATGAAAACCTTGCTGGCCGAAATCACGCCCGGCCAATAA